CCCGCATGCCCTTCGGCTGTTAAAAAACTTAATAACAAATATCGGTGAGAAAATAATTTTTGCCAAATAAACGAATTCCATTTCTCCTAAATATTCCGAATTCTCCGCAACAGTTCTCTTTTTTCAGTGCGTTTTTTTCAGTCGGACAAGTCAGTAAGGAAATTTCATTCCGCTTTATAATAAAATCCGCTCCATTTCGCTCTCATATTTCTCATTTATAATTATTATTCACTATTACCTATATTGTAGAATACAACTGTATGTACAACTGTATTCTACAAAATTTGTACTCTACAACTGTATGTACAACTGTATTCTACAAATCCCCAACAACAAATATAAAATATTTTGTTACCATTACGCTCACAATTTTATATTCTATCTACCTTAATTACGCCAACACCCTTTCTCTCTAATCCCGCCAAATTATTTATCTTTCTTTGCCCTCCTCGCATACTATCTATCAAATAATACTCTCCGTTCACTACTCTCACACACCAAGTATGCCCCATATTATATACTATATATCCAATAGTTCCCTTTTCACAGTGCTTAATTTTTTTAGGTCGATAAAAATCATAATGATCCATTTTTATTTTTATTCCTTTCTTTTCCAATATATATCCAAAAATATTGTCTGTTAATCCATTATTATAAAACATATGTCCGTTTCTTGATGATCCAGGCGAAAAATGATTCCTTCTATCAAATTCATCACAATATTTATTGAATTCTGAGAGAGAAATGAATTCTCGACCAATCATATTATTTAACGCATGACATCTACAATAACTACCTTTTTGTCGTTGATGAAACATTTACACTTATTATGGTCTTATATTTTATATTTTGCTAAAATTTTGTCGGTTAATATAGGACCAACCCAATTACAGTCAGGGCAAAAATTATTTTCTCACCGATATTTGTTATTAAGTTTTTTAACAGCCCGAAGGGCATGCGGCAAAGCCGCTGTTAAAAAACTTATCTCTCTATTTTATATAATTATGTCACAATCTGTTAACAATTGGTCTAATAAACGCCCTAGATCTTTCTATCCAAAATGTGTCAAACTCTTTGGAAAACCTACTTTCACAGCTAACGTGCGTCACGGATACGCACTCTGGAAAACAAAAGGTCTCTTTACACAACATCTTCTTATTGATGAAGAAATAAAACACTGTGTACCCAGACATCATCACGATTACTTTTATAGCAGTATTAAATTTTTTGTTCCAAAAAATAAACTTTGCGACGTTCTCAAAATATCTGGATCTCTCAATTATGATGGTCTTAAAAAGGAATTAACAGCACGTTGCGCGTCTCTTGGAGCTAATTACGCTACTCTTTATTTAGGTATGCTCGTCGCTTCTGGTAAAATGTCTATTTCGCAAGTGAAATCAAAAGATATGTACCCACGAATGATAAGGGGTGAAGTGATTCCTCACAAGGATATGGCAAAGAAAATGATGGCATTGAAGAGAGAAAATAACACAAAATATGCTAAGGAACTCGATTATGAATATGCTACCTACGCATTTGACAAATGTTATAAAAAAACTAAAACACAAAAACGTAAGTCTGCTTCATCTAAGAAAAAAACACGCAAACACAATTAATTTTCAAGGAGTTCCAAACATTCCCCAGGAGTTAATCTTAATCTCACATCATTCTCCAAGAGAGAAACTATCAATATATCCAAATTATCCTTTACTCTTCTATTAAAATTCCAATTACAACATTGAATAGCTTTATTATCCTGGAAGACTTCTCTCAAAAAATATAATACACGCCCAAAACAATAACTGTCGACCTTATAAATTAACTCTGGTTCTCTCTTCACTATTATTTCACCATCTTCTTTATCAAAATCATTCGCTCTTATCTTTGGCAACCATCTATTCGGTTTCTCAAAATCAAAATGTCTTGGAAAATAACCTGGCGTACCGCGTGGAGAATCTATATACTCTTCAAATGGATATTTTTGAGTAAATCCAAAATCTATTATTTTAAATTGCTTTGTCTCTCTATTCACCATTATATTTTCTGGTTTTATATCCAAATGAGCCAACTCTTTCTGATGAAGAAAGTTTAATCCTCTCAAAATATGTCTAGCAAATCTAACTATATCCTTGTACGATTTCCAAAATAAATTATTACTCTTAATTCCCATCTCATCAATTATATCTAGCATATCATTGTCACCAGCATGATCTATATTAAAACAATGTAAATTATTATCAAATATATTCATATTTTCATACATAACTAGTCTACTTAGATAAAAATGAAACGGGTCACTCTTCTTTATCTCTATAATCTCTCTATACGGAATAGTATAATATTTGTCATAATCCTTGATTTCTCTCACTTTATCTAAATGTTTCAACTCATTATGATTTGATAATAATTTTGTTACTTTTAATAACGTACCTTTTTTTGTAGTAAAAAAATTACTATAATGTTTCTCTCCTAAAATTACTGAACAACTTCCTGTTTTTAATAAATCATAACTCATTACTTATTATTATTAATCACTTTAATTTATTACAAAAATTATAATAATTAATTAACGACAATCTGATAACCTCATCAAAATTTGGGCTGCGTCATACATCTCTTGGCGATGATTTTCAGGAACATCCAGCTTATCAAATACCTTCCCAACTGAACGTGTAATAGGCAGCATAATATATATCTTATTATGACGTCTATTAATTATAATTCAATTATTTACTTTCTTTTACGCATGGATTTAGATCCTGTTTTTTTACCACGTCTGGTTTTTCTCTTCTTCATTCCTTTCTTATGCTTCTTCGTTTTGCGTTTCTTACCTCCCATTGCGTTTTCGAAAGCGTGCTTTGTAAGAGCTTCCTTTTTTTTATACTCTTCTTCTCCTCTCTCACCCGCACGCCTAAGCTCTTCATCATTACCTTGCATAAAGTTTCTATATAATCTCATCATTTCAGGTTTATGAAAAGCCTGACGAACCTTTTCTTTATCAAATCTGTATTCCTCACCCGCACGCCTAAGCTCTTCATCATTACCTTGCTCTAAATCGAACATACTTTTTCTGTATCTAATTTGTTCGTCTGCTAATCTAGCTTTTTTCTCTTTTGGAACAAACGGATTTGCGTTGGGGTCCATTATAAATTATAATAATATTATTATAATTCAATGATTAAAAAACCATTTGGTTGGCGCAATTACTCATTCCTAGATAAACTTAAATGGTATACCGAATACAACAAAGATAAGAAGGAACTCTACTCTGATAAATACAAAATAAAATCCATCATAGAGAGAATGAATATACCCAATTTATATTACGCAAAACTTGTTTCACACGTATATCCCCTTAATGTTTCCACTAAACTCAAAGTTGGTGTGCCTTTTCAACACGAACTATTCAAAAAAGACCAACGCATTGACGCTATTTTAAGTAAAAATATAAATAGTAATACATTTTTTAGCCAAGATGAAATACTCTATCTTCTCTCCTCTCATTATAATATAAATCCTATTACTGATGATTTTCAACCAGAAAAAAGCTACGTTATCAAATTAAATTTGTCTTGGAACACCATGATCATTGTTAAAAATAATCGTATCATCAAAATATGTTACGGAAACCACACATTTCCTAACTATCAAGAATATTTCTCAGAATGGAGAGATATATGCCTTTATCATTATCGTAAAAAAACGCCTCCACGCTTCTTAGCAGAAGAATTTCTTGATTTTAATCTACCTGTTTATGAAATATACTGTATTCACGGCCAACCACACATCCTTTCTCTCTACCTTGAATCCGATGAATCCTTCGAAAGCAATTATATCATTAAAAAAACACCAAACTCATCATATTCATTTGAATTCCTACCAGGAAAACAACTTATGCCTAACACAATACCCCTTATTTTCTCATTAAACACCAAAATCGCACAACAAGCTAGTCAAATCGCTACCCATTTCGCAAAAGAATTCGAATTCGTTCGTGTCGATTTTTACCACCATGATAACAAAGTTTATTTCAGTGAATGTACCTTCACACCCGGTGCCCTCAAAAAAATTAAATGGAATTCCATCGGAAAACACCTTTCATCTTTCTGGTTGTAAGTCACAGTTGTATATACAATTGTATTCTACAATTCCAAAATCAATATAGAGAGAGAACAGTGTAAATTATTTATACACGATGACAGAATTTCGCCTTACTAATGAGCGAGCGATTGCCTTTTTCAATAAACATCCGCATCTCGATTTTAATGTATTGAACGGAATTTTTGTTGATATTATGGATAATTTAATCCAAAATATGTCTGATTCCGTAGAAAGCAATCATAATACGGAACTCCTGGTTGGTCTCACTAAACGCCTAGAAACAATGGAATCTTCCTTTATTAAACATAATGAAAGTGTATCTAATATGGTATCCCGTCTTAATGAACAATTCTCTACGATGGTTGTTTCACATCTGGAAAGTATGCTGGCACATATGCGCGATACAATCAAGTCCAATAATGGTGATTCAGAGAGAAATATTCTCCAACGTATCCAAGAAAATAATCAACTCTTTCTCTCTAAAATCGATACCCTCTCTAAGGACGACGCAGTGCGCGATTTCTTCGCAGGAGAGATGAATAAAATGAATACACAGATAAAAGAAGAAACCGAGAAGCTTATGGGAACTGTTCAACGCAGTGATTCAAATGAACTGGTTAAACAAGTAAATGATGTCATTCTCTCTCAGTACAGAGAACTTGATAGTAATTTTAAGGCACGTATTGATTCCTTTTTCGCTTCACAATCTTCAACACAAGGTTCGGCATTCACTGAAATTATGAATAGACTAGAGAAAACTACCTCCGCCGTGGACGTCGTTGGCGACTACTTTCAACGCCAGATTGGTTCCACTAATAAAGGAAAACATGGCGAGACTAAATTAGAGCTTATTCTCTCTGAACTATTCCCGTCTGCTAGTATCCAAAACACAGCTGGTATGACCGCAATGGGTGATTTTATTGTTGAACGCGTAGATAAATCCAAGATTCTTATTGATACAAAGGATTACGACACTGTTGTCCCCATCAAAGAAGTCGACAAAATCATCCGTGACGTGGAGAAGAACAATTGTCACGGTATTCTCATCTCCCAAAAAACAGGCATCGCTCAGAAAAATGACTTCGAAATTAACGTACACAATCACAAAATACTCGTATTTATTCACTCCGCGAACTATGATGGTCATAAAATTCAACTCGCATTTTCTATTATCGATCACCTTGAACCCCACGTTTTAGCTAAAAACGATGAAGGAGAAACCATTTCCTCCGAATTACTCACACTTATTAATAAGGAATATCAGGAACTCGTTCGTCAAAAACTCAACCTCATCGAATGTGTTCGCAAATCACAAACAGATATTATTCAACAAATTCAGCGCATTGATTTACCAGCACTCACCAAGTATCTGGATAAAAAATTCGCCAACACTGGAAAGACTGGTCTTGGATGCGATATTTGTAATGTATTTATTGGCAAAAATCCAAAGTCGCTCGCTGCTCATCGTCGTCGTTGTCAAGTCTCTAAATCTAATGTTGTCGTTGAAACCGAAATTAACAAAAAAAATAATTCCTCTATTGAACACACCACTATTGAAACTTTTCTCTCTTCACCTTGAAAATAAAAATTAGTGTCACTATTTACTCATTTTACTCCTACATATTTTTCCAATGCGTTTAAAATAAAAATATATGGGCTTGGTATACAGACCCATTAATGTCCTATATTCGTTTACCTACCTATTATGAACACTCACAATGTGATTATTGTTTTACACCATATAAGCTTTACAATGTTAAATGGAATAAAAATAAGTTGCGCTGCGTATTAAACGATAACCGCAGTGTTATCTTTTACTCTAATGATAAGCCGCCTCTTCGTATTCTTTACTCAGACATTAAACGCATTGAAAAACGCGGATGGATGAAAATGGCTTTTATCTTAAAGCAAAACGAAATTGTTATTAAGAGTTTTAGAAAGAATACAATGTTCAATCAGCTTAAAAAATATTTTATATCCCAGTAATATTTAAAATTAATAATGATATATTATAAATATGTCATTATTAAACCGACAAATACTTTTCGTTCATATTAATAAATCATGTGGAGGAGTTATTACTAATAATTTTAAAAAAAATGGGCGTAATGAGATTATTAATTACCATAGAAATCTAAATGATATGTTAAATATAGCCAAAATTAGATATAATATTGATAAAGAATCCCTTACTATCTTTACTATCGTAAGAAATCCATGGGAAAGAATGTTATCTATGTACCTTTTTTACCATAAGAATAAAATGACATATCCAGAATTCTTTTCAGGTGATCAAACCGTCGATAACGATTTTAATAATTGGATCGAATTTATTTACTCATCCGATTTTGATCGTGACCGTATTCATAGCGCAATTAATATGTATAAATACTGCTTCTCCAATCAACTTAATTGGGTTAAGGACCATCATGGAAATGTAATTAAGGGTACTCATATCTTCAAAGTTGAAGAAACCGATATTGAAGACCTATTAAAAAATCAACTTGGATTACAAAATGTTGATACTAAAACACGCGTTCATCCAACTAGTCATGAACACTATTCAAACTATTATAACTCTAAATCCAAAGAACTTGTTGCTCAACACTATCATGATGACATTAAAACCTTTAAATATTCATTTACTAATTCGTAAATAAATTATTATACTTATTAATTACCTTATTTATTAATTCTAGTGTTTTTGAATTATTAATTATTGAACTATATAATCTATAATATTCCTTACTATTATCTATACTTTCAAAATCTACTGTATTATTTTTAACACGTAATAAGTTTTCTAACTTAATCTTCGCTTCTGGTAACTTCAAACATTTTAAAGGGAACCTAACCTTATACCCTACATATTCCAATAAAATTTTTAATACCTCAAACTCTTTCGTGTCATCGTCCATAAATGAAATTTCTCGTTCTAACGCCATCTTACTTACCATATTCTTTTTTTGAACTTGACTATTGTGTATTCTCTCCGATTTAAATATCGCATTTTTCAAACTTCGTGTCGCAATATGTACTAACGCATGTTCCTCATAAATTTTATTCACATCCTTGTATTCTACCGACCTAACTGAATTCATATTATTCTTGAAAGTTATAAGTTCTCCATTCCCATACATTCTATGACCTGTCTTCATTAATGGACAGTGTATATAAAGTGTTTGTAATTCACTCCTTTTAAAAATACACTTCATCCATACTTCCTTTCTTTTTTGCTCTATTGCATTTCCTACCTCCTTCTTATATTTCTTAATAATTTCAACAACTGATTGATTTACGTTATCAAACTTATGAATCCATAGCCAATTCATCGCTATCAAATTTATATTTGCCGTCGGATAACTATTTATTTTCTCTCTAACATAATCATGAATCTTCGTATATCTTTTATGAAGCAATAGAAATTCGTCAGAATCTACATGTAAAACCCAATCTATGTCACATGGTATCATTCCTTTATACGCATCTGGTAATTTATTTCCTAAATTTGGAACATTATACAACACAACACGGGTTCTATGCGATTCTTTTATATATCCATCAACAACATCATGGTATAAAATTATTATCTTATCAAAACCTAAATCTAAATAATGCTCTATAAAGGCATCCAAATAGATAAATTCATACACAAATCTTACAAAAACACAACACTTCATTTACTAAATAAGAGAGAAGTAAGTTTTAAATATTCTTCTTCACTACACATAATTACTGGCACCTTATGATGAATATTATTCATCAAAGAATCCATTCTAACCTTCTCAACAAGACAATTATCATTCGTATCAATAGCAACACCCCCTAATAACTTAAATATGTACGCCATTGGAACGGCTTCATATATTAACCTAATCTTTCCTTGAAAGGCATTCATATTCTCAGGATACATAAATATACCTCCACGCATTATAACTTGATGACAGTCTGCTACCATAGCTCCTGCCCATCGATGCGTATAACCATCGGCTCTATACCTGTCAATTAATTCTGTATATTTATTGTTCAAATCATTCAAAGCATTTATAGCCAATATTTTTTCATTCTTTGTATTTAATTCTGATAAGTAACACACAGTACTAAATACCTTATTTCTCTCATCCAACTGATACAAAACTACTTTATCATCTAGCGATGATACCATTATTGTTGCAGGACCATATAACGCATATCCTGCTTCTTCTATCGATAATATTTTATCAAGAACGACATCATAGTCGTATAACGCATAAATTGTACCCGCAGTCAAATTTGATAACACATTTTTTGAACCATCTAGCGGATCAAAAACTAATATTACCCCTCTATCGTTGATTCTCTCTTCAAACAATATCAACTCACTCTCCTCCTCAGAAACATACCCAATACACCCTTTTATTTGCTTCGCAGCATTAACCATTATATCATTTGAATGAATATCAATTGGCTTCTGTACATCATTAGAAATATTCATCTGTCCTAAATCATTACCTAACTCCATCTGATTTTTTTTACGCAATAATTCTGATATTTTTATGAAAGCGTTTTGTAATGCCATTAATCTAACCAATGAAAAAAATTTAATATTGATATAAATGATCAGAGAAGAGAGAAAATGACCAATCCGCACCATTCAAATCTACTAAATTACCCTTATCATCTAGTAATTTTACCTCGATACGCTCTATATCAACTGGACCAAAATAACGCCTCGTGTTAAATGTTAATGAATTCGCATTCTCAACTAAGACCTCACCAAATGTTAAATTTTGGGTTTTTACTGGAATTACTCCAAAAATATTACTTGGATTCGGTGGCATTAATTTCAGATTAGGATTATTTTTTCTATTTTTAATTATCTCATTTAATGAATACTGTTGAGCTTGGGTTATCGTGCGCGGTAAATCCTGTGTGAAAAATGGTGTCTTTACCGGCAAAGTCTCAGGTGGACAACCATTTATTTCAAGAGTATCATCAACACATGATGGTTGCGTTATAGATAATTCACCACCCACTGTCGATATGTTACCCTCTTTAAGATAATGTTTTGGAAAGTCCAACTTTGACTCTGTATCTTCTATCGTGACTAATCCTTTATTTACTCTATTATGCGTAAAATCATCCAAATATAAAAGCAAATATTTTGGTCCATTCAAATCTAGTGGGGCCTCTGCTACTATTTGTCCCGTAATACCATCCAATGTATAACACGCCTCGCGAAATCCTAGAATCCATCCTAGTGTATTATTAAAATAATTTGAATTCGAACAACTATTACATCCTACCATCCCCTCCGTTTGAAAAAAAATTATATCCGACCCTGGATTTCCCGTTAATGAAACTTTATTTGTAACTTCGCTATAAATCAGTGTTAACCCTACCCCTAAATTTGTTATTGCTGTTGCTAACGTTGTCGTATTGTAGTTTCCAGCAGGTATAGTGTTTACATTTCCTTCATACATAAAACAATTTGAACCCTCTGGGATATTATACCATGTATAAGGTATTTGAACAGAATATAGACGCAGTAACATTACCTTGTTTAAATTTTCTGATAAACTAGCAGAAAAATGTGAAGCATCCCAAATTCCGGCTGATGTATACGGCACAGATTTTAATGCTGGTACATTATTCACACGATACCGACTATCAATATTCACTAATTTTGTTGTCGTATTTCTCAATGTTGGATTCAATTCACCTTGGGCATAAGGCACTGGTCTACTTTGATTAATAGCCAATCTCTCTTGTTGAAGAGCTCCATCAAATTCTTGGACCTTGTTGTATCGTGATGTAATTTTTGAATTTTGAATCGCCTGTCCTTCCGTTAACGGATATTCATTCTCAAACCAGTTTGTCTGTGTCTGGTTTCTGTAAGACTCAATCAATTTCACTTTTGCCTCTTTTAAAAAATTTATCATATCTTCATTATTTTCTTCACTAAATTTTTGAATAGTTTCATTTATTTTTTCATCAATCATAACTGGGTCAAGACTTTTTATATCAAGTAAATCCATCAATTCAACGTCTGTATAATCTGCTACATCTAAATTATTATTGTCATTCTCTTTTTCCATACGCTTATATTTATTATAGAAAATTGATTTAAGTTTGTTTCATAAACTCTGCTTACATATACCCAATCACTATGTCTGCGTCTTGCGAAAACGTTAAAATTGCTGGCGGAGGCTCAAAAGATGATATGCCACTAGTTATCCCTGTCAGTGAACTTGATATGAGTCCCGAATCTGATGAAGAGGAAGAAGAAGACGATTCTTGTTTCGTTTGCTGTGAAAAGTTCAACAAGAGCACGAGGGCACCCATCAAGTGCGAGAAACCCGATTGTGGTTACACAGCGTGTAAAACTTGTGTCCGTAATTACCTACTCAATACACCCCAGGACCCCCATTGTATGCAGTGTAATACCGCTTGGAACCAACAGTTTATGGTCAAACACCTTAACAAATCTTTCGTCACAGGTAATTACAATGATCACCGCAAAAAGCAATTGCTTGAACGTGAACTGAGTAAAATGCCTGAAACTATGGCTTTCGCATCCGACTGGAAAGAGGCAGAACGCATTGAAAAGGAAGATGTACAAGCAGTTAATGCGAAGCTTTCCGAAATACGTAAAGAATGGCGCACACTAGAAGAAGAACGAAGAAAGCTTAATAGGAGAGCATATATCCTGAGATCTGGGGATAATACTGATGGTAAAAAGGAAACTCGCAAATTTATGTTCCCCTGTCCTGACGAAGATTGTCGTGGTTTCCTATCATCCGCTTACAAATGTGAATTGTGTGCTAATTATACTTGTCATAACTGTTTTGAGATTGTCGGCAAGACACGTGATCCCCCTGGTCACGAATGCGACCCCGATATGGTGAAAACCGCAGAAATGATCAAGAAGACCACTCGCGGTTGTCCTCAGTGCGGTGAACGCATTGCTAAATCATCTGGATGCGACCAAATGTGGTGTATCAAGTGTCATACCGCTTTCAGTTTCAAAACTGGCGCCATCGATAATGGTGTTGTTCATAATCCACATTATTTCCAGTACAAGAGAGAAAATGGTGGCGTGCCGCGAAATCCTGGTGATGTAGTTTGTGGTGGCGTTCCACAAGATGCTTGGCGTGTTCGCAACAGACTTCGTCAAATTCTGCGTATTCCATATGATGAAGCTCATACGGTTTGTTCATCCTGCACAGAAATCAAACTTCCAGCACAACATTATTCTGAATTTGGTGTTGTTCGTTCAAGTGATAAAAATACGTGTCGCGATTATCATGATGGTATTGGTAGAAAGTATGTGGTACTTGTGGAATCCATTGCTCATATTACCCACCGTGAACTTGAAGCAACCCGTCACGAAATTCGTACATTGGCTGACACGCGCATGCTACGTGTTCAGTATCTACTCGGCGATGAAGACAAAGAATCGATGACAGAAACACTTATTGCCTTAGATAGACGCCGACGTAAACATCAAGAACTTGTCCATATTTATGAGCTTGTCAGTGCCGTTGGTATTGAACTCATCAACCAACTCCGAACCATCGCACTTGATACTTCACTCAGTAAAGAACATCTGTGTCAACAAATGACAAAAAAATTCGAAGAAGTAGACCGCTTTGTCAAATACATTAACGTTCAGTTCAAGATTATTGGCGTGACATTCAGTATTAAAATATGGCAGATTAGTCCCATCTCATACTCAATCAAGAAGTATAAGTTTAATCAACGCGATCTGAAAACAACTGCTTAAATGCTTCCAAATCATCTTTCGTATATCGAATAAATGGCACATGCTGAATCCCCTGTCCTCGTTTCAAATGCCCCTTCCCCTTGAATACTACCCTTTCCATTTTTTCTATCAATACCATTTCTTCACGTGTAAAATCACTTCGTGGTATATACCGCTTTCCCATATAGACAAAGCGATTGTAGTTCTGGTCTGTGTATATTCTATATCCTTTATCCATCTTTATAAAATTATGAATTATACTTACACCCATAATTTTATTCAATTCTATATTTGCCTCCATTACGAATACATTCGTCTTCAATGGCACTGTTTCCGCTATTCGCAACGGTACTCCATATATTACACCCTTTATCCCTTGCTTCTCTCTATAATTTTGTAATTCATCCCATGTTTTATTATTAAACCGTGTCAGCATTATTCGCGACATACTTACGGCTGGTTTTACTACTTTATTCTAATGCTTCTTTCTTATAATCAATTTTTCTTAAAAATTTTATTAAAAATAAATCATCGTGTACTGTCATAGCAAGTGCTATCGCATATATTCCCCGCACTAAGTAAAACATCTCTAATCCACCTAATAAAAAATAACTCTGTGTAGCCCAGTTTACTGTACAACTCGTAATATACATATACAACGCAGCTTCGTTCACATAATGCTCTATCATCGGATATGGTGAAAAACGAATGGCTAAACGCATATTTACTAAAAACGCTGCCGCACTGTATATACAATACAAGGCAATCGCTCTACACGCCCCTTGATTCATATCAAAATTCGACATATAGCAATAATAATAAAACAACTGGACAACTATATGATGAATTAATGTACTCTGATGACAATTTTGATTATAAATAAGCGCGGAAGCGTCGGTAGCTGTGTATACAGCACCAATCCAGTCTAGTTCATTAAATGATAACGCCTCTGGGTAATACATCAATCCATAAATAAATTTGCCGCCTGGTATACATAAACTCGCTAATGCTACTGATTTAACAGCATTTACAATGCGATATTTACGGGTTACAATATTACCACTCTCTGGAAAATACTGGGGGAGATATTTCTCTAGTCCTACATAAGTTCCATAGAAAGTTCCTGTTGAAATTACATAATTCCACATCAGATAATTAAATATTACAAAGATAAATATTTTGAACGCGGTAACTTTATATCTATATCCGATCCAAATACTTTTCTCTCTTCCTCCGTCATTTTTAACACATTTGGTAAAAGTGAAAACACATATTTTTCCAAATATTTCATTCTATAACGCGTCGAATCCCAAAGATAAAAAACCAACGACGAAGAGAGAAATTTATCAAGTACATTTAGTTCTTCTAAGTTATCAGAGAGAAATACATACTTATCACGGTTTGAAATTCCATATTCTCCCTTAGCATCTACATATGGAAATCCATACATTCCGTGAGCTAAAACCAGCTTCTTTTTGCCGTGAAAAACACACGGCTTATTACTATATTCTATTACTAATTCTGGTTGTATTTTATCTTTCAATATACATGTTTTAATATTTGGATATGAATAATCCTTACTCTTTTGTGTTGACAAGTTAATCTGTTTTCCTGGTAAGTTCGTTTTCTTAACACAACCTAGACTACCGTATTTATCAACATACGGCATTAATTTCTTAACAATATAAGCACAGGCAACAGGTAATATATTTTCTGAACGCAGTGGATAATCCACATATGATTTTACATCATTATCATAGAGTAGAACCTTTTTTTCAGTGCTCTTTTTTTCCATTAAAAAGTAGCAAGAAGGCGTTTGTGCGTGACCTTTGAATACCTTATTCATTTCCGTATTCGTCAAACAGTGCAGTTTGTGGATTTTATACTGATTCATATAAAAATACATACCCTCCTTATCCTTTTTCATCCAAATCGATGGCACTACAAACAGCAATAATCCATTGGGAGAGAGAAGAGACATCGATTTCTTAATAAATTGTGACCATATTGTTTTACCATCCATCTTCTTACTCTTTTCGCTATTTGTTGGTACCTTTTTCAATCCACCTGAATTAAAAGGCGGATTACCTATCACTATATCAAAATCGGGTAATTCATTATTATTATTGTCTATTGTTAAAAAATCCTTACTTATTAGGTTTAATTCCGTAGAACCAAATGCCTTTTGAATTGTTGTTGCATGTGTAGGATTCAATTCTATCATCCAAATCATATTTGAAAGGATGTGTTCTCTCCTTTTTTCTGGATTATTAAATAAATTTTCAAGAGACTTCATCAATCTATCATAGAGAAAAAGAGAGAAAAACCCCTTCCCAGCACCGGGATCTAACCATTTTCTCTCTGGATCAGTAAAAATATCCTCGGGGAGTAATTCAAACATTCTCTCAATAAATGAATAAGGTGTATGAACCTCACCAAAATTTTGTTTATTTTCTAGAACTATACTTAGGTCTTGTTTTTCTAATGAAACCATATAAATAAACAACGGTATAAATAGTCATATAATTCCGCAATAATGAAGACAATGATGATGATGTCTATGTTGTTTTTCGCTGGTGTAATGAGTGTGCCAATGTATGATGATGATGATGATGTTGTTGTTTATGATGAATATTTTTATGATGATTTTGTACCAGAATGTGAGTATTCTTCTACCAACTGTACACAATGTAAAGATGTTGTAGATCGTTTGAAGAATGAAACTGGAACACTTGTTAAGATTGTTAATGATATCGACCTTGTATGTAAGAGAATTTATGGACCCGCAGCCAAAGAATGTGTCAATGTGACATCCATTTTGAAAAAGGAGTTGGAACAGTTGGAAAAAAGTAACGCAACCGCATTATGTAAGCAATGGCATTATTGTTAGAAAATTGATTTAAACAAGATAATATAAATAAATCTAATATTTACATTATCGATATGACAAGCAATATGAGCATTTACATTCCCAGCGTTGCTCCTTCTACCACTGATAAGGACATTACGGATGTCTTTTATAATCTTTGGCTGGGCCAGGTTTCGCGCGTCGATTTTGTGGAACGTGAAGATTCCTATAATTTTATGGCTTTCGTTCATTTTGACCATTGGTATGATCATGCCAATGCCTATTATCTTCAAAAGCGTATTGTAGAGCATGGTCAGTCACGTATTGTCTATAACGACCCCCACTATTGGATCGTGATGAAAAATGCTAATCCACGAAGCGAAGCCGAGGTGGAATTGGAGCGTCGCATCAAAATCCTCGAACATAACGTTTTTGACCTTCAAAAGCAGAATGAATTTATGATGACCGTTATTGAATCGCAGTCACGCAAGTTTATGGATAATGGTATTACTACAAATCAGGTAAAGAATTGTCTTGATTGCTTGACTGAGATTCCAATTTCCGATAGCGATTGTCCAGCGTGTGAGAGCATGCCTGATTTGGAGCCTCCACGTGCTGTTACTCCACCTCAACGCCCACGCACTCCTGAGGAGGAAGATGCTGACGCACTCGCCCTTACTGGTGCTCTTAGTCAAACTGCTTACAAGTCAGCGCCTCGTGATTCTGTGAGCGAACATAGTGATGTAAAAGATCCTCTATTTGACGATGAACCTTATAGAAATGATACTGCTATTGTTGAACCTTCTCAGCCAACAAGTTCAGGTTGGTTGTGGTGGTAATAAACATATAGCATATCTAATACACTAGTTCCCATATAACCAATAGCAAGTAAATATACATCGCGAATGATTAAAGTTTTTTCTTCCAAAAATTCTTCAAAATAAATATAACCAATTGCCGCCAATGTAATACCAATACGTATTAATATTTTTCTATCACTTATATCTTCTGGAATCATCTTATTCTCATAAATTATGAATAATCCGAATAGCAGTATTCTCACTATTTCCAAATTAGATATTGAACTGAATATTTCACTGTATCCACTGCCTAATAAGTAATACATAAAAAAAGCGAAAGTTAAAGCATTAAATAAATAATAAAATTTAACACTGTTTCCTTCGCCATCTTCCATTTGTCCCTCAGCACACATTACATAAATACAAGTTAATGTGGTCATTAATGTGAAAGCCTTATCCTGTGTAAATAAATACACTGACAAAATTACAATACTTAATTGTGCTACGTTTACTATTGGCTCTGTGAATAATTTCATATCATAATGGTCATCGATAATTTTTAATAATGAGCCAATAACAATAATCAGTCTTGAATTAAGATTCATCTATATATTATTTTTATTATAATAATAATATAAACTCTTGATTTATACTATACAATACAATGTTGGAACAACAGTATCTCTCAATAAGTAAATCATTAAAATCTAACTCGCGCACTTTTGGACCACGTCTTTATTGTCGTCGTCTAGATGACATAATTGGCGGCAATGGCGATGCTGACAAGATATACAATAGCGATTTTGCCAAGAAGGTTGTTGAAGTCATCTATAATTGTTCTCCTGCCGAATATTATGAACATACAATGTCGGAATATAATACAAAAATCACAAAGCGAGGAGCATTAGTGGCGTACTCAGGTGTTAAAACAGGGCGTTCACCATTAGATCGTCGTATTGTTAAATCTGACAAATATGATGATGATATATGGTGCGCTGAACCCGCTAAAATATCCGATAATGTATTTTTCACCAATAAAGAAACTGCTATTGGTTATTTGAATCAATTGAATAAAATTTATGTATTTGATGGTTATGCTTGTTGGCATCCTGAACATAAAGTCAAAGTCAGAGTTATTTCTTCAAGAGCATATCACTGCCTTTTTATGTATAATATGCTAATTCGTCCCACCGAAGATGAACTCAAAGAATTTGGTGACCCTGAGATTACCATTTACAATGCGGGTTGCTTTCCTTGTAATCGTTATACTGAAAGCATGACTTCTTCCACTTCCGTTAATTTAAATTTAGAGACAAAGGAAATCGTCATTTTAGGAACACAATATGCCGGTGAAATGAAAAAAGGAGTTTTCGCAATGATGAACTTTTTTATGCCTTTAAAAGGGATTCTTTCGCTTCATTCCAGTTGTAATATATCCAAAGACGAACAAAATATTGCCCTTTTTTTCGGTTTATCTGGAACAGGAAAAACTACCTTATCCGCTGATCCAGAGAGAAAACTCATCGGGGATGACGAACACTGTTGGGATGATAATGGAGTATTCAATATAGAAGGCGGATGCTACGCCAAGTGTATTAATCTTCGGGCTGACAAGGAACCAGATATTTTCAATGCCATACGGTTTGGTGCCCTTTTCGAAAATGTTATGCTTGGAGAGCACTCCCGTGAAGTTGATTTCACTGATGCCACTATCACCGAAAATATTCGTCTCTCTTACCCCATTAACTTTATAAATAATGCCCATATACCGTGTATTGCTGGACACCCTAATAATATAATATTATTAACTTGCGACGCCTTCGGTGTTCTACCTATGGTATGTAAACTTAATGAGGAACAGGCTATGTATCATTTTATAAGTGGTTACACCTCCAAGGCACCTGGTACGGAGGATGGTGTTGATGAACCCGAAGCAGTATTTTCAGCTTGTTACGGCGAAGCATTCTTACTTCTTCATCCAACAAAATACGCAAAGCTTTTGGCAGAAAAATTAGTTAAACATAATGCCCATTGCTGGTTGGTCAATACTGGCTGGGTTGGTGGAAAATATGGAGTTGGAAAACGTTGCGATATCAATATTACAAGAGAAATTGTCAGCTCCATTCATGACGGTTCTCTCCTAAGTGAAGAATTTAGTGACTTTAATTTACTTGATATGAATATGCGTACTCCTACAAAATACACACACCCTCGCAATCTATGGAAAGATAAACAAGAATATGATTCCACTCTATCAAAATTAGAAAAATTATTTACCAATAACTATAAAAAATATGAATAAATAAATATATACAGAGAGAAATGGTTGAAAAAGCCGTAATTATTCCTATGTTCGGTAATAAAAATAAATCAGAAGTTATGTTCTTACTCTTCCAACGCATTGGTGACAACGGTGTTTGGTCTGGATTAAAAGATGATATTGAATGCGAATATGATAGTTATGAAAACGCTATTGATTTCCTTTTAGAGGCTACTAAGGGAACTATTGGTGAAAAAAAAATATTGATGGAAACTAAACCATTTTATACTGTTAAACTGAAAAATAACAGAACTTATAAAGAAAATATTTACTTCATTGTTAAAATGGATTTATGTGAAAAATATGTCAATTACTTAAATAATTCTTTACGACGTGATAGACCTACACACAAAGATGACTTAAAACAAGTGAAGGGTTTTACAATTGGTGAAATTATCTCTCTTAGTCCCGATAAGGGAGACGATTTTTTGAAGTCTCTTCTCTTGGAGGATCTACACAAATTCCGCAATGGTCTTCATTAGAACGATGAAGCTTATCAGAGACCTTATCCTCACAATATGTAAGCTTCCACCGCCCCAGCATCACCGATTGATCTGGTCTTCTTAAATGTTCAATGATCTTTGTAATCGATGTTCCAAAACGCCGTGGCCAAATAGGTTGCATAATAGTTGTTAATATTATTACATACCCTACCAACCAAGATGTTATTTCAATTTTTATAATAATTGAAATAATATTAATGATCTATCTATCTATTAATTAATACAATATAATATGCTATCAGCAAAAGATACCAGCATTGAGTTGTCAGATAGCCAAGAACAAGCATTTATCACATATAAACAAGGCAAAAATATGTTTGTTACTGGACCGGGTGGTTCAGGCAAAAGTGCTCTCATTGGACACATTGTAAATGATGCTAAGGAACACGGAAAAAATGTTCAAGTATGTGCTCTTACTGGTACAGCAGCGGTTTTACTTCAATGTAATGCGAAAACCGTTCACTCTTGGGGTGGGATTGGTTTGGCAACTGGCGATAATATGGCTATTGCTAATCGTGTCAATAAAAGTAGGTTCAAGAAAAAGAATTGGAAGGGGGTTGATTTGCTCATTGTGGATGAAGTGAGTATGATGTCGAAAAAACTATTCGAACTTCTTGATATTACTGCTAAACTGTGTCGCAAATGTAGTTCACCATTTGGCGGAATCCAAGTCATTTTTACAGGAGATTTCTTTCAGTTGCCACCCGTAGGTAATCGCAATGAACCAGAATCAACACAATTTTGTTTTGAAACTCCTCTTTGGAATCAGGTATTCCACCAGCAAATCGCACTCACAAAAATTTTTCGACAAGATGATGCCTCTTATATCAAAATTCTAAACCAAATTCGTGTGGGTAAGATCACCAAATCCACCCTTGAACGATTGAAAACATTAGTCAATCGTAAAATTAATGAAGATGAAGAAATCCTACCGACTATTCTCTATCCAACACGCAAGAAAGTAGATGAAATTAATATGCGTTCTTTGACCTCCCTAACAAATGAAGAGAAAACATTCGATTATCAACATTGTGAACGTGATGAACTCAAACTTACACCGGAACAGACTTATCTATCCAATGTTGCGGAATCTGACCAGATAGAACGCGAAAAAAAATATATGGTGGATAACATTAACTTTGAAAATACTGTGCGTTTGAAGGTAGGTGCCCAGGTAATGTGTATTGCTAATCTTGATTTAGATGGTCCTTACCCTATTTGTAATGGAAGTCGTGGCATTGTTAAATCTTTTGGAGCAACTGGACTACCTATTGTGGAATTTAAAAATGGTGCTATTCTAGAAATTGGACATCATAAATGGCAAAGCGAAACTATTCCTTCTGTGGCTGTGAAACAGATTCCGCTCATACTAGCATGGGCTATTACCATTCACAAATCCCAAGGAGCCTCACTCGATATGGCCGAAATTGATGTAGGTCATAATATTTTCGAATGTGGACAAACATATGTTGCCTTATCAAGAGTTAAAAGCCTTGATGGTCTCTATTTGAAATCATTTGATCCAACACGCATTCTTATCAATAAAAAAGTAAGAGATTTTTATGAGTCGTTTTAAATTTACTCATTCTCATCTTCATCAACATCACTGCTACCCCTATTTTCTGATTTGGGGTTAGGTCTGGATGTTGACCTGGATGATCCAATATAAGGCATCAGCTTTGCACAAAACCATGCTCCCAATACAATCCACATATTTTCAATAGCCATTGTTGATGTCACCTTCAACCAAGCCAAAGCACGACAATGTGGCGTCATTACATAAATTGCTGATGTAATAAACCCATAAACGGAAAGTTCCGCACAAAAATGTGGATACAAATGCGATGCCAAATAATGTACTGTAATCCAAAACAAATAGATTTTTCCCCCCGAAAATATCGTTTGGACACACCTATAAATAAAATTTTTCACTGCTTCCAAACTATGAACCGCAAACACATCAGGCATTATATATTAATTATTATTACTCGTACTATTGGAGTTTTGATCAATTTTATTATTTATATAATTATTAATCTCGTTAGGCATTGGTTTTCCAAAACAATGCGCATAACAATCGGCAGGAAATTCTGTTAAATCTTTTACTTCCAAAAAACGCAAACTATCCACTCCCAAATATGCCGCAGCATCTATAATATTAAAGTTGTACATCAGTAACTCTTCGCGCGTCTTAATATCTATGCCTAGTTGGCAAGTATCTATCACTGGTGGACTCGGAATGCGAATATGAATTTCTCTAGCCCCGCAACTTTTTAATCGCAAAATTATATTTTTAATCACGTTCCCGCGAACAATTGTATCATCTACGACCACTATATTCTTTCCACGAATATCTACCTCGTCATATTTAAATTTCTCTCTACACGCCTTGTTTCGTTCTTCATTATTTTTTAAAATAAATGTTCGATCCATACCAAAACATGTACTATTTTTACTGATGACTTGTTGATAAGGTAAATATAGCTCGGAAGAATATCCTTTTCCATATGCTATACCACTTGTAGGTACACCAACTACTAGTGTATTTTTTTTCACTATTTCCTTATCGTCCTTAGCTAATAAGTGTCCCAATCGTTTTCTGATATCATATACGCTTCTATTATCATAACTATTGTTCGGACTCATAAAATATAACAATTCAAAGGCACATAGTGAATTTTGCCATTTAGGATGTTGGTATATTGGTACAATACCTGTGTCACATATCTCTAATATCTCACCAGGATTCACTACACCATATGTGCAATCTTTTGGAAAGACAACTGTTTCAGAACACACTAAACAGCATTCATTTGTTACGCAATAGTAAAGTGGACGAATCCCAAATTTATCACGTAATACATAGATTTTATTTTCATACATTATAAGCAGTGAATACGCTGCTGGTATAATACTAATTAAATCTACTAATGATTTTTTAATATCTCCTTCATTTACCTCCAAATTATGTATTATTAATTCTAATAAATACCTACTGTCGTGCGTCTTAATATTTGGTATATTACCATTGTGAACTAAGGCAATCTTATTTTTCATATCTATTAACGGTTGAGCTTCTTTTAATGTATAACTTTTTGTTGATGACGTTCCATATCGCACATGGCCTATACCAAAGTTTAAATCTAAACTATTATTGATATTTTTATTATCATCAACCAATCCTTTACTTTTATGAAGATGAATTATGGAACTATTGCTTTTAACATACGCTATACCGTGACTATCCTTACCTCTATGTTGTATTAGTTTTAAATATGATAAAATTCTATCTGCCCTAACACTTCCTATGTTAAAAGAATAAATTCCAAAAATTCCACACATAAAATATGTGATGCTACACTATGTAATGAAATTCATTATAATCTTTAAACTAATATAATAGTGCTATTTTTACAGTGCTATTTTTACAGTGCTATTTTTACAGTGCTATTTTTTATCATATTATTTATTTTTTTACTTAAACCTACACTACTATTTATTTTCATAAGTATGACAAAAATTGCTATTGTTATGAAAAGTAATAAACCATTAGTTAATATTGATGATGAAAATTTGGATGTTAATACATTAACTGCTGTTTTAAATAGTAATGTAATTGATATATCAAACTTTTTTTACTATCAGATTAGCAATGATGAAAGTATACAAAATGTGGTACAAAATGTCATTTATAGACTCGATCATGATGTGACACACCTAATTTACTTGGGCGAAAATATGGTACTTGATAATTTAGTTATTAGTACTCAAAGTGATGATGCGTTATATATTAACAATGAAAATATAGACAAAAGCAAAATAGCTATCATTTATTTATCTAAAAATGCCGATAAAAATATTTCCAATATTGGACATATTGAAATTAATGAAGATCTGACCAAATGTTGTCTCGAATCTGACTCCATAGAAGTTCTCTGTAAAAAAATTATTGGGTCAAAAATAGACTTTACTGATTGTCTTCAAAAAATACGAGAGAAATGTATTATCCATAATATAGACACGTTTAGTCCTACGAATATAATTACTAATCATAAGCCATCTATTTTTATTGGAACTCCTTGTTTTGGAGCACAAGTATCATGTAACTTTACACGTTCACTCATTGCTACAATAGAATTACTTAAATCACAACACATTAATGTTATTGTCCACTTTCTACCTAATCAGATTGTTACACGAGCCCGTAATTTATTAGCCAATTATTTTTTAAATAGTCATTGTAGCCATCTACTTTTTATTGATGCTGATATAGAGTGGAAACCAGAAGATGTACTTAAACTTATTCGACACGATAAAGAGTTGTGTGTTGGATTATATGCTAATAAGGCTTATGTTGGTATTAAAAAGGATCCAAACTTATTTAAAAATATTCAGTATTCATCAACATTTTTTGATAATGGACATACTATGACCCATAATAACCTTTTGGAAATTAAACATGGTGCTACTGGTTTTATGCTTATTAAACGTTGTGTTTTTGATACGATTAGAGAGAAAACTGATGAATTCTTATACAGTAATGTAAAAATGAATGATTACTTTCCGTGTAAGGTTGTTGATAATGATTACCTTACAGAAGATTATGCTTTCTGTCAAATGTGGAGGGAAACAGGAGGGAAAGTGTGGGCTGATATGAGTATTTGTCTCAATCATGAAGGTTGGCATAGTTACCCAGGCAACCCATTGGCTACTTATTCTGTTGACCAGAAATCGGTGTCGTCAACAAAAAATTGAAATACTTTTTTACATTGGAAGATTGGTAACTCTTCCCACTCAACCCAACCCAACCCGAACTCGATTCAAAATGATCCAGACCATTAGTGTTTTCAACCCAGACGCTACCCCCTTCTCCCCTACACTTATCATTCCCAACCCCGATCACGAACGCACCGATGCTCTTCTGGAGTTCGCCCAAGATACAGGTCTCTGGCGCCTTCCTGGTGACGAACAGGAACCAGAGATCGAAGAGTATGAGGAAATGATCGATGCTTTTGCGGAGGAATACTTCGGACCTGATACTGCAAGTGAGGTGATGAGGATTGAGGACATTACTCCACTCTCTGAGACCATCGACGAGATCTTTGATGTGAACATTGACTACGACAACAATATCATACCCTACGACATGCCACCTGATGAGGTTCCGCCTCTGAATTGGTCTGACATCGTGACCGATTTTCAGGACTACGCACTCGATATTAGAGTGGAGGAAGGACGCATGGAGGAACATATGACTGACGACTATGCCATTTCCATTTGGTCATTCTACGTCCAGAATTGCTGGAATCAGGAGATGCACAGTGAGGTCAACGCACTTGCTGGTGAGAACGAACTCCGCGGCATCCTCCCTAGCACTATCTAAGTATTAGCCCTACTTCCCAACAAACAAAAAACCCACAAAAAATATCTGCCCCTTCTCTTGTACCTGCTCCCCTGTTTTTTTTATTATTTTTATATTTAATTTAATAAAAAACCATTAACTCAGATATCGGTTGATGATAATAAAAATTGAAATACTTTTGACATATTATACCGTAGTAAAACCAACCCAACCCAACTCAACCAAACCAATGGAGCAAACCAACTTTGAACAATACATAGAAAATGCTGGACTTGAAGCGAAATCCCATCAAACTGATGCGGTGGCGTGGATGGTCGAGCGAGAGAAAAATGAGTTTGAGGGTGTGCGTGGAGGCATCATCGCTGACGAAATGGGTCTTGGAAAGACCATCATGATGATTGGCACGATGCTCGCCAATTTTCAGCAACGGACACTTGTGGTGTTGCCGCTCGCCCTCTTGAAGCAGTGGGATACTGAGATCAAGCGTACTACCGGACACGCCTCTTTGGTGTATCATGGTGCAACAAAGGCGCAGACTACGATGGCGATGTTGAAGACCGCACCCGTTGTGCTCACAACCTACGGTGAGATTTCTCGTAGTGATGACCCATTGACCAGTTCACGCATCCCAAGCATCCTTCACGAGATCGATTGGGACCGTGTGATTTTCGACGAGGCACACCACATGCGCAACAAGGCATCTTCTACCAAGAAATCGAGTCAGAAGTTCGTCGGAGGACGTTCTATTCGAGCACCTCTTCGCTGGATGATCACAGGTACACCTGTTCAAAACAGGATGAGCGACATTTACGCACTTTTCGAAGTTCTAGGATTCAAGAACACTGTCAGGCCAGACGAATTCACTGATACGTGTATGCTTCGTCGCACCAAAGAAGATGTCGGGATCTACATCTCAAAGAAGGTGGTTGAGAACATCGAGGTGTCGTGGAAGGACAGTGATGAAGAAGAGCTCGCGCGCGATGTTCACTCACTCATTCCAGGAAACTCTTCACATGGCACTTCGACAGAGTTTACAGATGCTCTCCTTGACTCTTACAACCTTGGAGGAATGAACACCAACTTCAAGACGATGGTGATGCTTCAACGGGCGCGCCAAATGTGTGTGTACCCACCACTGATGAAAGCTAAGTTGGAAGAGCTGATGGAAGATGGATTTCTCCTGGACGAAGACCACATCGCACGCGAAGCAATGGTAGCTTCCAGCAAACTCGACGCCGTGTGTGACAAGATTTTGGAGCGGAAAGACAACGACAACAACAAGATTGTGTTCTGCCACTACAAGATGGAGATTGATGAGATTCAACGACGGATTAGCGAGGAGGGACTCGATGTTCAGGTCATCGACGGTCGCACCAAGAAAACCGAGCGCCAAGGAATCTTGACGGGCAAATGCGATGTCCTCATTCTGCAGATTCAAACAGGATGTGAAGGACTCAACTTGCAGCAGTTCAACGAAGTCTACTTTGTCACTCCGCACTGGAATCCAGCTGTTGAAGATCAAGCTGTGGCGCGCTGTCATCGCATTGGACAACAAAAACCGGTCTACATCTTCAAGTTCTCGATGGTTGGCACTGATGAGGAAATGCTATCAAAAACCCTCGATGCTCATGTGAAAGTGTATCAAGGAGCGAAGCGTGAGCTTTACTCCCTCAAAAAGTGGTAAAAATATATTTTTTTAATGTCTCTTTATAATAAATTAGATGGGAGGAGGAGGATGTGGTGATCATAAAACTGCGTATGGTTTTACAGGACCAGCATGTAATGATGTTAATCAACTTATTTATACACCATATTGTTTACCTAATGTTATAGCACAAAATGATGGTTCAACTAATCAAATAGCTATCGGAAATCGTGCTGGTGGCAATGTTGGTGATGGAACACAGGGAACACAAAGTAGTTTTTCTATTGCTGTTGGATATCAAGCAGGTATGTGTGACCAGAGTGAAGGTTCTATTGCTATTGGAAAAAACGCTGGTTTAAACGACCAGGGTGATTTTGCTATTGCTATCGGTGCCAATGCTGCTAGACAAAATCAAGGTGATAATGCTGTTGCTATTGGTGGTGGTAATGATTGTACGGGTAGAACGGATCAGAGTGATTTTGCTATTGCTATTGGGGACTGTGCTGGACAAACAACACAGGGTATTAGATCTATTGCTATTGGTAAAGAATCAGGACAAAATAATCAATCCAATGATTCTATTGCCATTGGGTCATTCGCGGGATTTAATGACCAAGGACAAGACTCTATTGCCATCGGTAACCAGGCAGGTTTTAATGACCAGGGACTCGGAGCGATTGCTATTGGACCAGAAGCCGGACAAAATGATCAAGCTGATTTCACAATTGCTATCGGAGCATCTGCTGGACAAGCTAATCAGAACTCTAACGCAATAGCTATTGGTTTCAACGCTGGTGAAAGTGAACAAGGTAATTCAGGTGTTTCTATCGGTAATCAGGCTGGTTTCGAAAATCAAGGGCAATCTGCTATTTCTATTGGTCAAGAATCTGGATTTACAGATCAGAGACAACGTTCTATTGCTATTGGTGTACAAGCTGGATACAATGATCAAGGTGATGAAGCAATTGCTATTGGTAAGAGTGCTGGTAATCAAAGCCAAGGTGTTAAATCCATAGCTATTGGTTATGAGACGGGTATCGACCAGGGAAACGACGCTATCGCTATTGGAAATCAGGCTGGTCATCTTGATCAGGAAAATTTTACAGTTGCTATCGGTTCAAACGCTGGTTATATTACTCAACATGAAGATGCTATTGCTATTGGTCGTCTAGCAGGACACAATGATCAAAAAGGTCATGCTATCGCTATTGGTGAAGAAGCAGGAGAAATTAATCAAAATGCTGCTGCTATTGCTATCGGTCAACAAGCTGGTGAGAATAACCAAAATCAATCTGCTATTGCTATTGGTTCTTTATCAGGACAAAATAACCAAAATCAATCTGCTATTGCTATTGGTTTACAAGCTGGACAAACCTCACAAGCTACGGATTCTATTGCTATTGGTCAAGATGCCGGTCAAAATAATCAAAATCAATACGCAGTCGCAATCGGTTACCAAGCTGGTGCGATTAACCAAAATCAATTCTCTCTTGCTATTGGTGTAGAGGCCGGAAGAAATAATCAAAATCAATCTGCCGTTGCCATCGGTAATGGTGCTGGTGTTAACAGTCAAAATTCTGGTGCTATTGCTATTGGTAATACTAGTGGAAGAAATAACCAAGGAAAGGCTTCTATTGCTATGGGTAATCAGGCAGGACACAATGATCAAGGCAACGATTCTGTTGCCATTGGAACAAATGCTGGATATAATGACCAAGGAAATCAATCCATTGCTATTGGTTATTTAGCTGGTGAATATAATCAACCGGATAATACAACTGTATTAAATGCTACTGGACTTACATTAAGTGGCACTGGAACAGATGATATATCAACAGCAACAGGTAAGTTATTTGTTGCTCCTATCGCTACGGGATCCACTACAAAAACACTTTTTTGGGATGATGTAACTGGTGAAATTACCGCGGATACTTACGTACCACCACCTGATAATTTTGAAATAGATCCTATTTATATTGGTTGTGATGCAGGTATTAACAGTAATCAAGTATCAGGTAATGGAGTCGTTGGTATTGGTTATCAAGCTGCATATGAATCACAACAGCCCGGTGCTATCGCTATCGGTAACCAAGCTGGATATAATGACCAGGGTTGTGATGCTATCGCTTTCGGTAACCAAGCTGGGAAAACTAATCAGAATGAATATGCGGTTGCTATCGGTTATCAAGCAGGAGTTATTAATCAATCATGTGACACTATTGCTATTGGACGATGGGCTGGACAATGTGACCAAGGTCAAAGTTCTATCGCTATTGGTATAAATACAGGAGCATACAATCAGAGTTCGGGCTCGATTGCTATTGGATTTCAACCTGGCTACAATGATCAAGGGTTTAATAGTATTGCGATCGGTAGTGAAGCGGGTACATTTACACAGGGAGATAGTTCTACTGCTATTGGAAATGGAGCAGGTAATGATAACCAAGGAAATCAATCCATTGCTATTGGTTATTTAGCTGGTCAGTTTAACCAGCCTGATAATACAACTGTATTAAATGCTTCGGGTCTTACATTAAGTGGCACGGGAACTGATGATATTTCAACAGCAACAGGAAAACTTTTTGTTGCTCCTATTGCTACGGGATCCACTACAAAAACCCTTTTTTGGAATGATGTAACTGGTGAGATCACAGCTGATACCTACGTACCCCCACCTGATGATTTTGGAATAGATCCTATTTATATTGGTTGTGACGCAGGCATTAACAGTAATCAAACACCAGGTAATGGAGTGGTTGGCATTGGTTATCAAGCTGCCTACGTATCACAACAGCCTGGTGCTATTGCTATCGGTAACCAGTCGGGATATAATGATCAAGGATGTGATTCTATTGCTATTGGTTCATTCGCGGGATTTAATGACCAAGGACAAGACTCTATTGCCATCGGTAACCAGGCAGGTTTTAATGACCAGGGGCTCGGAGCGATTGCTATTGGACCAGAAGCCGGACAAAATGATCAAGCTGATTTCACAATTGCTATCGGAGCATCTGCTGGACAAGCTAATCAGAACTCTAACGCAATAGCTATTGGTTTCAACGCTGGTGAAAGTGAACAAGGTAATTCAGGTGTTTCTATCGGTAATCAGGCTGGTTTTGGAAATCAAGGAAATCATGCTATTGCTATTGGCGCATTAGCAGGATATAATGATCAGGGATTTGATTCGATCGCTTTCGGTAACCAAGCTGCATATGAATCACAACAGCCTGGTGCTATTGCTATCGGTAACCAGTCGGGATATAATGATCAAGGATGTGATTCTATTGCTATTGGTAACCAAGCTGGTCAAAATAATCAAAATCAATCCGCAATTGCTCTTGGATATAGTAGTGGACAAAATAATCAAAGTCAACGATCAATTGCTATTGGTATTGGAAGTGCAGAAAATAATCAATCCGATAATTCTATTGCCATCGGTACATTCGCAGGATATAATGACCAAGGACAAGAGTCTATTGCCATCGGTAACCAGGCTGGAATAAGCGACCAAGGAATTAAATCCATTGCGATTGGAGCATCAGCGGGGCGCAATAGTCAACGATCCCAAGCTCTTGCTATTGGTCTTGGTAGTGGAAGAAATAATCAATCCAATGATTCTATTGCTATTGGTACATTCGCGGGATATAATGATCAAGGATGTGATTCTATTGCCATCGGTAACCAGGCAGGTTTTAATGACCAGGGACTCGGAGCGATTGCTATTGGACCAGAAGCCGGACAAAATGATCAAGCTGATTTCACAATTGCTATCGGAGCATCTGCTGGACAAGCTAATCAAAAATCTAACGCAATAGCTATTGGTTTTAATGCTGGCGAGAGTGAACAAGGTAATTCAGGTGTATCCATCGGTAATCAGGCTGGTTTTGGAAATCAAGGAAATCATGCTATTGCTATTGGCGCATTAGCAGGATATAATGATCAGGGTTGTGACGCTATCGCTTTCGGTAACCAAGCTGGTGAAACTAATCAGAATGAATATGCGGTTGCTATCGGTTATCAAGCAGGAGTTATTAATCAATCATGTGACACTATTGCCATTGGACGATGGGCTGGACAATGTGACCAAGGCCAAAGTTCTATTGCTATTGGTATAAATACAGGAGCATACAATCAGAGTTCGGGCTCGATTGCTATTGGCTTCCAACCTGGCTACAATGATCAAGGTTTTAATAGTATTGCGATCGGTAGTGAAGCGGGTACATTTACACAGGGAGATAGTTCTACTGCTATCGGTAACCAGTCAGGATATAATGATCAAGGTGATAATGCTATTGCCATTGGTAATCAGGCTGGAAAAAATAATCAGAGTGTTGGCTCTATTGCTATTGGTTATTTCTCTGCCTTAACTGGCCAAGATTCGTTTTCTATTGCTATTGGAATATCATCTGGTCAAATTAACCAAGGATCCGGTGCTCTTGCCATTGGTAATGGCGCAGGAGCATTAAATCAGGCTATTGGTTGTGTTGCTATTGGCAATTCGGCGGGGCGAATTAATCAATCACAGGGTGCCACTGCTATCGGTAACCAGGCTGGTCAATGTGATCAAGGATCCGGTGCTCTTGCCATTGGTAAACTAGCGGGTCAAATTAATCAAGGACTCGGTGCTTTTGCCATTGGCCAAGATGCCGGTCGAAATAATCAAGGAGTCGGTGCTTTTGCCGTTGGTCTTCAAGCTGGTCAGAATAATCAAGGAGACGCTGCTCTTGCCTTTGGTGATGCTGCTGGGGTTAATGATCAAGGAGTCGGTGCTCTTGCTATTGGTAATGGCGCAGGAGCATTAAATCAAAGTAGTCAATGTCTTGCTATTGGATTTTTTGCTGGATACAATGATCAAGGAAACGGTGCTCTTGCTATTGGAAATACTGCTGGACAGAATTCTCAATCAGCGGTTGCCGTTGCCATTGGTAATCAGGCCGGTCAACTTAACCAGGGTGGTAGTTCTATTGCCATTGGTGGAGAGGCTGGTCAAAACGACCAAAAAAATGCTGCGCTTGCTATTGGTCTTCAAGCAGGTGGAAATGATCAAGGTACTTTTACAGTTGCCATTGGAAATAGTGCCGGAAAAATTTCACAAAATACACGTGCTGTTGCTATCGGTTCAAATGCTGGACAGTTTACACAAGCAGAAGCTTGTGTTGCTATTGGTAATCAAGCTGGTTTAAATAATCAATCAGCGGTTGCCATTGCCATTGGCAATCAAGCTGGTTTAAATAATCAATCAGCTGTTGCCGTTGCCATTGGTAATCAGGCCGGTCATCTTAACCAGGGTGGTAGTTCCATTGCCATTGGTGGAGAGGCTGGTCAAAACGACCAAAGAAATGCTGCGCTTGCTATTGGTCTTCAAGCAGGTGGAAATGATCAAGGTACTTTTACAGTTGCCATTGGAAATAGTGCCGGAAAAATTTCACAAAATACACGTGCTGTTGCTATCGGTTCAAATGCTGGACAGTTTACACAAGCAGAAGCTTGTGTTGCTATTGGTAATCAAGCTGGTTTAAATAATCAATCAGCGGTTGCCGTTGCCATTGGTAATCAGGCCGGTCAACTTAACCAGGGTGGTAGTTCCATTGCCATTGGTGGAGAGGCTGGTCAAAACGACCAAAAAAATGCTGCGCTTGCTATTGGTCTTCAAGCAGGTGGAAATGATCAAGGTACTTTTACAGTTGCCATTGGAAATAGTGCCGGAAAAATTTCACAAAATACACGTGCTGTTGCTATCGGTTCAAATGCTGGACAGTTTACACAAGCAGAAGCTTGTGTTGCTATTGGCAATCAAGCTGGTTTAAATAATCAATCAGCTGTTGCCATTGCCATTGGTAATAAGGCCGGTCAACTTAACCAGGGTGGTAGTTCTATTGCCATTGGTGAAGCGGCTGGTCAAAACGACCAAAAAAATGCTGCGCTTGCTATTGGTCTTCAAGCAGGTAACTTAAATCAAGGTAATGATGCTCTTGCTATTGGTGGACAATCTGGACAAAATAATCAAAGTAAATATTGCGTTGCTATTGGTCAGAACGCGGGTAATACTAATCAAGGTAATAGTGGAACCGAATTTTCAGTTGCTGTTGGGACTGGATCTGGATTTAATGATCAAAAATCTGGTGCTATTGCTATTGGACATAACGCAGGTGAACAGTCACAAGGTACATTGGCTATTTCTATTGGTTACCTATCAGGTAATACTAATCAAGATAATAATGCTATTGCTATTGGTCAAGGCGCCGGGTCAAATAATCAAGGAAAAGAAAGTATATCCATAGGACGTGATGCTGGATTTAATGATCAAGGTTGTGATACCGTAGCTATTGGATATTTTGCTGGACGCGTTCAACAAAATGATTATTCTATTGCCATTGGATATAAAGCCGGTGAAGTCTCTACATACAAGAGTTCTATTATTCTAAGTGCTAATGATACAAATCCAATACATACAGTATCAGAATCTGGCTTTTTTGTTAGACCAGTAAGAACCGGTGACACTACTGGATGTAGTCCTCTTTTTTATTGTGATACAACAGGAGAAATCCTATATTAAACATTATAATTAAAAATAGTCATAAAAAAATAAAATTTTATAACTATTATATTTACTCGAAATCCATCACGTTGTACCGGTCCTTGTTGAGTGACTCCACAAGCATTCCCCAAGGACTCTGGTCCATCAGGTACTCCACACCCTTGTTGACAAACTCGTTCAGCAGGACTGGACTGAACCCAGCGAACATCGTCGTGTTCGGTGTCGTAGACAGAGTCGGGAAACCCTTGCTATGAGCCAGATTCCAGAAGATGATGTGTCCAGGCTTGTAAGGCTGACCCACTGCCTTAACACCTGCCTCGGCATACATGCGCTCAATCTTCCCCCACATTGTCTCGTTGATTCCCTCATTGCCAGTGTTGTCGATCTGCATATCTGAGAGGATCACGAGCTTAATGGCAGCCACCTTGTCAGCAGGAAGCTTCAACTGAACACACATATCCAGAATCATCTCCAAGGCAGCAGTGAAATTGGTGCTCGACTGCCAATCATTTCGAAACTCCGCCATCTTGGACATCATCTCTGTAAGCGTTTCGCATCCGTCAAAGTTCATCCAATGAGGATTGCTCGAAAAGGTGAGGGCGCGCTTTCCAAGGTTGGACTTCTCGGCGATTCGCAGACCAATGCCCATTGCCGCATCCATTGGGTCACCCATCATTGACCCCGAAAGGTCAATCATCGGAATGTAGTCACTGAGATCACCCACCAACTTTGCCGAATCCTTCCACTGCTCGTTCAACACTGTTACCTCTACCTTGCTCAAACCGTTCTGCTTACCGTACATCATATGGTTTGAAGAGGCGTAGGTCCAAGCGTCGTGAGCCAGAGTGTTGATGCCAACACGCTTGCCCTTCAACCCCTCACCGCTCTTCACTGCACCATCTACAAACTCCTGGAAGTTTGCGGCTGCTACAATGCGATCATCAACTGCTGTGCGCTCAGTTCCATCCTTCTTCTGATTCAGGAACGCCTTGGTCTGCTTACGAAGTGTCACCGAAGTCACATCCTTCTTGTAGTCGATCTCCGCCCACTGTCCAGCACACTGCTTCATCTGCGGAGTGCACAACTTCTTGTTGAGTGGCACCAGCACCTTCTTGCGGTAATCCATGTATGCCTTGCGCTTTGCTGCCACCATCTTCTCCGGTGTGCGTGCCGTCGTGAGGTAATGCTTGAAGTAGTCCTCCGCCAGTGCCTGGAAGAAGGGCTTGAATGGCACAGCATCCTTCTTGCTTCCGTTCTCACGCGAAATCCATCGAGCCGCGAGTGATGGCGCTGCGCTTGTCAAGTCCTGACGAAGCTGAGTGTTTACCAGGTTTACCATAAAACCAAGCACCTCTGTCGGACAGCGCTCACCGCCAAACACTCGCCAAAGGAACTTGATGTCCTTCCAAGAGCCAAATGGATGCGACTTATCAGCAAGTGGCAGCGGCTGGACGTAGTACTTGATCATCTTCAATGCCTCCTGAGGAAAGATGCGATACCACTGGCGAAGCAGTTCGCGTCCCAATGCCCACTCACCCTTCCCTCCCTCAATGTCACGCGTCTGGAGTACCATTCGTCGGAGCACATCAACGAGTTCGACAGCCTTCTCCTGCTGAACATGAAGTGTGGGAGAAACACCACCATCTGCGGCAGTTGCGGCATCCTTCTCCAAAATGTTTCGTAGCGGGAAAGCAATGTTGTAGAAAGTCTCACCCAGCTCATTCACACCCTGTGGCGTTGTGCGAGTGATCTGAAAGGACAGCTGAACAATTCGCTCCTGGATATCGTTCGACCATCCGTGCTCAACATGTCCCTTCTCACCAAGCTGGAGAGGAGTGTGAGTATCAAGTGCTGCTACGAGAGAGGAAGCCATAATTATAACTCTTTTTGTTGGTTCGCTTTAAGTGCTTTTCGTCTAGTATTGCGGGTGTTATGTAACACAACCTTACGTGTTCCTTTTTGTTTCAATTTTTTTTCATCCTCTTCAAAAAAGAAGAACAAACTGTTCACAGATTCGAATATTTTTGGTGAATCCAAAAAGGAAATATCCGACAAATTATTTGGTGTCATAAAAGTTTTGAAATCCGTATTCTCATCAACGCTCGTTACAATGTATTTAAGTATTTGGGTTAATTTATGTTTTTGACGATTCAAAACAATAAGTTTCATCAATTCATCACGATTTAACACACCATCTTTTATTTCAATACTATTTTGATTCACTTTTTTTATCTCATTATCACCATTAATATAAAAATAAAATACTTTCACCGTTCTCATTTTTTTTTCTTGACTACGTATGTCCTTTTCATAATTATCAATCCATCTGTCATCAAACTCCATTGAATTAATGTATTAATAATTTACTGTAACATTAATACATTATAAATTTAACTTAATTCGGCATCATTATTTTCTTCATTCCCTTCAATAAATTCCGCTTCTAAACGTTCATACTTTTTATTCATTTCGACCTCCTCTAAATAATTACCGACTTCCCAACCATGTATCGTAGTTGGACCATATCTTATTTCATCTTCTTTCTCATAACGTTCGTAATTTTCCAGTGTTCTGTAAATCCCATTATCCCTATAATATCTACGAATTTCATTAATAACCTTATAATCCTCTTTTGATTTTTCTGTATTTAATTCACCAAATAAAAATTTCGGTTGTTTATCTTTTCTAATACACATCCATCCATCTTCGACTTCCTTGATAACCTTTTTTTTTGGTATCTCGGTCGTTAACGATGAAGCAAAACTAATCATATTTTCATCACTAGACTCTACACTTACATTGCTATTATTACCAAGACTAGGAAAGTATTCTTTTTCTAAATCTAGTTCTGATTTTGATTCACATGAATCCCGCGCTGACTTAAAACTATAAACTCTATTTTCATTATTGCGTTTACTAGGCGTCACATATGAGTCAGACATTTATTAAAATGTTATTATGATTAAAACAATACTATTCATGTGAATAAAGATAAATTTTTATATCATTATATGTAAATCATTTATTTAGTTTTAAAGTTTAAAGAAAAAACGTTAATTATATATGTCTTCTAACTGCTAAACTCCCAATCTTTGACTTAACTTAATTATCCAGCGCTCAATATCCGTTTATAGAAGACAGCAAAATCACTAAATGACATTTAGTGTCCTTTATTTAAATGTCATCCACATCGATTTCTTCTGTATTAAGCATATTGTTTAGTGAAACACTTTTATTTATGACGGACTTCGTATATCCTGATGCACCATCCATGTTATCTGATGAATTTTCCTCTTCATCGCTCATCATGTCTGGAAGTTCTGGATACGTATTTGCCTGAAATTCTACCTCTACCTCTTCTGTTGTACGGCTCTCATAGCATGTAAACAGTTTCCACTTATCTTTAAGATGAACTTCTTTTTCAATTACTTTTTTCTTTTCAATATCGCTGTATACTTCCAATAAATCCGTCTTATCCAGTTTACCTTCAATAGATGTTTCAAAACTTCGTTTACCAACAATACACCATGTACCCATAGTTAGAGTGTTACCACGACGACCACGGCCCTTGAATTTCTTGCGTATAATACACAATCTTTCAACGCCATCAATACAAATGACACGGCACATACCATTTCCCAGTTGTTTAGTACAACATGCGTACAATTCATCTTCATCTTGGACAAATCGCGCTTTTATATCATTGGGATCCCTCGATTCAGCAAACTTTCTTCCCTGTTTCTTTGCCTTATTGCCACCTTTTGTGTTTTTCACCATTGTAAATAAACTAGTAAGTTAAATTTATACATTATATTTCCTCATAATTCTAATTCAATTTTTTTCTTATATATATGTATAATGTCCGCCTGGTTAGATCACGTTAAAAAGACTATGAAATTAAACCCAACAAAATCCTTTAAGGAGGTTCTTAAAATGGCTAAAAAGACTTACAAAAAGGGAGCCAGCACTGTTAAATACGCCATTACTGGTAAGAAAACAAAAAAGGTTAAGAAGGGAAAGGGAAAGGGAAAATCTGTCAAGAAGAATAGCACCAAGAGCAAAAAGCGTAAATCTAAAACTTCGAAGAAGGGTGGCAATAGAGTTCACTTTTAAATTTGCTTCACCATTTGAAAGTAACGGTTCTTATAAGCCTTCTTGAATTTATATTTTATTTCATTTGTAGGAAGACGCTCCTTATTGTAAAGTCTTCCCACCTCATTTGTTAGAAGATTTTTGTTCACTTCACAAAAATCTTTAAATGCCGATGCTGGCTTGAAATTTGGCTCTCTAACTGTGATAGCAACATGTTCATCCATCTTTTCAATCACATCTGAATTAATGCTTACGTATTTACATCTTTGAACTGGATCTGTCTTCTTATCAGGCTTCTTGCGAAAATAATAACGAGCACTTGTGTACATTTTATTAATAACATCTCCATCGTATCCCTCACGTTTGAGTCTTCCTTCTTCATCATCAATATAACCTCTATTTGCTTCACACCACTTCTCCCACGCTTCTTTGAACTCATGACGATCAGCATATCGATTCAGTTTAGCAAACCCATTTAGTTTTGTCTGAAAATCTTCATCAAACTTGAAACGGAATGTCTTCACCTTAAATTTAGGGTCCATCTGTAATTTTAACATCCACATCATCCCATTTAGTATTTCAATTTTTATCTCTCTAACTAGAAAGTCCGCCTTGTTCATGTATCAAATATCTATAAAACCTTGGTATGATTCTGTTTGTCAATGTTATCGCAAATTAATTGTTATCACTCCTAAACCTAGTCAGCCGTTATTGGGAATTTCTAAACTGTTACAGCCTTCACGGCTGTCCCCATTCCGAAATTTATCTGACTGTGATCCATATCCATCATGCTTTTATGCTATCCTTAATCCTAATGATAAAAACAACTACTTGACCATTGATGATTTGTCAGTTTTGATGACATTTTTAAATAATAATGGATATCAAGTTAATTACCAAATGACAAAACTAATGCAGAAAGCAAAAACTACTATTGGTGAAACATTATTATTCTATATAAATTGATTCAAATATTATATAATGAAATAATTTATAAAAATGGAGGAATATACTAAACAATTTAGTGATAATGAAATCAAAGCGTTAGAAATTGCCAAAGATCATTTACAGACATCATTTTCATTAAGAAAAAGTATTGGGTATATTAAATTTGAAGAATCTAAAAATAAAACTGATTAACGTCTTCTAGGTTTACGACGCGATTTTCCTTTCTTCTTTTTAGCATTTTTTTTTGATTTTGTAATTGGTCTTGAACTTGATCTTTGTATCTGCTTTGGTTGAGGAACCGGTCTCTTTGGAGGTGGAGGAATTACTGGCTTTGGTTTTGGTAAAACGGTTGGCTTTGGTCTTAAATTGGGAACGGGTCCCTTTGGAGGTGTAGGAATTACTGGCTTTGGTTTTGGTAAAACGGTTGGCTTTGGTCTTAAATTGGGAACGGGTCCCTTTGGAGGTGGAGGAATTACTGGCTTTGGTTTTGGTAAAACGGTTGGCTTTGGTCTTAAATTGGGAACGGGTCCCTTTGGAGGTGTAGGAATTACTGGCTTTGGTTTTGGCTGCTGCGCAAGTGCTGGTGCTTGTTCAACACGATCCGCTTGTTTTGGCTGCTGCGCAAGTGCTGGTAATTGTTCAACACGATCCGCTTGTTTTGGCTGCTGCGCAAGTGCTGGTGCTTGTTTTGGCTGCTGCGCAAGTGCTGGTGCTTGTTTTGGCTGCTGCGCAAGTGCTGGTGCTTGTTTTGGCTGCTGCGCAAGTGCTGGTGCTTGTTTTGGCTGCTGCGCAAGTGCTGGTGCTTGTTTTGGCTGCTGCGCAAGTGCTGGTGCTTGTTTTGGCTGCTGCGCAAGTGCTGGTGCTTGTTCAACACGATCCGCTTGTTTTGGCTGCTGAGTAAGTGCTGGTGCTTGTGGTTGGTCCAAACGTGTATCTACTCGTTCACGTTTTGGTGGTTCATATTGTACTAATCTTTCGTTTGCCGTTTGTTCTAACGTTTCTTCTTGTGGTTGTTGAATGCGTATACCATTTCCCGAATAAACATCCTCCAAATTATTTATTTTTCCATGTAATCTATCATAAACTTGTTTCGCTCTATCACTAATGTCTTTATAATCATCAACTCCTTCCTTTACTGGTACTAATGCTTTACCGGTTAATTCATTTCCAATTTCTATAATCTCGAATAAGTTTTTTGTTCCAATTTCAACATTTTTAGCAATACCATTAAATGCCACACCGGCACTTACTAATAAATCAACAATACCACCAACAACAGGTACTTCTCCAAGCACTGACATTACCAAATCAACTCCTGTTTTCCCAGCAGTTTTTCCAGAAGTTAATATAATTTGCGAAGCAGTGTCAAGTGTTTTATCAGCTATTTCAATAACTGGTTCTTGTACAGCATCAACTAATTCCTTAGTTAACTGAGCAAAAGCGTCACCAGATTCAAGTATAATTTGTTGAACTTCTGGATCCTTGATAACCTCGTTAGCTACTAATCCTAATTTTATTGCTTTTCTTTTTAACTTCTCTTGTAATTCTTCATTGCTACTCTGTTCTAAATCAGGAACCAAATAATCTACTGTTTTATTCAGCTGATGCGATGCTACATGCGATGCCTTATCCATTAATTTATCACTAAACCCATTTCTTCTTTTTATAATTCTACTTGTCATTGATTAAGTTATATTATCATTCGGTTTTATTTTTATAACTTTCTTTAAATTTTGCGAATGTAACCTGAGGTACATCATTTACCTCCTCTTTCTTCTTATTATTTTCATAGTCATTTACTGTTCCTCCACACTTGTACTTATTCATAATTTTTACAATCTCCTTATTCACATTTGAACTATTACCTTTTTTGGAAACCTTTTTATTTTTAAAACTAGCAAATACGGATACTTCTTTTTCTACCTCTGGCTCTGGCTCCGGCTCCGGCTCTGGCTCTGGCTCCGTTTTTTTTGGAGAAAAATAACTATTCCAAAATCTCATATAAAATGCTTCGGTACTTTCATCTTGGGGGCAAGCATCCAAACCCCCATCTTCCTGGGGAGACCCCAACCCCCCATCTTCCTCCTCAAATTCTATATTTTTCTCATTATAAAAAACTTTACAATCATGGTCTATAACAAACTTTTTGCATACCAAATCCAAAAATCTAATTGGGATAGTTCTTCTTTCTGAATAATATATAAACGTATCACTATCCACATCATAAGTCATAACCACATCCCCAATTGGTGTCTCAACAGTAGAAATATAATTTTTAACTATCTCCTTTGGAGGAGGGACCCTTTTATCAAGAGCCTTAAAATCATCATCATACATACAATCAAAATCATCCGATTCTCTTTCATCATTGCTATCATTATTTTCAGATGAATCCCTGATCATCGACTTAGTAAGAAAATTACCAATATAGCATGCCGCCGATACTCCCATAACCGTTGTCGTCGCAAAGGTAAATGTTTTCCATAAAAATGAAAAAAGTGAATACATCATTGCTTTTATTATATACTATACAAAGTAAGTAAATATAGTATTTAAGTTTGTTTCGTCAATAGTTCACTCAGTTCGTCCTGTAAATCCACCACTTTAAATCGCAAGTAGTTTTCGTTTTTATTATTCGGATGAAGACATATTAAATACATATCTGTAACTTGTTTTCCATACTTCTCTTCCAAAATTTTCTTATATGTATTCAACTGTAAACAATAGTGCCAATAATTCGTATCTGGAATATACTCGATTCCAGGAGTGGTTGCCGATTTCCCCCATGCGTTTACTTTCCGTATTTCTTTACAGCGCTTCCAATCATAAATCTGTAATGTACCATCGGGATTCTCGAAAATCATATCTATGGACCCCGCCAAATGATACTCTTCATGAAACACCATCCACTCCGTGCGATATGGTTTCATTGTACATCCAATTTCCTTCTCAAAATTAATAAAATAATCGAACTCTACACTCTTATTCGTATCCTTGTAACATTCATTGTAAAAACACTCGATATCATAGTGCATCTTTGTGCCTGCGGCAGCCGCCTCATCACGAGTTTTGTCCCATTCCGCCTTTATTTGGTCTGGGGTTTTTTTATTGTATTTATTGTTACCCCAATTCTTTGAATACATCATATTCCTAATCACTTTATCCGCATCAAACTTTTCGAAATGTTTATGTACCCATGTTGTCACTGACGTAAAAGAGGAATCACCATTAATTGTATAAATATGCGGGCCTTCATCAAATGTGATTTCCTTATCGCGCAGATGCGGATTTCTCTTTTCTAATAACATTTCTAATAATCTAATCTAGAACAATAGTTTTAAACCCTAATTCCCCAATATTCCACCGCTTAGATGGTAACCATATAAGAGAAAAAGATGAGTGAACCGAATTCAATTTAATAGATAAATCCTGGTTTAATATATCTACTTGAAAGGGTACAAAAATATCCGGATTTATATCCGAATAAAAGTGGATTTTCATTAAATGACTGTATTCATCAACATTTTCATAAGGTCCTATTGTTATTATTAAATTCGGATCTATTTTCTCTCTACCTTCAAAAATAAAATGCTGAGTATTGCCATATTTATTCATATCTATCTCAACTAGACAAACATTATCCATATTTATTTTTGAATACTCATAGGAGAGAGAAGAGACCCTAATCGGTCCTTTGGTAGGAATTACCATCTTATTATTTGGTGTATCTATTCTCATTTCATTACTTGTTATCATCATGTCATTATTATTTATTATCAACGCTCCGCCAGCAATGATCTCCGTCTCTAGTATATCTGTTTCTATTTTCTCTAGTCCAACGAGTTTTCTCTCTCTTTTTTTTTCTTCGGGCGGCAAAATAAATGGATCCGATTTACGCCAACTCATATTTATTTTATAGGATATTATTGTAATATGGTATCAACGAATGATTCCGACAAAGGTAGACAGTTTGGTATAAATACTAACGCATTAGGTAAAGAAGAGAAAAATAAAAAAGTGAAGGAAGGGCCATGTATATTCCCGTTTAAATATAAGAGAGAAACACACAATCAGTGTTACCCAACTGATAAAGGAGAGATATGTGCTACCTCTATTAATGACAAACAAACCCTCCAAACCTATGGATATTGTAAAACTTTTAAAACAATGAAGAAAAAAAAGAAATTGAAAATAGTTGGACAAAAGACTATAAAGGTAAAGACGCCTGTTACTATGCCTAAGTCATCTGTTTCTGAACCATATAATGAAGTATTCGTTTCCTTACTAGGCAAACTCGAAAAAATTATGATTCAAAAGGGTGAGCCATTTCGCGCACGTGCTTATCAAAAGGCTCAGCAATCCATTATGCTTTACGAAAAACCTATTACTTCACTCGACCAGATTAAAGATTTGAAGGGTGTTGGAAAAACTATTTTGGCGAAGTTTCAAGAATATTTGGATACAGGTAAACTCAACGCTATTGAGAAGGAGAAGGAAAACCCCATGTTCCTCTTTACAAATATTTATGGTGTTGGACCAAAAAAGGCACAAGCACTTATAGATAAAGGTATCACTACGATTGCTCAGTTGAGAGAAAATCAGGATGAACTCAATGACAAGCAGAAAATCGGATTGGAATATTACGAGGCCATTGAGCAACGAATTCCACGTAATGAAATTGTTCGTTTCGAAACGGTATTGACAGATGTATTTAAAGAACTTGGTTACCCATCCGCGTCTATGGAAATTGTAGGTAGCTATCGTCGCGGAGCAAAAGACTCGGGTGATATTGATATTATTATGACTGATACAACACATAATCCTGATTTGTTGAGTCGGTTTGTGAAAAAAATGGTAGAAATGAAAATTGTTATTCACAAATTGACTGACGGAAAAACAAAGGTGTTGGCTATTGCGGCTTTACCTACGAAAGGATCCGTACCACGACGTGTCGACTTCCTATATACACCACCAGACGAATTCGCTTTTGCTATATTGTACTTCACAGGTAGTAAAATATTTAATACTGTGATGCGTCAGAGAGCATTAGATCGTGGATATACTCTAAACGAACACGGTATTTATCATATGGTTTCAGGCAAAAAGGGTGCTAAGATTGATCAGGTATTTCCAAATGAGAAATCGATATTTGATTTCTTGGGAATGGAATACAAAACCCCAGAAGAACGCAAAGATGCCCGAGCAGTTGTTACCTCATCAGTGCCCGTTGTCAAAGACCCTGTGCCCGTTGTCAAAAAGAAGAAAACATTAAAAAAGGTAACCAATGTGGTTAATCCTATGGCATTGATGCGTCAATTTGTCAAGAAAGGCAAAGGACTCTTGGATACACTCTCGGAAGAAGAGTTGGTTAAAATGGTTGAAAAATCCAATGACATCTATTACAATCATCCAGATAATGTACTTTTAAGTGATGAGCAATTTGATATTCTCAAAGAGTATTTTGAGGCAAAATATCCGGGCCATCCTGTCTTAAAAAAAGTAGGCGCTCCAATTGTAGGAAAAAAGGATAAAGTTGTGCTACCATATCCTATGCCGTCAATGGATAAAATTAAACCTACAACGGGTGCTCTTTCGAAGTGGCTTGTTAAATATAACAAACCTAAATCCTATGTCTTGTCAGCGAAATTGGATGGCGTCAGTGGACTCTATGTAGTCGATGGTGGCAAAGCAAAACTCTATACACGGGGTGATGGTATCATTGGTAAGGATATTAGTCACCTAATTCCATCATTGCGATTGCCCAACCCTACTGTCCATAGTGACTATGTTATCCGTGGAGAATTTCTCATTTCAAAAGAGAATTTTGCCGCACATTTTAAAAGTAAGAAAAACGCGCGTAATGCTGTCGCAGGACTCATTAATAAATTGGTTGGTATAAATGAACACCAGTGGGTGGATTTTGTTGGGTATGAGATGATGAAACCTGAAATGGTGTCCGGAGACCAATTGAAAACATTGCGTGATGTCATTGATATGGATACTGTTCGTTTTGAATTGGTGGAAAATTTGAGCAATGAAATGCTATCAGAGAAGTTGGTGGATTGGCGCAGCGGCTATAAATACGAAATCGATGGTATTATTGTCGCACATAATAAAATTTATCGCGGTCGCAGTGAAAAGAATCCTGAACATGCTTTTGCTTTCAAGATGGTCCTGTCTGATCAAGTTGCCGAAGCAAAGGTTGTCAATGTGGAGTGGAATCCCAGTAAGGATGGTTATCTTAAACCGCGTGTGGAGATTGAGCCAATAGAATTAGGTGGTGTCACCATTACGTTCGCTACTGGCAAAAATGCTTCATTCATTGAGAAAAACAAAATTGGAATCGGTTCTATTGTGGAATTGGTCCGAAGTGGTGATGTAATTCCTGATATTAAAAAGGTTATAGTACCTGCTTCTGAGCCATCTATGCCCGATGTAGATTATCTTTGGAATGATACACACGTGGATATTATGTTGGTGAATAAATCGGCAGATGCCACAGTGAGAGAGAAAAATGTATTAGGCTTCTTCAAGGTTTTGGAGGTTGATGGTGTTGGTCCTGGTGTTGTTGCCAAGCTTATGAAAGCTGGTTATGATTCGGTACCTAAAATTTTGAAGATGAGTGAAGCCGACTTTTTGGGATTGGAGGGGTTCAAACAAACATTGGCAAGCAAGGTCCATACTAATATACATAAGGCATTGGATGAGGCATCATTGCCTACTCTAATGAAAGCCAGTAATATATTTGGTCGTGGATTTGGAGAGAAAAAGTTAGCCCCTGCGTTGGAAATGTACCCTGATATTTTGGTGGCCAAAGATAGCGATGCTAGTAAGGTAACAAAACTGATGAAGGTCAGTGGTTGGAGCACAAAGAGTGCATCCGGATTTGTGAAGCATATTGTTGCTTTTGTAAAATTTATGCGTGAATGCGGTTTAGAGGGAAGAGTCATGGGCTCTTCTAGTTCAAGTGGTCCAAAAATTAACAAATCGCATCCACTCTATGGTAAAAAAATAGTGATGACTGGTTTTCGTGACAAAGCACTGGAAGAGATTATTAAGAGTAAAGGCGGAGAAATGAGTTCTTCCGTATCTAAAAAGACGTTTGCTGTTTTGGTGAAAAATTTGGATGAAGATACTGGTAAAGCCGAGCAAGCGCGAGTATTGAACGTATCAATTATGACACCTCACGCATTTAAGAAGCTGTATGCTCTTTGAGAACCTGAGCAACATCAAATTAGTGTGTATGCTCTTTGAGAAGTCGATAAAGAGCATTTTTAAAAGTTATAGGAGAAACCTTTTTTAATTCCATTAATTTTTTCATTCGATCTAGATATAACATGTTTTGCTTCATACCTAGATCATCGTCTTTGCTTTTATTATTAAGACTTGCTACCTTTTGATATAAGGTTTTAACAAACTCATCTATTTCACTACTTGACATAAGTTTCCAATTATTATCCTTAAAAACGAAAATGCTGTTATTTTTATTAGTAAAAACGCGCACACTGTTATTTTCATTTTTTTGTAAGTGCTCTCTCAGTATTTCAATGTAAATCATGTTTTTCTTCTCAGTGAGAAGTCTCTTCAAATGAGTAGTTGTTATTTCTATTTTACTTACCCAAAATCCAAACTCTGTTCCGGGACATTTGCTTAACTCTTTAATAAAATCTTTTATAGTTAATGGTTTATGACTTCCTTTTAATTCCATTAATTCATTTTCCATTCGCTCCATTCTATTATTCATTTGTTTGAGAAGAACCAACATCTCATCCATTTTGTCTTGTATAGTTAATATTAACCAATATTATTGTTAATCAATTTTTATTCGCGCATTTATTTTTTATAATATTAATATAAACATGTCAACTCGTTCTCAAAGACTTAGAACTGGTAATAATAAATGTGGTATTGCCAATTTTGAAAATTGCCGTTATAGAAATGGATTATATGATGTTACCAGACAGCCTGCTGGTGATGGATTCGTACAATCAAATAGTAGACCAAGATTAGTTCAGAATTCACAACAATATTTAGAAATTCAGGTCCGTTTCCAATATGCTACTAGACAACAGTCATCTAACGTCTTATTACAGAAAGGTGCCGCTACTGTTGGTGCTCAGAGAATAAGGGGATTAAATGATAATACATTTACATGGCATCAACAGAGTGATCGTGTTCAGGCTCATGGTGTTGGAAGAGCTGCTGGTGTCGATATTAAACATAATTCATATGATAGATATCTAAGACGTAGAACTGCTGCCGCTATTCAGGAAGGTTGTCCACAAACACTTGGTAACAGAGCTCCTTTGGGACAATGTATTGTTGAAAATAACAAATATCAGAAGGTTAACAGTATTCGTTTCAGATGTTGTCCGGCTTCGTGCTAATAAATTATTTTTATTTTATTGCTATTATATAAAATAAAATAAATGCGGTTTCAAATGAAAGGATTTTCCAAAAATAATTATGTCACTAGTAATGTGGCTAATAATAATAAATTATTGAAAGTCTCTAAGAATATATATCAATCACCACAATTAGCAACACCAATCGATTTTAAAAATATGAAAAAAAATTTACAAGGTAAACATAGAGGGTGTTCTTCGTGTCGTGGAACATTTTAGACCATTGTTTCATTTTTAGCATTTATCCAATCTTGTTCTTCTGTGGAGAACCATAAAGTTTCTAAATTGTTAATTGTTTGTTCCACAGTTTCTTCATTTTTGAATGGATCCATTAAGCGCATTATAAATGGATTCATCTTTTCGGGATCAATCAGTACCTTTTGACGAAACCTTGTTGATTTTTGCGAATATTCCAAATAATCCACGAATTTAGGACGAGGACGACAACAACACAATATGTTTTTAAATCTTCCATATCGTTGTTTTTCTACATTCATTATCTCTTGACGAAACATTTGATCTATAATAGAAAACCCGGATTTAAGTAATAAAATCTCGTTTAGTAACTTCTGTTTCTCACGAAATAAAGTCATCACCTTGAATTTATAATCGCGCGACATCTCCTTGCCACATCCGTGCTGCTTTTTCTGAATTTCATATATCCATGCTAATTCATTTTTTAAATGTTTTAACTTTGTCATAACTTTCTTCTTGTAATCATCTATTTTTTTTATAATAGAAAAAACATTCGTATTGTAAATGACTGGATATTTTATGCGAATAGACTTAGGAATAATAAACTGATTTGTCTCTTTTATTTCCGCTATTTTCTTTTCCACATCCATCAGTTTATTAATAACTTCCGTTTCTATATTTGTCTGATTCGCGAAGCTCTCGTTTTCATTTATCGAATTCCGGAATAACAACACCTTACCTGAGAGAAACTCTACACTGGATTGAAGTTTGTCATATTGGTGTGATGATATTTTGTGTGCTTCCGCTGAGGCATCCAGTTTTAAATAATTCACCAAAGCGAGAAGAAATGCTAAAAAGGCATTGATTGCTGAAATAAGAGTTTCTCCCCACAGTGTACACTCTGTGGCTTGAATAATAACAGACGCCGCTGCTGACAGAGCAATAGCCGGCAACATCAAAAAATTCAAATATGTATCGGCATAAGTCTTCGCCTCCATATAAATTATTTTTTGACCTTTCAAATAGCTCGCTAAAATATCTAATGACGACGAAAAACTATGATTCTCATCTAAATAGGTATCATTTATTTCGCGTTCAACATCTTTATATGTTACTTTGTTTTCTTCGAATTCGCCGTAAATTTCATCGTGATTTTTAACTGATGGTTTAAATGGTAAACTAGTGGGCGTCGTTTCTAAATGTTGTATACTTATTTCTTGAATACTTATAGCATCCGGTTTACCCCACTTTTTGCGGAATTGTTTTACATCATCATCGTTTCCGATTTTGGTCTCACTTTCGTGTTCTTCATCGATTTCTATTGATATTGACATATTTGAAAAAAATATTTATGCTTATGTAATTGAGAGATTTTTTATTTGTTCGTAGACCCAAACCCACCTGAACCGCGACGGGTTTTACCCAACTCTTCACGGGTATCTACGATGGATACCAAAAAGGGTTCAAGATTGGGAGCGCAAATCTGAATAAAGCGCTCTGTATTGGAATCACTCAGTTCAAAATCTGTGCCGGAAACATTATCCAGAATAGCGCCCAAATTGCCACGATATCCGCTGTCAATAATGCCTACATTGTTCGCCAAACGAAGTGGTGTTTTGAGAGGTGTGCTTGACCGTGAATAGACTGTGTATCCAACAGGTTTTTCCTTATCATATGTATGATAAATCATTACACCAACGACTTCCATATCCAATTTTGTTGTTGAGTGTGCGGGAAATGTTAGCTCTTTTTCTGGGTTGAAAAGGTCAAAACCAGAGTCTGGGTGACTGTCTGCGTGGTAAGCATTATTGTGGCTTTTCATGCTATCGTAGTACCTTTTTTTCAGTGCCGAATTTTCAGTGAAAAGTTTCAGTTCATAAAAGTGCTCTGGCTGCTCTTCATTCATTATACACTATATATATGGTATTTTATATAGTGTATGTTTAATTATTCAATTTTTATTCTAGTTTCACAAGCCAAGTATTTTCAGTTTCTGCGTCTCTATTGATGGGTTCCAAATCATTTTCTAGTTCGACATTGTTTTCCGCAATAATACAATCAAATGGAGCTGTAATCATTTGTACAGATTTTACACTTTCGATCACTACTAAGTCGTCTCCCTCTTTTAATTCTTGATTTGGTTCGGCATTAAATTCAATGTAGACAATTTCTCCCATTTGTTCGATGGCTGTCTTTGTTACTCCGAACTTGGTGGATGAGTTAGTTCTCTCTATCCATTCTTCATTCGGAAGATATTCTTTCGACCTACGTACTGGTGTAGTAATAAGTGTTCTGATTCTTGGGGTTAGTAATCTATACATAAATAATTTATATTGATTATGTAATTTTTAAATATTTTCACATTATCTTAATGGACATTCAAAAACAGTGGTGTTGTTTTCATCAAAATAATAATTTCGTAATACATTAGGATCATCTCCCTGTCTTGCCTGTGGCAAGCATTGATTCGCATGTGTATAGTATGGAAATGATTTATCATAACCTTTTGGAAACAGCGAAGCACGTTTGGCAATTGCTCCGTCGATGGCACGACTTGATGAACCAGCAAAATTCAAAAACTTAGCATATTTTCTTGGAGCAACATATTTACCTCCAATATGGTGTCCTTTCGCACATTTTCCAGTTGAATCTCTAACTGTTGTATTTATACCACCATCTTGTTTATTAGGATACTTATAAGCAACTGTAGCTGCTAAATTTTCTGTGTATTGTTGTGAAGATTTCTTTACGTTATAATGTCCGCTTTCTGTCGATACCCAGTTGTTATATATTTCTTGAACTTGATTATTAGCAGGAGCTTCTGTTGCTCCATTATCGGTAAAATTAGAAGCAGGAATGTTGCGTTTTATCCAGCGATATTTTGTAGCTAACATACCCTTTGTGTTTAATGTCGATGGCTTAATAGTATGAGTTTGATCTGTACAACAATGATTGTTTGGAGAAACATCTTGTGGGTAATTTCCACAACATCCTCCATTTCCTTTCCATTCTGTTGTACCTGATTTCATGCGTGTTCCACCAATCGATTGTAGAGAATTTTTTCCTATATAACCAATATTACGGTATTGACCATTGAGGGAGAAACCGCCACCAGTAGATATAACAGGCACTTGGTTTGGTCCACGAATAATCATCCGGGCATTTGGATCCTTACCTGACTGATTATTAATTAGTTTAGCACGTCGTTTTAATGCTACAATAGACATCCTATTACAATAAACAAAGATAATTAATAATTCAATTCATTTGTTATTAATTATCTTTGTTTGAGTGCGTTTATTTCTTCTTCAAGTTTTTTAACAATATCGCGAAGTTCGTTAACTTCTTTGAATAAAATGGACACGATATCCTGTGTTATATTTTTGTTCATTTTTTCTTCTTCATAGATTGTTTTTAAACGTCTAGGATGTGGTGATGGAGGACGATTCATCTTTATACTTCTCCTCAACAATTTATTTCTCACCAAAAGGTATACCCCCCATAAATGACCAATGCTAATTATTTTGAAATCGTACTTTCACAGGTACAAAGTATGATGAAAACCAAAGGTATTGAAATAGATGACCAGTCATCCTTGATGAAAATTTTACGAATAGCAATGGAATGTGTAGAATTAATACGTGATGAAAATGTTAAAGGGTCTGAGAAAAAAATTATTGTATTAAAAGTACTCGCTGTCTTAGTAGAGAAATCTAGTCTCGATAAAGATAAAAAGAATTTATTGCGTTCGATTATTGGAGGCGGGTCATTAGAAACCACCATCGATATGATTATTGACGCATCAAAAGGACAATTTGAATTAAACCGTAAAACTAAACGTAAATTGTTAGCGTGTATGGGCGAGTGTTTAGTTACTCTATCGCGTAAAAAACAACCTGTTAATGATACATTACCAGCAAGTAATGTAAAAATTGTTAAGGAAGCTATGTTATAAATAAACTATTAGATATAGTTATAGTATTAGGATGAGAGAGAGAAAATTTGGTATCGTATTAAATCGTGTCATTGATGGCGACTCTGTTGATCTTGATATTGAACTTGGATTTGGTATAGTTTTGAAAAACCAGCGGTTGCGAATTCGTGGAATAGATACACCAGAATTACGAACACGGGATGAGAGAGAAAAACAGCATGGGTTAATGGCAAAGACATTCGTTATTGAATGGTGTACTGACAAAGTATTTGAATTAATTGTCGATATGGATGACGACCGTGATAAATTTGGACGGATTTTAGGCGATTTTTGTGATACTGATGGGATGCGTTTGAGTCAAGCATTACTTGATGCGCATTTGGCTGTTCTTTATGAGGGACAAAGTAAAGATGATATTGCTAATAAGCATTTGGAAAATTATAAACTTTTAACAAAATAAACTTTTTAAAAAGGTTAACTAAAATACATTAGTTAATCTTTTTTGGTATAATAAAAAGAAAAACGCTTCCAGTGAGACTTGAACTCACAGCCTCTCGATGACTCTTTGCCACAAAAGTGACAAATAACAGTCGAACGCGCTAACCAGTTGCGCCATGGAAGCAAAAAATTCTTTTTATTTTGTTTTGTATTTTATTTTTTCAACTCAATATTAGTTGGCTCCTAACGATTGGTTTTATTCTCAATCTCGCCACCTGGTCACATTTGTAGACCATCCCCCTTAAAAAATATAAACACATACGCACCATCCTCTCGTAGTAGTAGTCCTCTCGTAGTAGTAGTCCTCTAGTAGTAGTAGTCCTCTCGTAGTAGTCCTCATAGGCATTTCTATGCCTATGCTCCAAATTTAGTAAGAATAGCATTCGTGATGTCTATCCTTCTAGCCGCTCGACCCCCTTGAAAAAATAGATATTTACATTCGTGATGTCTAATATCTAAACTTTTCTGATTGCGGCATTTTATACCGGCTTACTCATTGCGGCATCTCTAATTGATACCGGCTTACTCATTGCGGCATCTCTAATTGATACCGGCTTACAATATAGGTTATCCACCTATATTACCTTTTTATACAAACAATGTCTGCTCCGTAGTCTTGATCATCCACCAGTCGGGTCCATCGCGCTCGTCGTCCTTCTTGTTCATATCCATACCTGCGTCCAAAATAGTCAGTCCATCTGCGCCCTTGCGAAAATAAAGAAATTTTTTATATACGATCACCATTAGAATGCTAGGAACCTAAAAAAAAATTGAGTTTGTGCTGTACGTTCCTGTACGGGGTCTCCCCCGTATATGGGCTCAAGAGAGAATTGAACTCCCGACCTCTCGCACCCAAAGCGAGAATCATACCACTAGACCATTGAGCCATTTTATGCGATGCTGATGTATGGTCGATTACATCAACATAACATATATTAGGCAATGGTTTTTAAATCCTTTTTAAAAATAAAACATAAAAATAATACCTTGATAGCAATATAAGTATATCACAATGTCTGTTTCAAGTTTACTATCTACTGATTCTTCTTCCGAAATTAACACCCGTATTAGACGTGAACGTATTATCGTTGATGAACAAATAATTAAGTTATCTAATGTTAAAAAATATTTGGTCACGCGAACAACGCCAAGTTTTGAAAAGATAAATTTAGCATATTTTCTCAATCATCCAGCAACTAAAAACTATTATGAGAAGCATGTTTACTTTCTACATTTTTTGATTATTTATAAAGAGTCACGAGATGTTGATCAGTTTCTCAGAGATCATACTAAAAGATATGGGGAATACGCCACAAAAATGCTTGTGAATTTCCCTCTCATATCGCCTACCGCTAACAATGTTGTTACGGCTCTTATGTGTTGCGCACATTGGACTAATAGTCCTGATATGGCGCGTATATTGTACCAATGGGGTGCCGATTTTTCTCTTATGGATTTAAATCGGAAATATCCAGAAGAGACATATGGTGGGCCTTATTATAATCATTTAGTCGATTATATTGGTCAAGGTTGTTTTGTTATTGGATACAGATCCAAAAGAGATTTTGTAGAGGTCGCACATGAAATTTTATATCTAGCAGGAGAAAGAAAACCTCCCGAAGGATGGATGCCTCCTAACAAAATGGTTCAATCAGTAGGATAAGAATGATATTTACGTACATTAACATTTAACCGAATAAGCTAATACACCAGCACCTACTAAGCCAAGAGCCATACCTAAATGGTAATTGTATTGAAATGTGCGGTACACATTTAACCATTTTTTTTTCTGTTCATCATTATTCAAAAAATCTAGCATCCATGCCGATTTAGGCATTAACGTATAGTAAAAATATTGGACCACAAATGTTGTCGACATAACAATACATATACGAGACAAAGCATATGTCAAAAACGATGAGTTTGTTTTGGAACTCTTAAAGAAAGCCATAGCAATAAGTCCTATTATAGAGAGAGCTAATCCCAATCCATAGCCCTGCATGGCTAAATTTCTTCTCTCATCTACAATTTTATCAAATACCTTTTTCTGGGTTTCATCAAGGGATTCCTTGTATTCAGCTACAACTGGGTGTCTATTCATCAAAAATGTGAAGATCACATTTCCTAAAATGAACATGAATGCTATTAAGCATGATGGACGACATAAACCAATACTTAACATTTCCTATTTGTATTATAAAAATATTAAATATTTATTATGGATAATTGTTATAATTATAATGACTATACCTAATCATAACTATCTTGTTTATAAAGATATGATTGACTCCACGAATAAAATGAAGGAATTCATTGAGAATAAAACATATTGCTTCAAATTACAGGATGCCCTTTTCATTTGTAGAGAGAAAAATGCCAAGGGTATTGTCAAGAATAAATGTGACCAACTTGACAAGTTTATTAAACAAATAGACTGTTATAATCCATATAAATAATACAGTAGAGAATCAGATAGGATATAAATATGACTATTGAAGAAGCTCATCCATTGCTTAGTCAAGAATCTCATCATGTCACTGAGTGGAAAGGCATTCTTTTGAATTTTGTATTAGGGGGAATTGCTGTTGCTGGAACTAGCTGGTTGGGTACATTTATGAGCCCTCTTGTGGGTGCGATTTTTTGGTCATACCCTATTACTATCTTACCTTCCCTCTTCTTTATGAGACAGCAAGGAAGAAATAATGAATACTTGGCGAAATTTCTTGTTAGCACTACATTTGGTCTTATATTGTTAATGGGAACCACAATTGCTCTCAGTATTATTATACGACATAGTTCACAATCCACTACGTCATTGTGGATAGCTGTGGCAAAGGGTAGTGGTTTATATATTCTCGGTGCTATCTTCTACTTTTGTATTGTTAAATATTGTGGATTATCTCACTATTTTATGTAAATATAAATACTATTTATAAAAATGTATATAAATAGTATCAGTATTTTATGATTCTCTACAACACATTCTTGAATACTTTTTTAGCCAGTTCTGGATTTTGTTTTGTTATTGATATGCTTTTGCCGTGGCTAAGATATAATGGTGCTCTATTGTCACGATGGGATATTGTCAAAGATTATGGTCATATGATACCACTTGTTTCTACAAATATTGTTATAAGTTATCCATTTTTTTATTATGTGGAAAATAAATGGCTATTAGACGAGAGTTTTATTGCCAATGAGTGGAGTTGGTATATTAATATTGCTAGTTGGATATTGATGACCGATTTCATATTTTACGCTGTACATTGGTCTCTGCATCAACGCACCCTTTATAACTACATTCATTCCGTTCATCATCAATACAAATATACTTATGGTATGGGAGCAATTTATGCTCACCCGGTGGAATTTTATATTGGTAATCTACTTCCGGTTGCTATGCCATTAGTCGTCTGTCAAATACCATTTGATTTATGTCAATCTATCGTCATGTTCGCCACTTTGTTTACGGTGATTTTCTCTCATGGTGGATTCATCGTTTCAAAGTCTCATTTAAACCATCATTTAAAATACAGATGTAATTATGGATTGGTATTTACGGATAAAGTATTCGGAACCAAGAATTACGATGCTATTGAGATTAAGCCTTGGGAACCTGAACCAAAAAAACAGGTTGAAACAATATTAACTACTCCTCGGATTCGAAGCACGTGGTTATAAAAATTGAAATTCTTATTCATCTTACAGTGGATGGCATATCCAACCGTGAAATTGCTATTATGGTCACACAATGTGCCGTCTGTCTCGATGAACTCGGAACGAAAAATGTGATGACTACCGAATGTGGTCATACTTTCTGCGCTACGTGTATTATCACAAACCTTCATCATTCTAATAAATGTCCTATGTGTCGTACTGTTATTGATTCTGACGCTAATCATGGTGGTAGCGGTAATGGTAATGCTTTGCCTATTGAGGAAGTGGAGCAGCAGGCACATATGCTCATAACCGCAATGGACATAAATGAACGCATCGCAAAACAAATATTTGATGCCTATCCTTATTGTGAATGGGATTCTCTACCCAGTGACGTTAAAGATGTAATGTTGAATAATATTCAACGTGGATTTTTGAACTTTGCAATGGACTTTCATATGTTCATTCATCCAGAGGATTATACCACTGATGATGTGCCAGAACTTGAAGATGATCATCTTGACAATCACAATCACAATCACAATGACAATGACAATGACAATGACAATGAGGTTCAGATTGTACCTACGCGACAAAACACTGTTATTGCTCGACCTGTTGAACTAAATGTTCCTGTGCTTTCACCGGAAATCAGTGATCTTGTTCATAATTTGGACAGGATTTCAGATGAACCTACACGTATTCGCGACCATGAACCAGTAGAAGTAGAAGGACATGATATCATTAATATTATTAATAATGATATGCAGAATTTGAATTTGAATTATCAAATTATTAATTGGGGACGTCTTGACCAAGAACCCATTCCCAATATTGAGTTTGATTAAATTAAAAATAAAATATATTACAATTTTATTACACCTTCGTACATTTTATGTGCGTGGTTACTATTATCTTTGTAATACTTTTTTGTTTTTTATATGTATAATGGCTATTCTTGGAAAAAAATTAGTATTGGATATGGCGCGTATGGCTGCGTTATCTTACGATTCGAGTGATAAGTTGGATACTGCGTATTTGTATGAACGCCCATATATGAAGGGATGTCACCAGATGGCGCTTCTCTCTATCAAAGAAAAACCTTGCTTTGTATCCAGTGAAGAAGATTGCCAAGTCGTCGTGGCAAAGTATCTTTGTCCTGATGATAAGGAAAAACTTGTAGTGGCATTTCGCGGCACTGAATCCGGTGAAGATATACTTACCGATTTGAATATTAGTCAAGAAAAACTCCCGCTGGAAAATATGAATGAAGAAGATTGGCCACTTGTCCACTCTGGATTCGCGGGGCAATTTTTTTCAGTGAATACAAAATTAGACGACGCTATTGCTGATGCTGATTCTGTTTTATTTTGCGGACATTCCTTGGGTGGGGCTTTGGCAACTGTTGGATCCGTTTATTATGGATTTAAACATCCTGGTAAACCTGTGGATTGTGTCACCTTTGGATCTCCACGTGTTGGTGATGTGCGTTTTGTTGACTATTTTGATAAGCGTGTCGGATGTAGTTTGCGCTATGTGAATGATAATGATCCAATTCCTTGTGTCCCTACACGTTGGCGATTTAAGCATGTGGGTGGATTACAATGGCTCAATCAGGATGTGGTTCAATCAGAGATTCCTGTGTGGCGTTTTTATCGCTTCTTGAAAAACACATTATTAAGTGTTGTGGGATATGGATATAATGCTTGTGATGACCATAAGTGTGATAATTATATCACTGACATAGAGTCAATTGTAGTTAACGACGATGACGACGTGTCTGTTTAACTGCGTGTCTTCTTAGATTTTTTAGAATTTTTAGATTTTTTAGATTTTTTAGATTTTTTAGAATTTTTAGATTTTTTAGAATTCAGTAGGATGACTTCTTTTTATTCAGATGATGAAATTAAGAAACTAGAAACTTTTTTATAGAGTAAAACTTTATAGATTATTTAAAAAGAATAATTGTATATAAAAATCCTCATATCGCAGTAAAAAGCATTTATCGTCTTACTGCGATACCTATATTAATTATATATCACAAGAAGTATTATCACTAATAATAATACCTACAAGTTCACCCGGAGTGTAATTCCATCCTCTTCTAATAGCCATATCGACAAACTCTTGTACTACTTTATTTTCAACAATACAATCGTAAAACTTTTTTGATGTTTCTTTTTTTAATATACTATTTACGGACATTATTAACTTTGTTCGTTCACTTGCTTGAAGACCTCCTCCACGTCTACGAGTTATTTTTCTACTTTTTTTTGCTTTTTTAGTTTTTCTTGTTTTTTTAGTTTTTCTTGTTTTTTTACTCTTACGGATTTTTCTTGTCTTTTTGCTTTTTCTACCTCCTTCAAAATACCCTTCATCTGGCATCTCCTCTCGAATTCTTATAAGGTAAGATTTAAGTGCTGCATTTAATATTTGATCAGGAATATCCTTAATCTCACTTGGACGCATAACTTCATATTCCATAAATAAATTGCTACAACAACTTTGGTATATTTGATTATTGGTTTTACCGTTAATGTTTCTAATTGATGTTAATAATTCTGCTCTATTCATTATAATAAAGAAAGAAAAAAAATTGAATTCAAAAATGGTGTATTGGATGAACTAAATAACTTACTCAATTATGCCTATGGCAAACACAAACGCATTTGATACCGCTAACACCAATACCCCTATACAAACATTGACAAATTTGTGGGGTGACAATGGAGTAGCACAAGTGAAGGCAACAGTTCTCCTTGTCCCTAAGCTTCACTTTAATAATAACATTACACAAGAAAAGGTGATTAGTCTCCTTCGTCACCATGGATATATTCGCATTGAATTCGAATCCTGGCGTGATTTTGTACTCAGTGATGATAATTTTGCTATTCTAGATTATCATCAGCAGGGATTTAGTGGCTATAAAGATGCCTATAAAAATGGAATGGTGAATTCTCAAATTACAAATGATGGTGTCTTTCCTATTCTTATCGTAGAGCGACTTTACATAAATGTTATTCCGACTAATATCGGAGAGGCTGATTATGTAGAGGAAGCTACGCGTCAGATTGTGAATGATATTCATTAACTCGCTTTGCTTTGATATGCTTCGCTTTTACCATTCTAAAACATCAGGAAAAAATTTTTTTATCAGTCTGTCATAATATTCGCGCAATTTGGGTAAATCTAATTGGGTGTCAGTTTTTGTGTATAAATCATATTTGTTAAAGAGTTGGACGTGGGGTTTCATTTGTCGATCTCTCTCATTTTCTAAATGCTCATATTCATTATTGGAATGCCAAAGGTAGAGAGAATGATAACGAATCATGTAGTAAGCTTCCTCAGGAAGCGGGATTTTATTATGACGCAACATACGATATAAATATTCATCGTGTCCCCAGGAACATAATGTAAAATCTAGTCCACATTGTGGATGATATAATCCATAGTTGTGTTTGTATTTTGAATTTGATAAAGAAATAAATTCAGGGAATATGATTGTATTGGGGATGGGACAACCTAATATAAAAGTGTCACCCACTAAACCCCATTGGGTTGATTCAGAAGTGCCGTCTTCATCGCAACCATTAAGGTATATAACTTTACCCAAATCGTGAATAAGACCGACGACTTGCATCCATTCGGGGTGACCATCTTTGCGGATCCCCTCTGCTGTTTGGAAAAGATGATGGTAATTAGGGAGAGAAATATCGGGATCACTTACATCACGAATTTGAACCTTATCAAATAGTTCCCAGAATGTTGCCTTGTTTTTGAACCGACAATATTTTTTAATCATACGCATAGCGTAGGGCAGTGTCTGTTTTTGCCGTTGAATTTTGTAGAGTTCTTTTACCTTGGGATCACAGTTCTCATAATCACGAAATATATTATCTGTCATATATGTTATGTAAATAAAGAATAAATATGTCTTTGATAAATTGTAATAATCTACTCCTAAAATATTTTTTCTTATGAAAATATTATAATCAATCATAAATGTAGATATGTCTTGGAGAACAATCCGCGATCCTATTCATTCACGATCTGAACCTGTACAGATGGAATTAGAGGAAGCATTAGAACCGGAACCTGTACAGATGGAATTAGAGGAAGCATTAGAACCGGAACCTGTACAGATGGAATTAGAGGAAGCATTAGAACCGGAACCTGTACAGATGGAATTAGAGGAAGCATTAGAACCGGAACCGGATCTGGAACCAATGGAGTGGACATTACCTGAAAATCTTACACTTAATGTTCATGGTAAACATGTCAAGGTATTTGTAGTAAACGCTCATTCTTCTTTTGATACCACTGACTTTTCTACGTTGCCAGAACAAACTCGACAACTGGTTACACCATTAGGTGATGGAAGTGTAAAATATGTTACCTTAGTTAAACCTGGATCAATTTGTTGGGGGCAGCTTGATATTAAAAACCAATATTCTAATAATATTGAAAAATATTTGACACCTGATGGTATTTTTAATTTAAAAGGATATGTTGATGAAATGTCCTCAAAAATTAGTGCTAGAACACACCCATCAACCGAAGCCCCCTTGTCGGAGGCAGTTGAATCAGAAGCTAAAATTAGTGAGACGGGAACTAATCCTGCTATGTTAGATTTCTCGTCTTATTATGGTGAAAAGCTTGGATTATGGGATTTATCTAATATGATAGCAGAAGGCGATTTTACACCATTGGAAACCACTGATTTCTTAGGTGTTAAACTACCTAATGTGCCAAGTGGTACTGGTGGTGGTACTATTTTTGCTAGGACTCTTATAAATATGATATTTAGCGCATTAAATGGTCCTGGAAGAAGTAGATTTAATGATGAGGTTTTTAATACTACTGTTTTTCCTATTATGGATATGGTTGTTACACGTTTAGCTTCTGCTACTCATGATTCTAATCTACTGCTACCATTATCATTTATTTCCTATTTTTTGGCGTTGCTGACACCTCTGGACAATGATATTTACATTATTTTAACTAGTTGTAGAAGTGTTGATGGTATGAAATATTCTGATTTTTTTGGTCCTGTTACTCCTGCTACTGTGACAGTTGAAGAACAAGGAGCATTAGAAAGTTTAGGTGCTTTGGAATTAAAAAAACATCATATGGAAGTTAGTATGTCTTCTAGTTCTTCATTACCTTCTCCTGAACTATTTAAGCATTTATTTGCGCTTAGAGAAAAGTATAATACAGACTTAAAAAAGTTAAGGGATACACAAGCTAAAATACAGTTAAAACAAGGAAGAGGTGATTCAACAAGATTAGCAGAATTAGCCGCCAAAGCGCGGACCGAGAAAGATATCTTGCATAAACTACATAAACAAATTCAAATCACAAGAGCTCGCTTGGAAGGGGCTGGTGGCGGTGCTGCTCCTATGGAAGCAGGAAAAAGAAAAAAAACTCGTAAACACAAGACCAAGAAGGCCAAGGGTCGGCGTAATGCCAAGGGTCGGCGTAATGCCAAGGGTCCAACAAAAACCAAAGGTCGGCGTAATGCTAATGGTCCAACAAAAACCAAAGGTCGGCATAATGCTAATGGTCCAACAAAAACCAAAGGTCGGTCAAAAACCAAAGGTCGGAAATAAAATTGATTAGTTTATAATTAGTAAATCTAATTATAAATTCTATAAGTATGATGTCTTCTAATCACAATATGAATCGTGAATCATTGTTGGATGCTATTGATAAAATTAGGATTTACAAGAAACAATATCCTTTGGCATTTAAAAAGTTGGCATTAAATTGTCCTTGGAAAGAAATAGTTGAATTATTCAATGACCATTACAAGGGTATTGATGTTGATTTTATGTGTAGAGATAAACATATGGCTCTTACGGTTCGTCATATTTTGGGATTCGCTAAAATCTTGAATGGTTCTGCTACCAGTTATATTTTGGAAGAACTAGGAGAATTTATTGATCTTATTCGTGAATGTAATGTGGTTGTTATGAGTGAGCGAGAGCCTGATATGGAGATTGAATGGAAGACAGATGGCAGGGGGCGAAAGTCGGCAGTTACACAGGCTGATTTGAAATGTAATGCGCTTATTTGCGACCATTTGGAGGATGTATGTGCTATGTTGTCGCAGTGGATGGGTCATGGGAAAAAGTATATTGTGATTAGTGAGGAAAATGCCGAGATGCCATTTGAAGAACGCGCTAGTGAAGATGTAGCTGGAGCTTTCTGGGTGGATCCGCTTGATGGCACAGCGAATTTCATCGGTATGGATGCGGACACTGGTCAGTTTTTGGATAACGATTTCACAGTAAACATTGCTTATTGTGAACCAGTAAAAGTTATGGGGGATAATGGTGTAGAGAGAATGCGCTGGGAACCGAAATTCGGCATTGTTTCGCTTCCAGCGACGGGAGAAATCTACTATGGTCATTGCGATTGGGGTAGTTTTAAGATTGATGCTGATGGCGAAGAGATGCCTTTGGGTTGGACCGAGGATTTGTTGAATGGCAATGATATTGATGTTACTCAGTATGTTGGACAAAAGTTGTTTGAAGTGGGTGATGGACGCCCCCCTATTCGTGTTGCTGTTTCGGCTAAGCATCCAGATCCAAAGACTAAGGGAATCTTGGAGCGATATTTTGGGGAGCATTATCGCAGTATTTCTGCTGGAAGTAGTAAGAAGATTTTGATGGTGGTTGATGGGTTGCCTCGATGTAATTGTTGTGAAGATGCTAATGATGGTGCCGATATTTATGTGCGTCCTGGACCCACAATGGAGTGGGATATTGCTGCTGCGCATGCCGTATTGAAGTTTGCGGGTGGAACTTTGGTAGAATATGTGGATGGAATGAATAACTTTTATGATATGCCCGAGGTGGAATACAACAAACCAAGTCTGTATAATACGCCTTTTGTTGCCCTCTAAATATAAAGTTTTTGAAAAAGTTTATTTTTTACACCTTCGCACATTTTATGTGCGTGGTTACTGTTACCTTTGTAAAAGTTTACTCAAACATTTTCTTCCTCGGTTGGTGCCACTTGAAAGTCGTCATAGGGTCTATAACAAAGACAGCATAGTATTCTTAAAAAAATTAAAGATAGTAAAACTCCAATGGCTATAAGTGCGCCTATTCTCTCTCCATAATCCATATCAGTTATATTATATTTATATGAATCCATTGTTCTAATATTTTTATCTACCAAACTGTATAATTTTTTTGTGTAGATGTCAAAAACTGGTATCGATAATTGTTGCCTGAACGAAGTCTTACCCATGTTACATTGTGTTCTATTTCTCGACATAAATCTACCATATACATTTTGTGTAACATCTTATATATTTTGTGTTGACAAAGCTCTGGTAAAAGTATAATTGGATTAATATATTCAGAATCGGCAGTTTGAGTTGACGGTCGAGGTGGCATAATTAATTTAACGCAATAGAAAAATTTATTCTACGAGATTTTTGAGAAAGAATTATAATATATGTGTATTGCTCAGCTCATACAAAGTGCGAATAATGATTCGGGTTGTATTGGCGACAATCGTGTCCTAATTGGTTTTCTGGTCCTTGTCCGATTTTTTCATCTTCACAAGCTTGACAAAATGAATCGGTTGATGACGGAGACGATGTATGAGACTGTGGTGGTGTGGTGATCTCGTGCTTTCGCTTCAAGATAAAGTAGTATGGATCAGAGAAGACAATTTTCACTTCCTCATCATTAAGAAGCATTTCTTTCACACGTTGGGCATTGGGGTTGGTTTGCCAACTCGCAAAATCAATGAATGTTGAATATCCCTGTGTACCATCTGATATAATTTTACACGCAAGAAGGGGATAATCGTCGGGGGCAAAAATACCCAGACCTAGTTGCGTTTCTAGAATGTATTTTAGTTGAGTTGATGTGATATTTTTATAAAGGAATGGGATGTAGATTCCTGGGTTTTTGGATGTCATTGAGATAGGTAGTGTAGATTTATTTTTGATGAGTAGAGAGAAAAGCATTTCAATTTTCTAAGGGCAAGCAACGCACGCTATGCGTGCTAACCTGCGCCATAGGCGATTGATTGGGAAAAATCTTAGTATAATATAAGAGTACTATGATATCGAAGATTTTGTCATCAAAGATGAATAAGAATTTTTTGTTTGTCAATTTTGGAATAATTTTGTTGTTTGCCGTCATCTATTATATTCAAGATTGGTTTGTTTTAACAAACATAAAACTCGCTCAGGAATGGGGATTACTAGAGAAAGATATCCCCAAGGAATATTATTCGTGGAAGGCTAGTCCAATTTATTACTATTTATGGTATTCATTGATTACACAAACAACTGTGGGTTATGGTGGTGTTATAGATACTGCTACTGGTAAATCCGTATCATTTTTGAAGTTGCCAAACCGATTGTTTAAGGCATTAAATGTATTACAATTATTATCTGTTATATTAGTTGCGTCTATTTTTTAAGATTGGTGAGCGATTGGTGAGCGATTGGTGAGCGATTGGTGAGCGATTGGTGAGCGATTGGTGAGCGGATTAGATTTGGTACAGTGCGATTTGCCGCCTCCCTTTCTAAGTCCCTTACCAATTTATTATAAATATTAACAAAAATAGGGTACAATCTCCCAAACCATAGGGAATTCAAATAACTCAGATATCGGTCACAAAAAAAAGAAATGAGTCACAAAAATATATACTATATAATACACACTATAACTACACTATAATGTGTATAAAAAAGGGGCAAGGGAAACAATAGGAAGGATTTTTTTGGGTTTTTATGTGGCAGGGGGCGGGTCCATCATCACCTAGTTAAGCAGGGCTACGCTGAGCAAGGAACGTGTGTCCCGTGATCCACTCGTCGCCCACCTTGACATCGATGTGAGACCAAGGGGACCCGTTGGTTGCGAAGTCGTTTGCGATGTACTCCTCTGTGGGAAAGGGGTTCTTCAAGTGCCACAACACCATCGAGGAGTAGTGCAGACCGAGTTTATCCTTGATGAAATGGTCGTCAATATTCTGGATGGTCAATGTTGCCGTGTCCTTTGTGCTTGGCTGGGCGGGGGCGGTGTTCTTGTGGTGCCGCAGCTCGTACGTAGCTACACCGTAAGCTGCTCCACCACGGGGAAGCGTACCAGGAGGTGGGTTGATCATCATCTCTTTGGATTCGCATGGCTGTGACTCTTCCTCGAACCGCGTCCCAGTAATCCACCCCGAACCGTAATCGGATGTCACCACCAGTACTTCCACATACATCCAACGGTTGGCAAAGCGAGGGGCACCTGGGTTCACAAGACCATCGAGGTAGGATTCAATGCTCGTGTGAATCGCTCCATCACGTGTGTGGATCTCGATTTGGTCCGCGATGTCGGTGCCAAGACCATTCTTGACCAAAATGGCTTCGGTCTGGTCAGGGTCTGTTCCTTCCTTACACGCCTTCTTCACCACACGCAAGACGTAGTTGGAATGAGCGTAACGAGGACCCCCAGTTGGAGCAGTAGTGTTGATTCCTGTGAATGACATGAGGAGTGATGTGTGTGTTGTGGGTTTTGAATCGAGTTCGGAATGAGTTGGTTTGGGTTGGAGAGTTATTTTTTTGACAAAAGAGAGATAAGTATTTCAATTTTTTCTCTCATACACCCATTTCTGGGTTAGTAACATAAAACTAAAATAACGGGGACACCTCGTACCCCTATAAAAAAGGGGGTCATAGGGGCTTGCCCCCTATAAAAAAAAGGGGGTCATAGGGGCTTGCCCCCTATAAAAAAAAGGAAGCAAGCGATAACAAGGGGAGGGAAAGGGGGGATTTTTGTTGGGTTTTAGTGCCTTTTTTAAGTGCCTTTTTTTAAGTGCGTTTTTTTCAGTTAGTGGATGGCTGCGAAAGCGTGTGGTAGCGGTTTCCTGGGATCCACTCGTTGTCGATGAGTACCTCCACATCAGACCAGGTGTCGGTGGGCGTGAACTCTGGCTTCAAGAGTGGCGTGTGGTGGTTGAGGTAATGCCCCAAGCTGTGGAAGGTCTCGCCTGTCTGTGTGCGGATGTTGAAGGTACCGCGAGACTGAGCCGCTGCCGAGCGACCCTTGACGAAGAGTGCCTCGGTTGCTTCCACATCACGGTTGATGGCGGCAAGCTTCACGCGAATGGTGTAGCTGTTGTTACCGTAAGCGGGTCCACCACGGCAGGTGGAATCCTGGAAGGTCACCGACCTCTGTGATGGTGGAGTCGTTGGCTTAGACTCCGTCGTTGGCTTAGACTCCGTCGTTGGCTGGGCTGGGCGCTTAGGCTGTGCCGGTGTGTGCGAGAAGTCGATGAACGGAGCTGGGCGCTGCTCTCGCTTGGGACGGTCCTCGGGACGGGTTGCCTCGCTCTTCTTGATGAGCCAGTACCAAGGCTCCTCGTAGACGATCTTCACCTGGTCACCGGTATCGAGCTTGTTGCGAACTGCGGTGGAGCTGGCGTCCGTGTTCCACTGGCTGAAATGGAGAAACACGACGTTGAACTCCTTTCCGCGCTTGGGGACGATGTCGACCCGCTGCAGGAAGCCGAAGCGGAGTTTGTAGACGATGGCGCGAATCCGCTTCTCCCCGATGTTCTTGAACACACGAGGGATCACGATGCTGTACACGATGGGGCGCTCATCGCGTGGCTTACCCTGTGTCGTCTGCTGCTGCTGCTTCCGTGCCTGAGCGTCAGCCGAGCGCCGCTTTGCCTTCTCTGGAACGGGAGCGATGGTCAAACCGCTTGGCTGGGTACCATCCGTATCGCGCTCTGCGTTACGTGGGGGCAAGTAGTCAGGCGAGTGCGGCATGAAGGGAGGACCGTCAGTAGGTGAGTGCGGGGTGAAGTCAGTAGGTGAGTGCGGGGTGAAGTCAGTAGGTGAGTGCGGTGTGTAGGCAGCCATTTTCTGAGTGTTGTTGAGAGTTTGAATCGAGTTCGGTTGGTTTGGTTTGGGTTGGAGAGTTACTTTGGGTGTAAAGAGAGATAAGTATTTCAATTTTTTTGTACACATACCGATATCTGGGTTGGTAATATTACGGAAACTTTTCCCAAAAGGTTAAAATTGAAATACTTATCTCTCTACTTAAACAAAATAACTATACAATGAAATACAATTACGATGAAGATTTTAATGTGACTTCTGTTAAAAAAGGGGGTGGATCACGAAAGAGTGGGGGAGAGAGAAAGAAGGGGGATAAAAAAGGTGATGGTCCAACATGCTATTCATCTAAACACGTGCGAAAACAGCTGGCTCAACAGGAAAAACCTTTGAAAACATAGTATTATTATAAATATATAAATATATAATAGTATGAGTGTTGTTATTAAAAGTTATTCTCAGTGTAGACAAGAAGAATTTGTATTAAATTATTTTAATAATAAAAATAATGGTGTTTTTATAGAATTAGGCGCATTAGACGGTATTAGACATAGTAATACATTTTTATTAGAAAAAAAATATAATTGGTCTGGTTTATTGATAGAACCATCACCATCACTTTACAAGGAATTAAAAATCAATAGAAATACACATACAGAAAATATTCTTGTTGGTGATAAAAAACAAGAAAACATAGATTTTTTATATATTGAAGATAAAACAAAATGTATTGGATTACAAGGCGTTGTCGAAAATTATAACTCAAAACATGTTGATCGTATATTTAGGGAGTTGAATAATGAACCCCACAAAATAATACAAATAAATATGGTAACAATACAAGATTTATGTGATAAACATAATATACGTAAAGTAGATTATCTATCACTTGATGTGGAAGGATCAGAATTAAAAGTATTACAGGGGATTGATTTTTCGAAACTAGACATTAAACTAATTGGCGTTGAAATTAATTATCATGAAGATAAAGAGGAAATTTATAATATTTTAAATAAAAATGGTTACACATACTTAATAACTCTTGGTGATCATTTTTTTATAAAAAAATAAGCTCTCTACAATGGGTTTTAAATGTTCAAAAGTATAAAAAGTTTAACTGAAATTTTTGGTTAAGTTTTTTAAATTTTTTTTTATAAGTCTCGTCGCCTGGATTCGAACCAGGGGCATGTGGAAAATTTTAAAAGGGAATAAACCCAAACCACTACAATCCACCGCTCTACCATCTGAGCTACAACGAGTTAATACAGAGAATCCCCGTATATTCCGACCGGGAATTGAACCCGAGGCTATTGCTTGGAAGGCAATAATGTTACCACTACACCATCGGAACGAAAACATTAAGAAAATAACAACACATGATTTGGATAGTCCTTACCCATTATACTCCCAGCGGGACTTGAACCCGCGGCCTCCGCGTAACTGACGTGCTGATGAGGTTGTGAAGCCTCTTGGGCATAGCATAATGCTATAAGCACGGCGCTCTAACCAACTGAGCTATAGGAGCGATAAAATGGGATTGGGACACATCAACACACACATATTGTGCTACATAGGGGATTATGATACAGGGTGTACGGTGTCAACAGGATTTGAACCTGCGCGGGTAAAACCCAATGGATTTCAAGTCCATCTCCTTAACCACTCGGACATAACACCTAATCCTTGTATACGACGCATATGGCAAGCGCCACACTCCCTCACGGGGAATTGAACCCCGATCTCGCGCGTGACAGGCGCGGATACTGACCATTATACTATGAGGGATTTTTTGTATAAAAAAATAATAAGCTCCCCCACGGGGAATTGAACCCCGGCCGTACGGGTGAAAACCGTAAATCCTAACCACTAGACCATGGGGGAATATGCTTATTGTGTGCTGACATCATTGAGTTCGCAAGAACAAATAAGATTATGCTGTTGATATTGCTGTGTGATGTCGAAATTACCCCCTGTGGGGCTTGAACCCACGGCCCTCAGATTAAAAGTCTGATGCTCTACCGACTGAGCTAAGGGGGCGTTGTGAACAATGATTGTTCGGTGTGAATGCTGAGTGCCTATTGTTTTTTATACGGTAACCATACAGTGGTTAGCTCCACCGCGGGAATCGAACCCGCCCGTTTCGATTTTAAGTCAAAAGAGTTTGTATCAGCTGTATGCACTCAAAGTTGGTCTTTGAAGACCAAAGGTCCCACCGAGACTCGAACTCGGGATGTGTGATTCAAAGTCACAAGTCATAACCACTAGACTATGGGACCATTTAGTATGCTGTCACCGTTGGATCGCAAGATCAAAACAAAATTGGGTTGCTGAGTTATTGCTGTATGGTGAAATTTGGTGAAATTTGGTGTCATTTTGTGTCTGACCCAACGACTATGTCCCCTGCAGGGTTCGAACCTGCGCCTCCGAAGAGAACCGATCTTAAGTCGGTCGCGTTAGACCACTCCGCCAAAGGGACATAAAAGGGTGCGACATCGTGTTTAACGAGCTCTAACCACTGAGCTTACATCACCCCAAAGGATGATGGTAGGATTCGAACCTACGACCCGCGCATATAAAGCAAATAATAGCTGTAACGATGTGTGTGTGTGTTTGTTGTTAAGGGCTTGCCCTTAAAAGTGACTCGTACAGGGTTCGAACCTGTGCCTCCGAAGAGAACCGAGCTTGAGTCGGTCGCGTTAGACCACTCCGCCAACGAGTCGTAAACCCCCGGCGGGATTCGAACCCGCGATCTCGTGATTAGAAGTCACACGCCTTAGCCATTGGGCCACGGGGGCGGGGATATTGCTAGCATCATTGAGTTCGCAAGAACAAAATAAGGGTTTGTGCGGTTGGTATTTGCTGTATGATGCTTTGGAGTTGTACTCCAATGACTATTCATAGGATTATATCCAAATCAATTTTTTACATTAATACCTACAAATTAATAGAGTGTAATCTACCACACCCTGTTCCACACTATATACAGTCACATACTCTCTATATCATTTTATAGGTTAATACTATTATAAGTATTTGGACTTTTTACGTAAGTCAGAAATGGGTGACAAAAAAAAGAAATGGGTTACAAAAAATTAAGGAGGTTTCTCTCTACTTTTGCTTCCCTAAATCGGATATACACATATAAGAAAATACAATAGATTATATAACGAATATCTATCTTATTTAAGAATTAGAAACCAATAGTAGAGAGAAAAAGTATTTCAATAAAACAAAAAAGGGGAGCAAGCGATAACAAGGGGGTGGGGAATGGTGTTTTTTAATGTTTTATGTTTTTGTTGGGGTTTTGATTATTCGGGATTTACCCATTAGTTGTCGTCAGCGAGTGTCTTCTTCGTCTCAGCAACGAGTTCCTTCAACTTCTCTGTGTTGTGTTCACAGTTGTAGTCGAGTTCGATGTCCATCTTGATGAGGGTGGTAAGCAGCTTGGCGCGCTTCGTGATGAGTTCCAGTCCTTCGATTTCTGCTTCCTCAGCGTTGTACTCAGGCAGTCCCTTGATGGTATCCTTCATCTTTGCCAGTGCAATCGCGCACTTGCATCGGTTCACGTGTTCAGCGAGGACATCGGTGGTGGTTTCATCGTTGTACTCAGGAACGAAATCCAGTTCGTCCTTTTCCACGAGCTTCCCAAGCTGAGTCTGCAGCTTTTCGCGCTTGGCGCGGTCCTTGGCTGCCAGTTTGGCCTCCTTCTCGGCCTTCTTGGCTGTCTTCTCTGCCTCCTTCTGTTCCTTGGCGAGCTGCTTTGCCATCTTCTCAGCCTCCTTTTCAGCCTTGGTAGCCTCCTTTTCAGCCTTGATCGTGGCAATGGCATCAGTCTTGCGCTCCTTGATGATACCCTTTGCGGTCTTGATGAAGTCCTTGATCTCCTGTACGGAGAGATCCTCTACGCAGTTGTCAGGGAAGAGATTGTCTGAATGTTCGACCTTACGCAGAGCATCGATCTGTTCCATGAGTTTGCTTCGTTCGTGGGTCTCCTTCTCACTCTTCGCCTTCGCCTTTGCCGTTGCCACCTGATCACGGATCGCTTTCTTGAATGCCGTCACTGCCTTCTGAAACTCCGCAAACTTCGCCAGGAACTCACTCGCAAAACCCGCATCCGTTGTCAGTTTCGCGAAAACTTCCTCCTCTGACATCTTCATCGGATCCTGCTTCCTCGTTCGCGACACCTTTGTCACCTTCTTCACCTCAGCTTCATCCGCACGCCCATCACCCACAACACACGCTTCAACACTCTTCATCATTTTATGATTGATTCTTCTTTTTCGGTTCGGAAATTACCTTCCTTCTTTCTTTCCTACTTATTTCAATTTTTTTTTCATACCACCCATTCACCTACTTCTTATTTTACGGGGGAGACCCCCGTACACCCCCCTTCGCAATCATTTTACGGGGAGACCCCTTCTCTTTTTTAAAATACTTATATAGTATAATGAATAACCAATCCCAATATATTTTACTATTTTTAGTCGGTGGTTTCACCCTAATTGGAATAAAATACGCATCTGAATTTGTATCGCCTGTTTTAGCTGGAATAATAGGAGCTCTTCCTATCGGCTTATTTAGTGCTTATTATTTAATATCACATAGGAATAGAAAAGGTTATCTTAAAAATTATATAAAACAAACAACATTAACATTAGCATTAGCTACACTTTACCTATATGGATTAGAAGTATTAGATGACAAAACTATATACATATTAACATTATTACTATGGATTGTCTATTCATATATTAGTGTTATGCGTGATTAAATTAACAAAATTGATTTAATTATTAATTATAATATTAGTCTACAAACAATGAATAATAAAAACATAGATAACTTCACTAAATGTGACGTATTTACACCAGAAAAGATAGCCAGACTTATGACATCAAAAATTAAAAGTAATGGAACTGTATTAGAGCCATCAGTGGGTGATGGAGCGCTTTTGAAACACATCGACATGTCTAATTATAGTCATGTGGATGTTTATGAACTAAAACAAACATACCTAGATTGTGTAGAAGATAAAGTGAATATGCGAAAATATTGCGTGGATTTCTTAAAACATGCTACCGAAGAAAAATACGACAATATTATTATGAATCCGCCATATATCAAGATTCAAGATCTAACAACAGATTACCGTGATTATATTCGTGATACTTTTCCACAACTCAGTGGAGGAATGGTAGATATTTATTACGCATTCATTATAAAATGTTTGAATATGCTTACTGATGATGGAGTTATGGTAAGTATTACGCCTAATTCATTTCTCTATAACAAATCGGCAAATAAACTGCGAAAATATTTGATTGATGGAAAATACATTCAAGAACTAATCGATTTTAAAACAGAAAAGGTATTTCCAGGAATTTCAGTATATTGTTGTATTTGTGTATTTACAAAAACACCAAAAACGCATTTTACTTACAATGGAAATAGTGTAGACTATGATAGTATAGACAAAACAGAATATAATATTTTTGGAAAGAAACAAAATGAAGATGGTAACAAAACATTAAAGGATGTATGTAAAATATCAAATGGTATTGCCACATTGCGAGACAAGATTTATATTCATAGTGAGCGATTATATGATGAACCGTGTTGGCAAGTTGTTACAGACGGAAAAAAAACAAAAACATATTATATATCCATATAACAACGGAAAAATAATACCTGAACCCGAATTTAAAGAACAAAATCCACAGACTTATCAGTATTTGGAAGAAAATAAAGCTGAATTGGCTAAACGTGATAATGGCAACAAGACATATGCGACTTGGTATGCTTATGGGCGAACACAATCTATTGTCAAACCAAAAGCAAAACGCGTAATGTATGTACCAACATTTATTAATCCAGTCGAATACAAAATGACAATATCGATGGCTCCATCTTTGTACCAAGGGTGTCTTTGTATTGAACCCAAAAATGATGCGGATACAGAAAAAATATACGACATTATCAAAAAAAATATGGATTATATAGCTAAGATTAGTTCCAAGCGATCCGGTGGATGGATAACCCTAAGCAGTCGCAATTTATATGGAATTCAATGGGTATGAATAAGGATTAACTGATATTATAAAAGTAAATTTTCTAGTACTGAGTCCATGCTAATAAATGGTGTTGAATCGTCAAATCCTTCTAGTTCAGGACATTTATCAAATTTGTCTCCAACTGAGCAATGATGTTTTGCGTTAACAATGTAATTCATCATTTCAAATACGACTCCGCGTTCGCGCAAAATCTCGTAATTGCTAATATCGTCATATGTCACCTTTTCATACCGAGTAATAATTTTTTCAGAGGATAAATATGGCGGATTATTTAACAAAACATTAATAGGGATAAGTTTGAGATTCGGATTTTTCCAATGAAGATGAACTAATTCTCCCGTCAAGTTCTCCCAACTATTATTCTTATTTTGTTTATAGTTCGTCATCACCAATTTCACAGGAAACACAACAATTGGGTGTGAATTACGAAGAACGACAATATCACATTTCTTTCTACCTGTTGAATTAAACGAATCTACATTGTGTTCTAATACACATTTATGGCTATTTGTAAGATTATTTCTCTCTAAAAAGGCATCGATATTTGATTTTATAAAACTGTGAAAATGATCAACCTTTTTTGAACTACGTGCTCCATGGGTAAAATAGAGAGCATAAGATTCACTAATTGCTCTTAGTAACGATTCGGGTGTTGCCATTGTTATATTTATAACTAGTATTACTATTACTATTAAATACAAATCATAATATCAATTTTTATCGTGTAAACATTTTAAATCGCATTTTATTATAAGTGCTTATAGTGGATTGAGATGTCGTCTGAATCGTCTCATTATCTTTATATTTATTTGTATGTTTTTACTATCGCATTAGGAGTATCAAAAAAGTTCTGACTATCCTTAAATGTAATTTGGTTTAAATACATAATATATGTAACAGCTGTGTCTTCTATGGTATACGGATAACTATTAGTAAAATGGTCAAAATGGAAAATATTATACTGTATTCTCTCCATATGGTTGATCAATATGTCACACGTCTTATTAGAAATATAATAAATAATACCAGCTGGTCCCCAAACATCTGGTCTATGCGATATCCGCTTTATTTTTTCAAGAGACATATGACCTAAATTATGAAGAGGGTTTAGAAAAATCCTCAGGGTGTCCCTTGTAGTAATTATACATACTGGTATCGAGTCGTAATTTTTTCAGCTCATTTATATTGTTACAATGATAGTCACGATAATAATAAGACTGTCCGAAAAAATCATATTTATTACCATTTAAAAACTTATTCAGGTTATCAGTATTAAACACCAAATCATCACCGCACCTCAATATACCTTGTTTGATTGTAAATGATTCATTTACGTATTTTATAGCCAACGTCAACTTTTTCAACAAATGAATATAAGAATCCTCACATTTTATATGAAGCATATTTCCTCTAAGTTCAAAATTATTCTTCATTCTTAAATCTCCTATAACATAAACTACTTTCCAATTTTCATAGGAATCATTTGGAAGAGAGAATTCCTTTAATCTGGTATTAAGATGTTTATGACATGTTAAAATTAAAATAACACCTTCTATATCTTCCTTTTTTTTATTCATATAAAGTAGTATATGAAAACGTCAAAAGTATTTTTACTAATAACGATGATAATTTTTATATTATATTTAATAATCAAGGCTGATTTTAGGATTAGTTATAAAAATAAGATGAAACAAGGGATAAAAAATAATTATGCTATAACATTGGGTTACTTACCCGATTTTTATTCTAAAACGGATTATTATGAATTCTATAAAATGATAGATTTACTTTCACCACTAAACAATGGGGGACTATTTCTCCCACAAACAAATAAAATATCTCTAAAAACAAAACAATTAGGTGACACAAGAGAGAAACAAATAGAAAATTTTATAAATATTATCAATTATGCTAACAAAAATAATGTATTTGTATGGATATCTGCTACAACATGTGATAATTTAGACGATGAATATTTGTTTTACACATTAGCCAGAAATAAGGGTTATCAAAATATAGGACTTACACTAGCTACATATCACAGTGATGTTAGTATACGTGTGGACAGCATACTAAAACAAAATGGACATATAAGATTAGTGAAAGGTTATTATTATGGTGATTTAAGCAATAATTGGCAGGAAGTCAGCAAATTATTTGAAGAAAACGCAGAAAAGTTAGCCAAAACAGGAAATTATCATTGTATTGCTACACAAGATTTCGATATACTTTCTTCTCTCGTTGATAAAAATCTTAATCTTAATAATATTGAATTCAGTTTCTTCGAATCAGCCAAAAATTATGTGAATTATCAAATACGGGAAAGACATTTACTTGATAGTTTACTATATAAATCCTTGTATATACCATTCGGACAAGTATTTCCGTACGTAGAAGATAACATATTATTATTAGATATACCAAAAATAATATCGCGTAAATTAAATCAAATCAGATACGATTATTTTGTGTAAGAATATTTATTCTAATTTAACGAAAGTCTTATCAAAATCATAATAATAACTTCCAAAGTGTATATCTTTAAATTGCTCTGTCCATTCACTGGGTCCCACCATAGAGAGATATTGGACGTTTCTCTCTACATTTTCATATAAATGGTATGTATTCCCACTAATTTTTTTACATTTACATTCCACTTTTTGTAAAATATTTTGAGTATAAGAATCTTCTATAATTTCGGCTGCTTCGCGTTGAAGTTGTTCCATCTGCTTTGCTATTTGTTTTAGTTTTCCATAATGTAAATAGTTTGTTTTTAAAACTTCAAGTGTATTATGATCCACATTTTGAGTATTAATAGCTAAAATTAATTCATTAGCGTGTTCCTTATCTATCTTTGAGAGCGACATAATATAATATATAATATAAAATATAAAATATAATGGATTATGAATTTTGATTTTTTTATTGTCAAGACATACCAGATGATTTAAAATATCTTGAAAACGAATTACATATCTTCGATAGAGAGGATAACGCTTTGTGTGATTATTATGCGATAATCCTTGACAAAGTAAAAATCGTAGGAACATCAAAAGCAGAAATTTTTCACCATACTGTATCACAAAAATTATTAAAAAACTTAATTCCGCCACTAAATTAAGGAAAATAGATAAACCTAATTCAAAGGATGATATTATTAATTTACAAGCAGTAAATATAGATGACGATTATCAAGGAAAAGATTATGTACTAAATTAGTAAAATTTATAATGGAAGAAGTTAGAAAAATAGATCCAAAATATCGATTTTTCTTAATATATAATGCGTCTGAAACATTAGATGGTATACCGGCTTGTCGTTGTTATGTAAGAAGTGGGGGAAGAAGCAGGTTATAATGTTTATTATGATGAAACAAGAAATCATTGGTTATGGGGAGAATATTTTGATACATTGGAGATGTCAAAAGAAGAATGTATTGGAGGTGAAAATATACCACGTGAGTATATGTATGTGATGCCAAAAATGGAAGGTGGAAAAAAAGAAGTAAAACACGTAGAGGTAAAACACGTAGAGGTAAAACACGTAGAGGTAAAAATAACAAATCAAAAAATAATCTAAACTCATTCTAATGGACTTTGAGGTTGTATTTTTTCCTTGTAATGATATTGACCAATTGGACCCGAACATAATTAAAATTGTAGAACAAGACAAAGATGTTATTAGAGTAAATGACACTTATATAGGTAAATTCCCCTAATAAGAGTAAAAAGTCATTAAATCCATATAACATCGAAGAAATAGGTGGTAAGTTTGTTGTTAAAGATCCTAGTAAGACATTTACAGATAGCGAATGGTATTGGATAAAAAGATTTAAAAAAATTAACAAGAAATATTCAACAAACAGAAGAAACATTAAGTGCTATGGGATTTTGGCCTATTGATAACATTGAAAAAAATACACCTAGGTTACAAGTTCATTGGAATAGTGATTTTATTAAAAGCAATATTGATGAAAATACAGGCAAGGAGTGTGGTTTTATGGCATTCCTTATTGATAAAACGGCCAATAAATTAGCAGGAATAGCAAAAGGAAATATTATTCATCCACGTGATGAAGCAGGAGATTTTCCCAAAGATAATCCAAAAATACCATTAGATAGAGAGTACGTTTACATATCTAATGTGGATATTCATCCAAATTATAGAGGGGAAAGGGTTATGTAAGCCATTTTTAAAAGAATTTATGGATAAATTTACAGAGTTACCAGAAAAGTACACTAGTTTTTATATTGAAAACGAATCCGACACTGGTGAAGGAATTCCAGCATGTCTTTGTTATGTAAAAGCAGGACAAGAACAAGGATATGAAGTATTTTATGTTATAAGAACACAAAAAATAAAGTAGAGCTTATGTCAACAGACGAATGTTTTTTCTCTTCGGAAAACCCATTTGAATTACCAAGATCTTATTTTTATATCAAACCATCAATGATAGGTCAGGAAAAAAGAAAAAAACTCGGGGTAAAAATAAAAGCAAAAAAAATGGTAAAAATAAAAGCAAAAAAAATGGTAAAAATAAAAGCAAAAAAAAATAATCAACATCTAATATAATGGAATTTGTATTTTTTTCCTTGTAATGATTATGATGAGCAAGACCCTAGAATACTTAATATTATTGAACAAGATAAAGATATCGCGATAAGCGAAGAAAGATATACAGGAATATGTGCTGATGGAAAACAAAGGCGTTTAAATCCAGACAACATAGAAGAAGTAGATGGAAACTTTGTTATAAAAAATCCTGATAATACATTCATTGCTAGAAAATGGCGTATGTTAAGAGAGAACAAAAAATATGAGAAAAACCACTCACAAACAGAAGAAATTTTAAGACTTATGAATTTATTTCCAATAAGGGATATAAAAAAATTACCATCATCAGAAGTAGTTATTTGGCAGAGTGATAATCGTAAATTCCTGGTGATTGTCAATATATGGCATTTATGATAGATACAGAAAAAAGTAAGTTAGCGGGCGTAGCGAAGGCAAAAATAGTAAATCCACTGAAAAATTTAGATGATTTTCCAAAGGATAATCTAGATATACCTTTGGACCGAGAGTATATTTATATTTCGGAAGTTGATATTCATCCTGACTATATGGGAAAAAGGTTATGTAAGCCATTTTTAAAATGGTTTATGAATGAATTAGCAAAATTACCTGAAAAATACACTAATTTTTATATAGAAAACGTATCAGAGACAGGTGAAGGAATTCCGGCTTGTCATTGTTATGTGAAAGCAGGTAAAGAAGGTGGGTTTAATGTGTTTTATTTTAAAAGGCAAAATAATAATGTTAGAGTAATGACTACTAATGAATGTGTTTATTCAGATGAATCGCCTATAAAAATGCCAACAGCATATTTTTATACTAAACCAGCTATGGTCGGTTCAGGAAAAAAGAAAAGAAGAAAAGCCAAAAATACAAGAAGAAAAATCAAAAAGACAAGAAAACTGTAAATTAAATAATTCTATTATAAAAATATTTAATTTATGATTATTAATAATTTACAAAAGGTTGCTCATTTCCATAGCGCGAATCATACGGGTAACACCAATACCACCACCATAACGCTCGAAGAAATCCATTTTCAAGAACTCATCGAGTTCTTTATCAACGCGTTCTTTGGAGAACTGAGTGTATAAAATATCCTTGTATTCGCCATCACTAATAGTGTAAAACATATCACGCATTTCCTCCTTATCAGTACTGCGTTCAGCGGAACCAATAGTCTCAACGCCGTGTAAGATAACGTCAATCTTGTTCGAGTTGTTCGATGTGAAATCCGCTTTCATGTTCCAGAAAGGACTGGTGTAAAATGGAAAGTTCTTCAAGAAGAAAACTTCGCCGTGTTCCTTAGCGAGCTGCATCTCGTGCTCGTGCTCGATTTCAGTGGTATTTAATTTTTCAGCAACATCCAAATAGTCGCCTTCTGGATATGAATCGCCTGTCTTTCCAAATCCTAAATGTTCTAAGAGTTCAACCTCCATATATTGAAGATCGTCGACATTTCCCTTAGCTTCAAATTCGAACATAGGGAAGATTAAATCGTGACGGCCTTCGACTGGTTGTGGTTCATTGCGATAACTGGTGCTCACACAGAATGCTCCATTAATGTCAGGATTTTTAAGCAAGACATCTTCCAACCACATTTGACCGGTTTGAGGTAATGGCCAGACATTGCCATTGTATTGGTAGGTGGAGATGGTCTTGGGGTCCTCACAAGCAGCAAGAATACTGAGAGCGTTCTGTGTATGGACTTCAACAAAGCCTTTTCGTAAGAAAAAACTGCGCATTGAGTTGACACATTTGCTAAACTTGAAGGGGTCGATGAGCTTGTTCATTTTAAAACGACTATACTAAATTTTTTCTAAATGAACTAATTTCTATAATAATTATAGAAATGAATAAAATAAGTATTATGGATAATATTATGATTGGCTTAATTATTTTTGTCTTAACATTTTTGTTTTTTTATTTAATTTCCAAATATAGTACATACACGCATAGTATGGCAAAGACGCGTAAAAACAATGCTAATACCAAAATAAAGGGTATTGTAGTTCTAGAACCGAATGAATACAATATAACAGGAACAATTATATTAAATGAATCAAGTAAGGGAATTACATTAGAGTATGTCATTAATGGTTTATCGGATGGTGCGCACGGATTCCATATTCACGAGTTCGGGGATTTACGTAACGGATGTATAAGTGCTGGACCACATTTTAATCCATATGGCAATGTTCATGGTGGATTAAACTCTCCGTCAGACAAAAGACATCTTGGTGATCTAAGTAATATTGTATCAAAATCTGGAAAATCCAAGGGAAAATTATTTGCTCCTGATATAAAATTATCTCATGGAATCAATGCTGTTTTAGGACGAATGTTAGTTATTCATAGTGAAAAAGATGATTTAGGGAAAGGAGTCGGTAAGGAGCGAAAGGAATCACTCATTACTGGCAATGCTGGTAAACGTGTAGCATGTGGAATTATTGCGAGGAGGAGTTAGTTGTTGGTAAGTTTGATAAAACATTATCGCTTACATTCTGTAAATTATTACGAAATTCAGCCCACTGATTTAATGAAGTAATAATTTCAGTATTTTGAGTTGTAACACCATCATCTATATTTATCTTATTTTGAACTATTGTTTTCAGTATTTCCAAATCACACCACGATGCCATATCAGCCAAAATTTCTTTATAATTATCTTGATACTTTACTAAATGAAGCGAATCCTTTGCGGATTCAACGTCGTTTTTAATACCTTTCGACACAAATTCCGTATGAGAAGGGTTTGATAAACCTTCACGGGTTTTACCTTTTATGTAGCCCATAATACAAATAATGAAGAAAACACTAAATAACCCAATTAATACACGTTGCATGTTCTTAGTTAATTTTAAATTAATATCAAGTTTCATTCTCCTACATTAAGCAAATATTTTTTTAAGTTAGCTACACATGGTTTGCTCAATTTGCGTTGTTTATTATTAGCAATTTCATATTTAAAAACATCCAGAACTGTTTCATCACCCTCTAATGCTTTGACCAACCCATTCACATTTTTATAAGTTTTCAATAATATAGTAGCTACATTTTTACTGACGCTTGGTATTTGAGCCAACATGAGAGCACTAACAACTTCATCACTTAAATTACCTTTCTTACTAATTTTTACTGAATCTAAATATGTTTTCTCTTGTAAAGACGGTGGATCAGATACTAGCTTTCTGGAAAACTTCGCAATAATCTCAGCTGTTTCACTCAATGAACTCGTGCATAAAACAGAAAATCCTTTCAGGTAAGAGAGACTATATAAACAACTATAAACAGTACTTTTATTATAGAGTGGTGACGATCTATCTCGTGGTATATAGTTTTCGATATCTCCTTCAATAATATAGTAAATATGATGATTGGGTAAAGCACACTGTTGAAGTCGAAATGACTGCTCTTCATAACGCCCATCAGCAATACTACTCAACAAATCATTAATTGTTTTTCTTTCAAATAGCATAACATCCTCGTCACCCTTTCTTATTAAAATATCCCCAAGTGGAATGGCAGTTGATTCCATTTTTAATTCATTATATTTGTTCTTGAATAATTCTATAAGAGCTTTTTCTCTACAATCAAAAATAATATTCATAATTAAAATTATTAGTTATGAATAAATAATCTTTAATGTGTTTTTATAATTATTAATTAATTTAGCGTAAAAGTAAAGACTTTTTACCAACACCACCGGCAGTGAGCTGGTTACGTTTGGCTGTCCATAAGGCACCCTGGCATGGGACACCTGGGCGCGAAGCACCGCTGACACCAAAGTTGCGTAAACTGATGTTAGCGTTTAATCCAGTAACAATGAGTAATCCAGATTTCTTGTTGCCTCCGCAGGTTGGAAGGTTCTTAATACTGTCCTGGTGACGAGCGCGTTTAGATCCTGTCATAAGTACCATGATTATATACTACACAAAGAAAAAAAGAATTTAAAAATAAGGGTATAATAATTTTAATTAATAAATTATCTTCTAAATGACAACAAAAAATTTATTAATTTCCGAACAAGAGCTGGAACAAACAGATGAAGGACTTGTTTTTGACCCATTTAATCCCAAAAACAAAGAGATTACATTGAATGATGTTCAATGTATTCTTAAAACATATGGTTTACCTCCTAAAATAAATAATTTAAATTTGTATAAACGAGCATTTGTTCATACATCCTATGTTAAAAAACCAATGACAGAGAATATCAACAACAACATTACAATTGTCCCTAAACCCGATGATTGTTTACCACTTAAAACAAAGTCAAATGAACGTCTCGAATTTTTGGGTGATGGTATTCTTGAAGCTATTACTAAATATTATCTTTATCGTCGTTTCCCCAAAGAGAACGAAGGATTTATGACTGAAAAGAAAATTGCTCTTGTTAAAAACGAAGCAATTGGTCGTTTATCATACCAAATGCGTCTTCATCAATGGGTTCTTATTTCTAAACATGCAGAAGAAAAACAGATCCGGACAAATGTGAAAAAATTAGGATGTCTTTTTGAAGCCTTTCTTGGAGCAGTTTTCTTGGATTTTAATAAAATTAACATTGACGATGAAGAAGGATGGTTTTCCAATTTATTCATTACTGGACCTGGTTTCCAAATGGCACAAGTTTTCGTTGAAACTATATTTGAGAAGCATGTTGATTGGAACGAAATTTTAAACAATGATAACAACTATAAGAATATATTTCAGGTCATAATTCAGAAACAATTTAAAATTACACCTGATTATGTGGAGTTGGCAAATACAGACGAAGAGGGATACACAATGGGAGTCTATATAGCTCTTGGAGCACCTATTTATACATTTGATACCAACAATGCTAAACAGTATTCCGAATTTGGTTCATTAAATGCCATCCAAGAGTTTCATGAATCAAATGGACCCGTTTTGATTTTTATGGGCCAAGGAACTAATAAAACCAAAAAAAAAGCTGAACAAGAAGCGTGCGAAATTGCTATAAAAATTGTTCAAGAATAAAATTATTGGAATATATTTCATTAACAAATCTCGTATGAACACCGCATAATTCCATCATCGGTATACCTTTTCAAAGCAGGTGTCAAATAATTCTCACACCATTTCTTCTGAATGTTATTAAAATACTTAATAACGTTTTGTTGCGTCTCACACATTCCATCACTAATTGGAATAGCATAATACCTCAGTTTCAGTTCTTCGCTTCTCAGGGTTGGATTCGCATCCACTACCTGTTCAAGTGTAAGATCTTTAAATGAACTATACGTATAGCCACTTTCTTCGTCATTCATAATATCTTCATCTGTAATGGTTTTGATATCATTATCAAATACAACTGTAATATAAATATTAATCTTACTATTATTATTTTCACTTCTTGATGTAGGTTTTCGTACTTGAATTCCATAAGATGGGCAGGTAGTTACAGAATCCTGACAGGAACCATTCGAACGTCTCACTTTCAGAATACGAGGTAGATTATGATACTTAAAATCAAAAGTGTTTGGGAAGGTGCCAAGTTCAAGATATTTGTATAGGCAAACACATTCAAACATCCATTTTTTTTTACAACTATATTGGATTCCATTATAAGGATACATCTTACGCAATCCAATCATTCTTTCATAAACCATATCCTTAGCATCGTGTTGATTACCATCAAACTGACACCGTCCTACAAAACATAGTGATGTAAATCCTATTCCACATGAGACTTGTGTAATGATTGAAATACAATTTTTCTCTTCTTCTGTCAAATATTCAAAGTCTTCATCTGGCTCAGCATTTTCAATCGCGGCTTTGAGTGTTGGAACATACATATTTTCCTCGGTATGGATCGATTAAGATATGTTGTATATGAGAATAAGTTTTAGCACTTCAATTTTTATATTTTTACTAATTTATTTCTTTTGTGTTAACTGCTTCTGCTTTGGTTGGTTGTTCTGTTACTACATTGGTAATTGTGTTTGATGAAACACCAGTTACATTTGTTGATGCTGTTTGTAAAATACCATATGAATTCGCACCGTGATAATAACGCTGAGCTTCTGTAAATAATGGTGAATTACCTATATCATCTCCACTTGTAATAACATTTGTTAAAACATTATTTAATAATTTTATATCAATGCCGGCCGAAACAAATATACCAATATTACCTTTCATAAAATGACCCATAGAGTCTCCTTCTGGCAAAAATTCTAAGGTTGGTGGCAATAACTCCTTTGGATCAGATTTACTCCAATCTATCACCTCTTGGGTTATATTAATAGATCCTAAACCAGGATATTTTTCAGCTAAATAAAGCTGGGCATTTGAAAGAGAGTTTCCAACATATTTTTTATCATCATCCATGATTTTTTCAATATCAAAAACGTCGCCAAATGGACCAACCATTCGTTTACCACCATAAGCTCCGTCTCCCACATCGCTAGCTTTAAGCGCCACTATCTCAACAGGATGAGTATCTACATCCCGCATAGAGTTGTTCATTATTAAAATATCTTGATTTCCGGTCATTGATTCTGTTCTCTCTTCTATAAATTTATTAATAACTACGCCCTTTACATTAAGAACAATACCATACATATTACCATCATATTTACCAGTTGTATTTTGAAAGTATGTAGTTTGAGGTTGATTATTTAATATTTGAGTTGTAGCTAAATCTACATCAGATTTGAGTGCTGTATAAACAGGAGATGTCTGTTCTCCCTTTTGTTCCAAAGCACGTAAAGCAAAAATAGATTGTGGGAAACTGGATAAAATTTTTATAGTAGTATTATTGCCCTTCATGACATTGTTAGAAACAATAGATCCAGTGGCTCCATTTAAAGCAACACCTCCAACTTCGTAATTTGTGATAGTAGTATTATAAACCATCACATTGGCATTCTCATTTCCATGTACACCATGATGAGAAGAATTTAATAATCCTCCATTCATAATGAGTGTATTAGATGCAGGTTTCCATCCAAATGTATCAATAAATGAATGTGGCCCTTGTCCAGGAATAAAAGGAGAATTAGCTAATTCTACGACTGCGAAAAAACGTTGTAATAAATTATGTTCAGTAGATTGTGTTATTGTCCTACCGTTTAAATCAATAACAACATTGGAAGTTTCTACGGCAATTGCTCCAAAAAAACCCAAATGATAAGGCCCATCAGTACCAATTGGATATAATCCAGAATCTATTTGTTGTTGAGTTGGAAATAAGGTAGGAGGATTGAAGACAATATTTTCACTTAAAACATAATACCCTGGTTTTGTAATTCTCAATGTACCTTTATTGAAATGTCTTTGTTGTAAATTAATTTTAGGAGATGTATTAATAATATTTTCAAAACCACGCATCATTCCTTGTTGTGAACCAGAAGCGTTCGCATATAAATTATCGGGAAATGTAAATTTTGGTAGCTCTGATTTAACAATATTATTTTTGTAATGAGTTGAACCCATTCTTCCTACAAATCTAGCACCTAGTCTATTTCGCTTACCTGACATTATGATATTATACAATATCATAATATTAAAATATACAATTTATTAATCTACCCAAATACTCACATTGTCGTCTTTATAAGCACCCGATTTAACGCTTTCTTGACTGAATTTAGCACCACCCCAGTTTGTATCCATTGGATTATCACTTTTTTCTAGTTTTTCTTGTGAATGAAACATTTTATCAAGAGGAACATCTACTCCAATATACTGATTTTGTTGATCAAATCCTGGATACTGATTCTTATTATATGGTGGATCATTGCGCGAAGCATCAATTAAAAGTGATTTACTTTCTTGTGAACGCTCAAATTCACTTCGTCTTTTATTAAATTTAAAATCATTTTGTCCATATCCATTAACAGTACGATGCCCTTTATCAGGAATATTAGCGTTAAGACCACCATCTGGATTTAATATGTCTGGACGCATCTTATAAACTTCACTGCCTTGGGCGTTATAACTCTGTTCCAAAAACAAAACTGGACAATTTATATTTTGAGAACGTTGCCAATTTAAAAATTCTACATATTCTTCTAAGTTGTTGAACACAATCGGATTTACACCAGGAATTTCCGCTTTACCACTAACTTTTAAATAAATTTTATTACCCTTTTTAACCAGAATATTTGGACATTTTTTTGGCATAGTAAACGGTTCATTAACATATTTAATTATGCTTTTACTTGAATACATAGATGTAACATAAATTCCTAATATAAAAATTACAATAATTAGTAATAATTTTTCCATGTGTATATATATAAGGATATGAAAATAATTAACGTTGCTAATCCATTTACTGACTTGGTAGAATTTAATAATTCTGTTCCTAAACATAAAGCTACTGTACTCGTATACACGATGAAGGGGTGTCCACATTGTGATATGCTTTCTCCTAAGTGGGAGGTTGTTAAGAAAATATTAAATAAAGAGCCTGCTTTTAAAAATGTTATGAGTGCTGATATTGATAGTGGTGTTTCGAATATGTTACCATTACCACCTGTCATGGGATTTCCTATGATCAAAGTATTAAAAGATAAAAAACTTCATCGCTTTGATGGCGTGCGCGAAGTAGATCCTATATTAAAATTTTTACGCGAAAAAGTTATTGATGACGAGATAAAAGTCGAACCTTTGTTAAAAACTATTACTACCCCACGTCCTACACCAAACATTGAATTGGATATTATAGATGTAGCAGGAAATAAGCGTGCTACCAAAAAACGCCATACCAAGAAACGCCATACCAAGAAACGTAATACCAAGAAACGTAATACCAAAAAACGCCACACTAAAAAGGGTCGCAATAACACACGTCACATCAAGAAACATTAATATTTACACTTAAAAATAAATTAGAGTCTATATTGTAGTAGAAATAAATACAATATAGATTATGTCAAACTCACAATCAGAACCAAGCAGTCCTACACGTTCATTGAGAAGTTATGGAAGCACTGATACAGTATCCAGTTCTGAGTGTTTTATTTGTATGGAAAAAACAGAGGATCCTATTATAAATGTAATCAATTTTGATGTATCGCGGTCTTGTCAATGCGAAGGTAAATTACATTCAAAATGCTATGCTAATTGGTTGAGAACTAGCGTTTCATGTCCTATATGTCGTACGCCTATCCCAATGGATGAGAATGTTTTACAACAAGAAAATCACCAGCAAAGACAATCACGAGTGATTATGAATACACACAATAATTTCATTATTGATAGACTACCCAATTATGTTATTGTACAACAGGCTAGAAGAGGTAGAATAAAAGTATTTTGCGAATATTTTTTCACAATATGTGGTATAATAATAGTTATTGGACTCGTATTTGTTTATTCTACAAGTATATGAACAACGAAAAACTGGATAGTTTAGAGGAATTGATATGGAGATGGAAAAATCATTATAAAATGTTGAATGATATTCATAAATCGAATATGGATAAAACAAAACTTGAAAAATGGAAAAACCAAATTGATCAGTGTTTCAATGAAAAAATTAAATCTAAATTATAAACAAGATTTATTACATATTTTTGAATGAATCAGTAATCCCGATAGTCACGCATAAAGCATTCTCCCTGCTCCGTCCATCGCACATATAAATTTTTCATTACAACGCCGGCCTCTTTGGCTTCATAAAATTTCGCCTTGTATATTGGGTCTGTTTCCGAAGGTACAAAGCTATCAGCATCACCACGCTGTATCACATAACACATCATAGCACGCGCATCTGATTCCTGCGAAATTTGAATCAAATCATTCAGATGTTTCACAGCTCGTGGGCTTACAGCATCCCCCTTCTTTTTGCGATATCCGTGAGGGAAAAACGCGACTTTTGGTTCTATCAGTAGAGGAACAGTCTTGACTTCTAGTACAAAATTTTGGCCGTCAATACCACGTCCAACAAAATCGAACCGCGAATTCAATATTGTTTTTTCTCTCTTATATATTTTCGTATTTTCCGATTTCATTATTCCTTCCTCCACAATTTTTTCAGCCAACTTTGGATTAATTCCCACAATAGTTTTTTCTTTCGTTTCTGCCAATTCTATCCGATATTCGCAAACACTTGTTTTAGTCTTTTTTTCCATTTTTGAAAGCAAAACAATTGCGCCTTTGTCACACAATCCATTACATCCGAGAGCAGGAGCATGAGCCAAAGCAAACACTTCCACACCGTCAACAATAAGTTGAACATCCGCAACGTAAGGGCTTTTACATATAGCCGATGGCCGTTTTATTACCGTTGCTTTAAATAGAGTTTGAAGAGTAAACAGGGGTTTATATTTATCTTGGACTGACATAGTACTTGACTGGGTTGTTGTTATTTTTTGTAAGTAGAGAGAAAAAGCATTCAATTTTTAAACATTTTTACGCAACGAAATGTGTCGCCCCAGTTCGTAAAATATTTTTCTCTTTCATCGTATTTTTTGAATCCCCAACTTTCGTATAATTTCACCAATTTATTATATCCGGAACTTCTCTCTTTCGTTTCTAAAAAAAATCGTGTTGACCTTGGAAATTTTTTTTCAAAGAGAGAAAACAATTCGCTAGAAATATTTTTCCCGCGATAATTTTCAAAAACAAAAATGGATTTTATATAAATATTTTTTTCTAGCCAAAAAAAAGAAATCTTACCAACATTTTTATTTTCCTTTTGAAAAGTTATCATATAATGATCCTCCAAATTAGTATGAATTAAATGATATGGATATGTATTATCCAGTATTTTATTGATAATACTTATTATAGTAATATTTTAAATATATTTTACCGTATTAAATGGTGATGGAGAAAAGCCATTAATCCAATGATTGGGTCAATGACAAGAGGAATATATGATTTTCTCTCACCTCTTAATGCCATCATAACAAAAGTAAAATAAAGAGCAGCATGGATTGGACGCAAATGATCCCACCAGATAGGAGCACCTAATGTCTCACCACCTGATTGTCGAGATTTAGTTAAATAAATATATATCCATCCAATGATTGGAATGGTTAAAATAACACCCATAATTTTGAGATATTTTGGTGAAACTTTACTAGCAATATATGCTAGTAAAAATCGCGCCGGTATACATAGACCTAGAAACATAGCCCATCGTTTTTGAAGATTATTCATATATACTCCCAAAACATTTTAAATATAAATTAAGTAAAAATACTTATATTGAATATGATTTATCAAGTACATCCACAGGTAAAGTTAATTGTATGTGATATGGCTGGCACCACAGTCAATGAAGGTGGTATTGTATATAAAACACTTGTAAACACAATTAAACGATTCGGTATTCAAATTGGTGATAACGAAATTAAATATTGGTATGGTGTCAATAAGACAGAGGTATTAAAGTATTTCTTGAATCGCGCAGGCGAGAACGATACCAAATTGCCAGATATGTTAGCTGATTTTAAGGCAAATTTGAAAAAGAATTACTTTGAAGACAAAACTATTGCGTTAATTCATCCAAAACTACCTGAATTATTTAATACATTAAGAAAAAGAGGGATTAAGATAGCACTGAATTCGGGGTTTTCAGTAGATATTCAAGAAGCGTTGATTGAAAATCTAGGGATGCGTAGTTTTATTGATGGATATATATCGAGCGAAAGTGTTCCTCATGGACGTCCTGAACCTTTTATGATAAAAGAATTAATGAAACGTTTTGATATTACAGATCCAAATGAAGTGATTAAGTTGGGTGATTCAGTAAATGATATTTTAGAAGGAAAAAACGCAGGATGTTTCAAATCTATTGGTGTTCTTTCAGGTGCTGAGAGGAAGCAAAATTTATTGGATGCCGGTGCTCATATGATTCTTAATAGTGTTATGGATCTACAATAAATAATTATATCTAGATAATCTATAAGATATGGATGAAATAAATTCCAAAATTAACGCAACAAGACGCGATAACTTATTAGAAGGTCAAGCTGTCTTGATGTATGGTTATAATGCTACAAATGATAGAATTAAATATGTTAGTGTAACTGATGATAATAAATTAGAAACAACTGCGTCAATTAGCGCAAGTGGTTTAGCAACAGAAGCAAAACAGGATGACATGATTACAATATTAAATAGTGTTGATGGCAAAATTACCACATGTAATACTGGTGATGTTACTGTTAGTTCTACTGTTCTCGCTCCTGGAGCCGCGAATGATGAGTTACAAAATGAAATGATTAATGTGCTTACTGATATCAATGATGGATTAACTATTAAGGGTAACACATCTGCTGATGGATCTGGTACTGATTACAATGTGGTCGTTGACGCTGATGGTCATCTTCAAGTTGATGTGCTTTCAGGAGGTGGTGGCGGCGTCCAGTATAATGATGGTGACACATTAGGTGCTACACCAACAGGAACTGTTATATTGGGAAATGATGCCAGTGGAAACGCATCCGTATTAACAATCAGTGCTAATGGTTTAGAGGTTTTTGACAGTGAAGCAGTTGACGCAATTAATGCTGTTGACGCTACATTAAGTAATATAGATCTTAAAATTACCACATGTAATACTGGTGATGTTACTGTTAGTTCTACTGTTCTCGCTCCTGGAGCCGCGAATGATGAGTTACAAAATGACATGATTAATGTGCTTACTGATATCAATGATGGATTAACTATTAAGGGTAACACATCTGCTGATGGGTCTGGTACTGATTACAATGTGGTCGTTGACGCTGATGGTCATCTTCAAGTTGATGTGCTTTCAGGAGGTGGTGGCGGCGTCCAGTATAATGATGGCGACGCATTAGGTGCTACACCAACAGGAACTGTTATATTGGGAAATGATGCCAGTGGAAACGCATCCGTATTAACAATCAGTGCTAATGGTTTAGAGGTTTTTGACAGTGAAGCAGTTGACGCAATTAATACTGTTGACGCTACATTAAGTAATATAGATCTTAAAATTACAGAATGTAATACTGGTGATGTTACTGTTAGTTCTACTGTTCTCGCTCCTGGAGCCGCGAATGATGAGTTACAAAATGACATGATTAATGTGCTTACTGATATCAATGATGGATTAACTATTAAGGGTAACACATCTGCTGATGGGTCTGGTACTGATTACAATGTGGTCGTTGACGCTGATGGTCATCTTCAAGTTGATGTGCTTTCAGGAGGTGGTGGCGGCGTCCAGTATAATGATGGCGACGCATTAGGTGCTACACCAACAGGAACTGTTATATTGGGAAATGATAATGGAAACGCATCAGTACTCAAAGTATCAGACTTAGGATATGGATTAGAAGTTTATGACATTGAAGCTAATAATGCGCTTTCTGAGACAGTTATCAGATTAACTAATATAAGTAATAGTAATAGTATTATAGAAACTAATACTGGATTTAACTATCAAGTAGGAAGTGCTCTTGACAATACAACAACCGCAAAGGCAATTGTTGGAAATGATGTTAGTGGCAACGCTGCTGTATTAAATATTAATGGACAAGGAGAACTCACAGTTAAAGATGCTGATGCCAATACCATATTAACAAGTATCAATGATGTACTTGTCGATGTAAATGACAAAATTACCGTAGGAAATGACACGACTCTCACCGAAGCACAACAAGTTTTAATCTATGGAGAAGTTACAAATGGTGGTTCAGTTGGTGAACTTCATCCTATTCATATTAGTCAAGCAGGAGACATACAAGTAGAAATTTCTGGTATAGAAGTTAAAGGTCAGGAAATTATGAATAACTCATTTCCAGTTGTTATTGCGAATGATCAATCTGCTGTTGAAATTAAAAAGGGTGCTGCTACTACTGTGACCTACACATCGGCAAATGATATTAATCCTAAACAAACAACAAGTATTGATTTAGATGGTACAAATGGATGTGTATCATTCTTTGGAAATAATCCAAACACGGGAGATCAAATAGGAGTTCAGTTTAGTGCTGATAATAATACATGGTATACATCGGGCGATTTTTTTATACAGACTGATTTTAATACTAATGATTATGCAGTTAATCTTGAAAATTTAGGTGTTAGATATGTTAGATTATTTCAGACAAATGATACTGCGACTGATCCATGGATATGGACAAATATTTTTTCTGTTCGATAAAAAAATTAATTATAATTATAACTATAACTATAAAGTTATCTCTTGTTAAACATAAAGTGATTGCGATGTACAAACAGATTTCAAAGTAATGGGTCCAATTTCTTTGAGTGTATGTTGAACATCGACATCTCCCAACATGTCCGCAATTTTCTCCATTTCATTCGCAATAGCATTAATCTTCAAAATCGCTTTCGTAAATTCTCCCAAGAAGATTCCCTTTCCTTTCTGAATTTTTGTCAAAAATGCCTTACAAGATGCGTCGTCTTCCAGTTTACACCACTCAATGACTTCATCTGCGATATCAAATTGAATGTCGTAGCACTCCCCGCTGAAAATGTTTGTTCGTACTTCTTCATTATAATAGTGATCTAATTGATGGTAAGCATTCTCCATCATTTGGGTAGTTTGTCCATAACCGCATTTTGGTATAGGATTTTTCACACTTCCGTCTACATTTACATTGGTAAAACACGAGAAGAAGGCTGCAAGCTCATTGGCATCACATTCACCAAATTTGTTGTAAGCGTCAGCCATCATCAACGGATGTGTTTCCTTGATGGAACGCGCTAAGACCGCGCGTTGTTCATCGTCTACAAAATGATTTGCGCGAAGAATTTCCTGAATAGCTTCCATTTGATATTTAACATAATTCTCAGTTCCATCAATTCGCTTCTCCCATTCATCCAATTCCACTTTCTTCTCTTTGAGATTCTGCAACCATTCGACTTCCTTTTTGGCATCTCGATAAGTTTCCAACAAACCTTCTAGCTCGCGCTCTTTTGTCTTTCGCACCTTATTTCTATACATACCCATATTGCTCTGAATATCATATATCTTATTCAACTCAACGAATGGCGTATTACTGTAATCACGTAGCGTATTACTAATAACTTCAACCTCAGATGCTATCTTTTCTTTTTCCTCCACGAGGTACTCCATTTGCTTTTGAATATCTTGATTACAAGCGCTGCTCTCAACAAACTGAGTAGGGTTTTCGGAATTAAGCAAAAGTGAATACGAAATCTTGAATTTTGATTCGATTTTTTGCGGAACATTCCCAAGAATAGTGCGATACTCATCATTTGTGGGCAATTCAAACAAGTTGGCAATATGAAGAACGTGTCCAATAGTATCATATCCACGACGACCAGCCCTACCAGCCTGTTGAGTATATTCGTGAGGCAAAAGATACCGCATACCTTGACCATCAAACTTTTGAAGTGCTGTGAAAAGCACAGTCTTTGTAGGCATATTCAGACCCACGGCAAATGTCTCTGTGGCAAATAGCATCTTAATGTACCCACGCGTAAACATAAGTTCCACCATTTCACGAAATACAGGAAGCATTCCAGAGTGATGAATACCTATACCTTTCTCCAACAATTTCACAATGATACTGTATTCAGGCAATGCCATAAATTCATGATAATTGGGGAATTTCGTCAAGATAGAACGGCATTCTTTTTCCACCTTATTCATCATAGTACTGTCAATAAGATGTAGAGAAACTTCCTTGGCAAATCTCTCTACATTTTTGCGCGAGTACACGAAGCAAATAGCCGGAAGCATTGTATTCTCATTCAAATAACGGATGACGCTGTTAAGAATATGCTGACGTTTGATGTGATGATTTTTTTGGAGGTGTGACCGTACCTTGTTAACGTTGCGAAAGTTGCGCTCTTGAAATCCATCGCTGGTTGTAAACAATTCAACCGGTTTATTACAAACCGATTCCATTAGCGATGCCATTCCCTTATCTTTGATTTTGAAAGCAGAATCAATAGCGGTAAGCCATAGATAGTGCTTCAATGGTACAGCACGATGGTCGGTTTCGCATAGTTCAACAGATTTAGGCTTTGGCTCATTTTTATGAATTCCTTCCACCCATTTAGCAAATTTTTCAGGGGTAGCAATAGTTGCCGATAGCATGACCAGTTGAACTTGTGGAGGTAGCAACATAAAGCATTCTTCCCAAACAGTACCACGGTCGGCGTCATTAATATAATGAACTTCATCAAAAACTACGCATCCTAGCTCGCTGTGAATATCAATATTGAATTCCAGCTTGCTTTCAGGGTGTCGCAAATTGTGTAGATGATTACACAAAATCTCAGTAGTCATAATGAGAACATCTGCTTCTGGATTATCTTTAATATCGCCAGTCAAAATGCCAAAACTGATATCTGGGTATTTATCTTGGAATTCGTAATACTTTTGGTTAGACAGTGCTTTAATAGGGGAGGTATAAATAACTTTTTTCCCAAGTTTTTTAACAATATGATGAATGGAAAACATAGCAGGAAGAGTCTTACCTGAACCTGTTGGAGCAGTAACAAGACAATGATCACCTCGTTCAATAGCTGCCAGCGCCCGCAATTGCCATTCTGACAAATCAAACGGGAATAATTCGCGATACTTTTGAACAAGAGCAATAGACATGGTTACGTATTTGTATCTTACCAATGATTTCTAAATAGAATCAATTATATTTATTTTTCTAGATATATATTTAGATATAGATGATATCTATTAAAAGTAGACAACATAAATTACAAATATTCAATAAGATAAATCAAACAACATCGTCATTCATTTACAAAGCAAAAGATCAAGATACAGATAAAGAATTGGTAATAAAGATAGAAAGAGTACAAGGTTCTAGGGATCTCTTAAATGAAGTAAAAATAGCAAAATTTTTGGAAGATTGTCCAGGAATTATAAAAATTATAGATTATGGTTTTTATGAGAACAAGCGGTTTTTAGTATATCCTTTTCTCTCTCATTCTCTTTTAAAAAGGGATTTCTCACGGGAAGAATTACATAAATGCGCAAAACAATTAATAAATACAATGGAATATATTCATTCAAAGGGAATAGTTCATTGCGATATATCCGCTCGCAATATATTGTATTCGTCGCTTAGTAAGAAATATTATTTGAATGATTTTGGTCAATCACGTCATTATGATTATACATTAGAAGACGCAAAAACAACAGAGCTAGTAGGGTCACCTACATATTGTAGTCATTATATACACAAGTATTATGAATATATGCCTCGCGATGATCTAATTTCATTGGGATATTTATTATTCTATTGTTCAACAGGCTCTCTTCCTTGGTGTGGGTTAAAAACTTGTCGTGAAATTAAAGAAAAAAAAATAGAATTCATAGATGAATATTGGGATGCTAATATCCCCCAAGAAGTGAAAATCTTTTTAAATTATTCATTTCATTTAGGGATGAATGAGATACCAGATTACTCTATATTATCAAAATTATTTAATGAAGGAGAGATAAATGAACGCCGTATGAGTAACAATAATAATATATTAGCGATACCAATTTAAAGACGTATTCACTAGTATGTGTATATTATGTCTGCTACTGAGAGAGTCACGGCACGTGTGAAGTGGTTTAACAACAAGTCGGGATATGGTTTTGCTTCCACCCTTGGAGATTCGCCTCGCGATGTTTTCATTCACCATACTTCTTTAAAGGTGGATAAGGAGCAGTATCGCTATCTGGTTCAGGGTGAGTATGTCGACCTTGATATTAGTGCTATGAAGGATGAGTCTTCTTCGCACAAGTGGCAGTCGTCCAATGTCACAGGAGTTCAGGGTGGTATGCTTATGTGTGAGACCCGTCAGGAGATGCGTGATAGTGACCGTTCGCATACCAAGGGTGGCACATCCAAGTCAGGAAGAAATTCTGGTGCCGATGCTGTTCAAGAGTAAAAAATAAAAATTTAATATCATTATTTTATAATGATCTTAACTCAAAATCAAAAATTATATATTGCGCAAATTTTTAGAGTGATACTAACGTTATTTATATTATATGGGCTGAATATTTCCTTTTTTTATAAAATTATTTTGATTATGTTATCAGATTTGTTAGATAGAGATATTCCAAATATATTTTTTTCTAATTGGATAAGTGGAACTTCAAATACTTACCAGCGTATTGATAAGATTACCGATTCTATTTGCTATCTAATATTACTTATATTTCTAATTAACTGTAATTTTATATCAATAGGTTGGAAAATAATTTTGATAACATTGTTTTTATTTAGAACTTTGGGTGTTTCTCTCTTCTTAAAAAATAATGACCGTAAATATTTATTTTATTTTCCAAATTTTTTCCTTGAAATAACCCTTGCCATATCAGCAATTAATGAGTTTAGTGGATTACACAAATATACAAATTTAATACTCGTATGTGTTGTGATTTACAAGATATTTACAGAATATATACATCATTATATGCGTAATTAATTCATTTACTATTTTCTAAGTAAATATTAATACAAATGAATTTTGACGAAGACTTTGATGAAATTCTACAAAATTTAGGCCAGCTAAAAAAAAATATCACAGTAATTCAGAATCAAATAAAATCTCTGGAAGGGCGTGTAAAACGCGAAAAAAATAAGCAAGAGAAAAATAAACAAAAGAAAAAGAAGACAACATCAGGTTTTGCCAAACCTAGCAAGATATCCGAGGAACTCTGTTCATTTTTAGGAAAAGAAAAGGGGACAACCATGGCGCGTACGGAAGTCACAAAATACCTTCATAATTATATTAAAGAAAATGCTCTTCAAGTTGAGTCCAATAAAACACTTATTATTCCAGATACTAATTTAAAAAATTTATTACATTTAGATAGCGATAGTGAAGACGCGAAGGAGATTCATTTTTTCAGCTTACAGAAATATATGAATCAGCATTTCGTATAGGGGCAAGGCCCTATGACCCCCTTTTTATAAGGGGCAACTCAACGCACGCATAGCGTGCTAACCTAAACGAGTTTTAGGTTTTTCGAAAAGCTCTTGTGGCCAAGTGGTAAGGCGCTGGTCTAGTAAACCAGAGATCGTGAGTTCAATTCTCACCGAGAGCTTTCTTCCATATTTTATGGCAAATAATTCATTTCTATTATTTGTTATAATATATTTTTTACACCATCGCACATTTTATTGTTCAAATGTCTAAAAATATTCCTGAATAAGACGGGCATTTGAGCGACAAGGGCAAGCACACCAACGATCATTGTAGGTATTAAATTCCTTTTTTTCAACTATTTTCCAGGATTTATCACTCAGCGAAATTGGTTTGCGTGTGTTATGACGCTCACAACATTTACAGCTAGCAAATGCTTTGATGAGAATTCCGGCATTTTCTTTCGTTTTTACAATATCCTTCGCGCAAACTTCCATATCTTCACTCCAATACCCGCCATAAATTTGTCGTGTGTCGTTTAGCACTTTATTATAGACATCAAATACTTGATGAGCTTGTCGCGCTGACATTCTTTCCCTAATCGGGGGATGATAAGGTTTCAATCTAAGATTATCTTGACAACATTGTCCCCAGCTTGGACAAAAGTGCTTTACATCGTAGAATGGACCACTCGTTTCCTTTCGATGTGGGCGTTCGTTCACATAAGGTGAAGGGCAACCGTCATATTCATAGTCCTTATAATTTGAATACTCTTCGTATTCGTCTTCGTTTCCGAATCTGGATCTGGATGATGGCATAATTAACTATTCGGTTGAAGGTTAACAATTGCGTGATATCAAGAGAAGTTTTTTAATTTCAATTTTTTTAATTTCTAATAATAATATAATGGCATCACCAGATGTTAAGAAATATGGTAAATTTTTAGTTGATCCTCAATCAGTAGATCTTATGGGAGTAAAACTACAAGATTTAGATTTAACATCAAAAAACAAAATCGGTGAAGGAGCATTTGGTAATGTTTATAGCCTTCGAGATAATGAAGGACACGAAAATCCAAATTATGTCGTAAAAGAAGTTAAATTAAATTTTGTTGAAAAGGCATTTGATCGATGGAGTCGTGCCAAAAAAATCCCTTTCCAATTACCATTTGTCGCGGATAAACAAGATATGTATAAACGTGAAGTCAGAACATTAGAACAACTCTCCGACTATAATATTTCTCCAAAAATTATTTATGTTAGTGATGCTCCAAATAAATACATATATGTAATGGAAAAATTAGATACCACTCTTCGCTATTTATTAAGAAAAAGTAAATTTACACCCGAACAAGCATTAAAATTAGTGAACTTAGCATTCAAATACTTTGATGTTCCATTTTATCATACTGATTTACACCTCGGAAATATTATGTGGTCGGATACTCTTGGAGATTTTAGATTAATCGATTGGGGATTTTATCTTACTATCAAACCTGGACCAGAAGGAGAGGCTCTTCGAAAAGAAAAAATTGGTGAAGTATTCTCGATAAAGCAAGGATTAATTAAAATCGTCTGGAAATATGCCACAGAGATGATAGATAAAGATTCACCCGACAAAGATCAATGGAATTCTATAAAACGTGTTATTTTAGCACGAATGGATGAAGTTTATCCTGAACCAGAACAGAAAGAGCGATATATTAAAAACTTGAATAAGGGAACTTTCAGTAGTATATTAACTGGTGGGAAAAAACCCAGAAAGATAACACGAAAACATCATAAGAAAAAACATCCTAAAAAAACTCGTAAGCACATAAAAAGAACACGTAAAAATTGATTATATGTATGATATTAAAAATAATATAATATCATATCTAAGATAGGGTTAAAAATGCCAAAAGCAAAAGAAGTAAGCCCATTTATTGAAGGTACAAAAGGTGGCGAAGTTGCCATCTTTATTGATGCCAGTTATTTCATCTTCTATCGTTTCTTCGCCCTTACCCAATGGTGGAAAGTTGCGCGTCCAGAAGACCCGCTTGATGTACCTATTGAAAATCAAGAATTCGTAGAAAAATTCAGGGCTACATTTGTTGAAAAGGTAGCCGAAATCCCCAAAAAACTAGGAATTAATGTCAAAAAGGATAAAACCAAAGTCACAATTTATGTAGCACGTGATTGTCCACGTCGTGATATTTGGCGAATGAATCTTTTCCCGGATTATAAAGCCAATCGCAATTATGATGGATTTCAAGGCGGACCATTTTTCCAAATGGCTTATGATGAACAGCTATTTGAAAAGGGAGGCGCTGTTAAAGTGTATAGACATCCAAAACTGGAAGCAGATGATTGTATTGCTCTTGCCGTGCGAAAATACACAATGGAGAATCCAGAATTGCGATGTATTATTATGGGAAGCGATCAAGATTATCTTCAAATTGTGAGCGACCGGGTCAATATTTTCAATCTTAAATACAAAAATATTGCCGAAGGAAAGACAGCATCATATGATGCGAAACGCAATCTTTTCATCAAAATTGTAATGGGAGATACATCGGATAATATTCCTGCTTGCTTTCCAAAATGCGGATTTAAAACGGCAACACGTTGTTATGAAGAACCGGAATTCTTCGAGAAAAAGAAAACAGCTGAAAGCGATGCCATTTTCCAGAGAAATAATCAGATTATTAATTTCGAGTTTATTCCAAATGAATATGTTAATGAACTTCCCCTATAATTTTGTAGACTTCTGTATCACCTTCCATCTTTTTTTCATATTTAGCAATAACACGTGGATTTTCCACATTATTCATAACATCGCCTGTATCGTAAACCATTCCATTATCACTAATCCAGTAATAGATACCATTAATATCTTCAAGCTGTACTTGAATATGCTTTTTAACCATGGTCTCACCACTTTCAGTATTATCCAATCCTAGAACAGTTTCCCCCTCTTCTGTTTGTTTGTTAATTACACCATTTGGACAACCCTTAATATGTGTTCCACAAAAATCGTTTCCCTGCTTTTTTCTTCGACTACATTGTTCACCATTTGCCCGCTTAGCCAGACATTTCTCATACAATGGTACATTAGTCTTAACACGCTTTCGTTTTATATAATCATTTTCGCTTAGTGTTAGCATTGGATAGTCGTGAATCATTTTCAACATTTCTTGATCCCTGTCCGAATATTCACCGTTTGTAGCCGAAGCCGAAATTTTTTTGACGATATCCTCTTTCATTGCCTTAACATAATCCTTAATAAGGCGATTAATTTTGGTTTCAGATTCACTCATAATAGTAATATATTATCACCATTATGAATAGATTTATTTTAATCAATTTTATATTATGCAAATATGTTTGCTCTTTTTGATGGTAAAATCAGATAAAGAGCAGCAATTGCTATTCCGAAAATCATGTATACACCATAAAAACTGAACGTTATACCTAAAAATTTGCTAATAGAACCAATTGTATATAGCAACAGTAAAACTGAAAATACAAGAGTAATGTAATAAAAAATATTGTAATATATGTTTTGATTCATATTATTATATAGATATATAATAATAGTATGGCACCAATTCCATTAACATTCGCAAATGTATTTCAATATTTGATGTCGCTAGGACCAGTTTTTATTGCTTCATTTTTGATTATTGGTTCAGCCTTAAATCAAAATGTCAAAGGATTTATATATATAGGCGGTTTAGTATTAACAGCTATATTAGCGGTTGGATTTAAGCAATTATTTAGAATTCAACGATCTAACGGATATAATGTTGATAATTGCGATACATTCGCAATGCCTGATGTTATTACCCAATTTTCCACACCTGATATGAATACAATGCTACTTACATTTACAGCTGCTTATCTTTTATGGCCTATGTTTAAAGGAGAATCACAAGTTAATGCGTGGTTAATTATTGTCTTACTTATCTTTATTTTTGGTAACAGTTTTACAAGAATAGCTAAACAATGTAGCGGAGTAATTGATATTTCAATTGGTATTTTGCTTGGGTTTGCCTGTGGAACAGCCTGGTTCTTTTTATTCTGGCTGACAAACAATCGTAAACTTCTTTACATTGATGATTTAGTTAGTAACAAAGTATCATGTGATCGTCCTTCAAAACAAAATTTCAAGTGTGCTGTATACAAAAATGGTGAACTCGTTAAGAACTTATAATCATTGTACAAATTTATTATAATTTTTTTTGATATAACTTATTGTGGAATTCTTAATTCGCTGAATATTTATTTTTAACATAAAGTCATCTTGTCGAACATGAGAACCAGCAGAAAAACACGTAAACCAATTTTGTAAAAGAATATTTAAGTTAACCTTTTTATATTGTTCTAAAATACTTTCATTGTATATTTGTTTTTTACCACGTTGACTTACCGCGTTATGAAATATAAATAAATATTTTTTCAATTCATCCTTATTTCTAATTTTGTTTATAGGACGCAATTTCAAATATTGATTCGCGTGACCCTGGCATGAAGGACATGGTAAACTCGAACATATTGTTTTAATAGTATTAATAATATTTTCTCTCTCTTGTTGAAAATATTCTTCTTTTATACTCTCGGCAAGCCAATGAAAAAGTATCCAGGTATATTTACCCCATAGTGCTGATTCTTGTGACATTTCTAAATAAGTAATAAATATAGAGATAAAAATATTATACCTTTAATGAATTATAAACTACCAGAGGGATTTGATTTCTATGCCGAATTAAATAAATCCTATCAAGAAAATGAAACAAAACACGATAATAGTTGTTTAATAACTGGGTTAACTCTTAATTTAGAAAATTCTATCAAATTAGAATGTGGACATACTTTTGGGTATGAAGCATTATTCAATGATATTCAAGAAAGCAAATATGGAAATAGTTATAAATATAATCATACTAAATTACGTGATCATCAGTTGCGTTGTCCATACTGTCGTCAAATACAAGATTGCATTTTGCCCTATTATCCGGATGTAATTAAAAAACGTGTAAGAGGTGTAAATTATCCATTTAACTGGGGCATGGGTAAAAATGAATGTAATTATCCGTTTAAGTCTGGAAAAAACAAGGGCGAATTCTGTGGTAAAAAATGTCATAGAGATAAATGCCATCAGCATTATTTTTCGTCGAAAAATGTGAAAAAACATGAAGAGTTTTTACCAGAAAATATTGAAAGACAAGAAGGTAAACTCCGCTGTTGTAACGTTTCACAGCTACGGTCAATAGCCAAATATCATAAATTAAGAGGTTACTGTAAATTAAAGAAAAACGATTTAATAAAAAAAATTATAGATATATAAGAAAGATGGACACCAAAGAACAGCTCGTGGGATATGTCAAAGAATGGATTTCGTTGGATGAAGAAATGAAACAGCTTCAAGGTGTGATGCGAGAGAAACGCCAAAAGAAAAAGGAGCTCAATGATGTTCTTGTGGAGGTTATGAAAACCAATGAAATAGAATGTTTTGACATTAAGGATGGTAAGCTCCTCTATGCCGTGAATAAGAGCAAAAAGGCTATCACAAAAAAAATGCTACTTGAAACATTACAGAAATTTTATAAGAATGATGAGGAAAAGGCAGGTGAGGTGGCTTCTTTTATTTTAGAAAGTAGGGAAGAGAGTGTGAAGGAAACCATCAAACGAAAGAAGGATTAATAATAATTATTACAGTTGAACCTCGGCAAATGTTGCTTCATGAAGAATCGTTGCCAAATGTTCGTAAACGTCCCAACAATCCCATCCGGTAAGCAGAGGGAGTGTTGGTGTTTCGCCATACTTTTCAATCAGTTTAGCCTTATGAGTTGCACAAATATAAAGTGAAATTGGAATCCGTTCCACATTATATCCCCTAGCAAAGTCTTTGATTCTTGGACGATATTCCCAAGTAAATGTCATTTCTTCATAGTTTTCTTTATGACAGCATTCGTGTTGTGTACGATCGTCCAATGAAAGTGCACATGTATCATGGTCAAAATAATATGGTGTGGATTCAATCTGAATCGACATTCTTCAAGTTGTTAGTGTGATTTTGGATTATCCAAAGCTTAGCAAATCATTTCAATTTTTTCAAATACTTTTCTCTCTCTAATATAGTATGTTTCATAGTAAAAATAAATCCGTTGCTGATATGTCACTTGAAGATATAAGTAAATATATACGTGAACACCTACCAATTCGCACAGAAGAAAAAGATAAATTTGGTGAGGTATTTACACCGATTCATCTTATTGATGAGATTCTTGATGCCCTGCCTAATCATGTGTGGTCGGATCCAAAATTAAAATGGCTTGACCCTGCCGCAGGTGTGGGTAATTTTGGTCTATTGGTGTATTACCGATTAATGAATGGTCTTAAAAGCAAAATTCCGAATTCAAAAAAAAGAAGTAAACATATTCTTGAAAATATGTTGTATCAAGTAGAATTAAATCCACAAAACGCACAAAAAATAAAACATCTATTTGGTAAGAATATTTTCGAAGGAAGTTTTTTAGAGGATATAAATGGAAAAACACACAAGGTGAATTCGGATATGTTAAAACATTTTGGAGTTGATAAATTTGATGTCATTATGGGTAATCCTCCCTATCAACGATCCATGGAATCTCATCATAAAAAGGGCACAAACGCAGGACGACAAACATTATGGGATAAATTTATATTGGCCGGATTTGATGTTTTAAATCCTGATGGATATTTGGCTTATATAACACCTAATAGCTGGCGAGGTTTAGGAAGGTTAGGACATCTCTGGAAAATTATGAGTGAAAAAACTGTCTTGTATCTTCATATTTATGGAATGAAATCAGGTATTCAAGAATTTGGTGCTTCTACCCGATTCGACCTTTTTGTCATACAGAACAAAGACGCGCACAAGGACTCAAACTCAACACTTGTGATCGATGAACTTGGAAACCGTCATGACATTGAATTAAGTCAATGGCCCTTTTTCCCAAATTATGCGTATAAAGAAATTAAAAATATTTTAACCACACCTGATAAGGGGTTTAAGGTAATATATGATACATCCTATCATACACAACATACGAATGAAATGAGTCCGCGAAAAGATAAAAAATTTCGTTATCCAGTTGTTCACTCTATAACCAAAGAAGGATTAGGGTTTTGGTATACAGATAATAAAAAGGGAATCGACGGACATTTTGGAACCCCAAAAGTATTATTGAATTTTAACCAATTTCAGTATCCTTATAATGATTATAAGGGTGAGTATGGAATGTCACAATTAACATTCGGTTTACCTATAAAATCACGCAGCGAAGGAGATGCCTTAGTAAAAGCACTAGATTCGGAAACCTTTAAAATAATAGTAAAGGCTACCAAATGGGGCGTTTTTCAAACAGACTGGCGAATGTTTAAGTATTTTAAACCAGATTTTTATAAGAAATACAATAAAACATTAAAACGGAAATCGCCAAAAAAGAAAAATAAAACGCGTCGAAAATATTAAAATACAATCATATAGTAAAAATGGAAAACAATAATAAGAAATCCAAAATATTGCTAACAGGTGGTACAGGATTAGTTGGTTCAGCTATTAAAAAGTTAGAAAGTGAATATCCTGATTATTTTATTTGTCTAACAAACAGTAGGGAATGTGATTTAACTAATTTATTAATGACTGATAATTATTTCAGAATAGTAAAACCAGACTTTGTTATTCATTTAGCCGCCTGCGTTGGAGGATTATTCAAAAATATGAATTATAAAGTGGATATGTTGGAAAAAAATATGGCTATTAATATGAATGTTTTGAAATGTAGTCATAAATATGGTGTTAAGAAGGTAGTCTCCTGTCTCTCTACTTGTATATTTCCAGACAAAACAACGTATCCTATTAACGAGACGATGCTCCATAATGGTCCACCACATCATTCAAATGACGCGTATGCTTATGCTAAAAGAATGTTAGAAGTCCAGTCGAAAGCATATCGTGAACAATATGGATGTAATTTTGTCTGCGTTATTCCAACAAACATATATGGACCTCACGATAATTTTTCATTGGAAGATGGTCATGTTATTCCTGCGTTGATTCACCGCTGCTTTTTAAATAAAAAAAATAATGATAACTTCGTAGTAAAAGGAAGTGGTAAGCCATTGCGACAATTCATCTATTCAGATGACTTAGCAAAACTAATTATGTGGGTTTTAGATAATTATAATGAAGCTGAACCCATCATATTATCAGTAGATGAAGAGGATGAAGTCTCTATTGGTGATGTGGCTACTCTTATTGCTAAGGAGTTTTATTATGACGAACAAATGGTATATGATACTTCGTTTTCTGACGGACAATACAAAAAAACTGCTGATAATAGTAAGTTGAAAGATCTTATGAGAGAAAAAATCGAATTTACAGGAATAGAAGACGGAATAAAAAAAACAGTTGAATGGTTTAAAGAAAATTATAAAAACACACGTAAATAATTTTGTGTTTTATATAATATATTAATATAAACGTATTTATTTATACTATGACATCAAAAATAGATTATTTGTGTATAGGTGTTCAAAAAGCAGGAACTATGTCCTTAATTAATTATTTAAATCTTAATCCAGATATATTTTGTAAAGAAGGAGAGGTCCATTTTTTTGATAATAAAAATAATAAAAACAATACTAAGTATTACGAAAAATTATTTAAAACTAATAAAAAAATAAAGGGTGAAAAAACGCCTTCTTACTGTTACCTTAGATATGCTATCGATCAAATATATGAATATAATCCAAATATAAAATTAATTTTATTATTAAGAGAGCCTATTTCGAGAGCATATAGTCAATATAATATGGAATTAAATAGACGACCTAATTATGACAGAAAATTATATATGGACGAATTTAAAAAAGAACATCATGTAAGGTTAAATGAAATACATAATAATGGTGATTATTATATAGCAAGAGGCTATTATGATGAAATTATAAAATATATATTATCGAAATTTCCAGAAAAGAACTTATACATTGGTATCAGTGAAGAAATAAGAAATAATCCTAATTATGAATATAATAAAATATACTCGTTTTTAGGTGCGAAAAATATAGAAATTAATGACAACATGAATACACATATACAAGATTATAAAAGAAAGATACCTGCGGATTTGGAATCTCTATTATATAATACGTATAAATTGCATAACGAAAATTTATACAAAATATTAGGTAGGAAAATAGATATTTGGGAGAATTATTATAAAATATTAGACATTTAAACAATTAGTTGGGTTTAGTTTTGTTAGAAACAACTTTACTTCCCCCAAAAGAATTTATTTTTGTGTATGTTTTTCGAGGAGATGGATCCCTTGTAATTTTTTCATTAACAACGCCTTTCAACCAATAATCTAAGAGCAATGGGTTTTTATTATCTGGATTGGCTTTTTTCTCGTGTACGTACATACTATTAATTAATACAAAATAAATATATTTTAAATTTAAATATATTCATTTTAACCAGTTCGCATTTATAATTTTAAAATTTTATATTTTTCATCACTAATCCAACCGTATTTATACATTTTATCTATAATTATGTAATCATTTTTTAAATAAGTCTTTAATATTTTATAACTTTTATCAGTTATAATTTTACTATATATACCATTATCTTTTTTACGTGTTATTATATCAATATCAAAAATATTTTTCATATCATCTTTCAATGTTTCTGTACAAATTACTCCTGCTATTTGTTTTTTTGAACATTTGTCAATTAATTCTTCTAAATAAAAATGTATATCCAAGTTCATATGATTTATTACATCAAACTCTTTTAAGAGCAGTGGATTATCTTTTAGATCATCGCAAAACTGGTCAATATTATTATATTTATTAAAAAATACTTCCTCTGTTTTAATACTACGACCATTCCAACCAGTTTGTCTTAATTTATTTGTAACAAGATAATGTCGCCAATTAAATGAAGATATAAATCTTTGGATTGGATTTCTAATACAAATAACATATTTATTATTTGGATTATATGTAACTTTTTCTACATGTCTAGAACTAAATCTAATGTTATTAACATGCAATTCATGTCTAACTGTACTGCCTCCACATTTTCCTATGTGAATGATTACTAACATATATTTTAAATATATTATACTTATAAAAAAAAAGGTAGATTTAATTTTTTTCGTTTTTACTCACAATCTGCGTGAACCATTTCTTTAACCAATTGGTCAAATGTGCATTGACATTCCCAGCCTAATTCTTCGCGAGCTTTGGTAGAATCACCAAGTAACTCTTCTACCTCAGAAGGCCTAAAATATTTTTCCGAAATGAAAATAAGTTCTCTATTTGTGTTTTTATCATAACCAATTTCATTGACTCCTTCACCCTTCCATTTTATATCAAATCCTTTCAACGCAAACGACTTTTCAATGAATTCTCTCACAGAATGAAATTCATTCGTAGACAAAACATAATCATTAGGTTCATCAACTTGTAACATGCGCCACATACCTTCTACATAATCTTTGGCGTGACCCCAATCTCTCTTCGCGTCTATATTTCCCATAACTAATCTGTCAGTTTCTCCGTTTAAAATCATATTTAATCCTCGTGTAATTTTTCGAGTAACAAAAGTAATTCCACGACGTGGACTCTCATGATTAAAGAGGATACCGTTACAAGCAAACATATCGTAGGATTCGCGATAGTTTTTAGTAATCCAGTAACCATAAAGCTTGGCTACGCCGTAAGGTGATCGTGGATAAAATGGAGTGGTTTCGCTTTGTGGTACTTCCTGAACCAATCCATATAATTCTGATGTGGATGCCTGATAGAAACGGCATTTATCTTGGATACCTGAACTTCTAATGGCCTCCAACAAACGTAATACACCTACACCATCAGCGTCAGCAGTGTATTCAGGCATTTCAAAAGAAACCTTAACATGACTCATTGCCGCCAAATTATAAACTTCCAATCGTTCTAACTCTGGATAGAGTGTTTTAATTTCATAAATAATATGAAGCATATTGGAACCGTCAGTCATATCACCATATTTAAGAGTCAAATTTGGATGTTCATATAAATGATCTATACGTTGTGTATTAATGTTTGATGAACGTCTAATAATACCCCAAACATGGTAATTTTTTTCTAAGAGCAACTCAGCCAAATAAGAACCATCTTGGCCTGTAATTCCCGTTAGTAAGGCAATCTTCATTAAATTATATTTATAAATTTATATTTTATTTTAAGAATAAATACGACATATATATATATAATGCCTTATTACAAAGAAGCTAATATATTATTTATACATATACCTAAAACAGGTGGAACAATTATTGAAAATGAGATTAATGCGGTTTATAATCAAACATTGTATAATACAAGCTTTAAAAATGAATTGCTAGAACATCCATATGACAAAATATCATTACAGCATCAGTTTTACTCAACAATTTACAAATATAAAGATATTTTAGATGTAGATTTCAATAAAAATTTAAAAATTTTTGCTTTTGTAAGAAACCCATACAGTAGACTTATAAGTGATTTGTTATGGCATAATTTAATAAATAAAGATTTCACATCAGAAAAGGTATATGATATAATTAAAAATAATTATATTCATAGACATGATTTAGATAATCATAATAAACCACAATATAAATTTATTACAGATGAAAAAATGAAAATAATTCCAAGTATTAAAATATTTAAATGTGAAAAACTAAATGAAATGAATGCTGATATTAAAAATTTTTTAGAATTTGATATGAATATTATTCAAAAAAATGTAAACAAGGATTATTCAAAATATTTAAATCGTCATTCAGTTGCCCTGATAAATAATTTTTATAGAAAGGATTTTGAATTATTTAACTATAAATTAATAGATCCATCAAGAATTGTTCCAAAGGTTCAAAATATGAGTTTGAATGTTAGATTAAAAAAGTAAAATAAAATATCTGTGCCTTTTTATTCTTTATTAAATATAAAAAATGATACATTTAATAACATATGGCAATGAAAAATATAAAAAAACCAGAAAGGAACTGATATCGGATGCAAAAAACCTTGGCTGGTTTGATACAACAACCGAATATTCTCCTGAGAGTTTGGAACCTACATTCAGAAAACAATTTGCCGATATTTTGAAGAAAGATAGAGGAGCAGGGTTTTGGATTTGGAAAGTCAATATTATTACTCAAAAACTGAGCGAATTAAAGGACAATGATATTCTAATTTATTTAGATGCTGGATGTATATTCAATGTCAATGGGAAAAAAAGATTTGATGATTACATTGACTATTTAAGGAATAGCGATAAAGGGATGATATCATTCCAACTACCATTTACTGAAAAGAAATATACAACCTCAGATATATTTGAGCATTTTAGAATTAACATGAATAGTAATATAGCAAATAGTGGACAATATGTTGGAGGTGTTTTATTTATGAAAAAAACGCCTAACTTACTTAAATTAATTTCTTTATGGGGAAAAACATTGAACACGAATTCTGTTTTATTCACGAATAATTATAGTGTTTCACAAAAACCTTATTTTATATCAAATAGGCACGATCAAAGTGTTTTTAGTATTATTAGAAAAATAAATGATACAATTGTTCTAAAAGACGAAACATACTTTGCTGACTTTAAAAGTGAAAAGGCACTAAGTTGTCCAATTTGGGCAAGTAGAAGAAATATAGATACAAAAGTAGCAGAAGTTACAATTACTAAACCACTTCCGGTTAAAAATAATAGCAAAAATTTTAATCTATTTTCAGAGAGAAAAACACCTAAGCATAAGCATGGGATTCAGATGAATTTAAACAATACTAGTATACTAAAAAAAAATAATATTGTAGAAAGAAATAATAATAATAACAATCATGTTAAATTTAATTTAAACAAATACTAATTTCATCACTTCTTTAACAGTGGATACCTTATTGAATTTAATTCCTTCCAAAATTTCCTTGCGTTTTTCATATTTCACAAGGAATTTTTCGAAATCTTCTTGATTCTCTTCTGGGTAAATAAATTCTTTCACGCCCGCTTCTATACCACCAATGATTTTTAAATCTAAACCACCAATGGCTGTCACTTTACCCTGTAAATTTACTTCACCTGTTATAGCAACCGTATTTTTGATTTTTTTATTAGTAAATAAACTGTACATTAACATTGTGATAGCAGTACCAGCGGATGGACCGTCTTTGTTAGTAGCTCCATCTGGACAATGAATATGAATACCTAGTTGTTTTCTCTCTTCCATCTTTTCACGCAACTTTGTTTGTTGATTTTTAGTAAGTAAATTGAATGCCATAGTCTTAGCGACATTCATACTTTCTTGCATAACATCGCCCTGCATACCCGTTAATTTCAAATCTAGGAAATTGGATGCCGCAATATAAGATGTTTCGATAGAGAGAATACCTCCCATACCAAGCGTATTAGCCCACAATCCATTAATTAACCCGACAGCCGATTCAGTATGAACGAGTTGTGGTTTTGATTTGAATCGGTCTTTCAAATATTTTTCTTCAATGACATCTTTGGTAAGCTCAACGGGTAATTCTGTTGTATCAAATTCTCCACTGAGAAGTTCCAAATTTACTTCTGAATAAATTTCAAATAATATTTCTTTGAGTTTACGAACACCCGATTCATTGGTATAACGATTCACAATAAAACGAATAATATCATCACTCATTTTGATTTGGTGTTCCATACCCAATTTCTTAGAAATCTCTTTTAAAAGATGGCGTTTGGTAATTTCGATTTTATCTATGATTGTTAATCTATCAAATTTCACACGGTGAATGCGGTCCAATAAAATACGGTCAATAATACTAACATCATTGTAAGAGAAAATAAACAAGATCTTCGATACATCAATATCTATTCCATTAAAATACTTATCCTGGAATTTATCATTTTGAGACGAATCTATTAAATGAGTTAAAATACCTATGAGTTCCTTACCATTCTCTGTTTTACTGATTTTATCTAATTCATCAATAAATATAATAGGGTTCATACATTTACTTTCCATCAAGATATCCACAATCTTTCCCCAAGTGGACCCGACATAAGTGTAATTATGTCCTTCAAATGTACTGCCATTAGACGAACCACCTATCGCAATAAAAGAGAAGGGTCTGCTATCACCATCGCTGTTTTTTAAACAGTTCGCAATTCCATGTTTTGCCAAAGATGTTTTTCCCACACCAGGAGGTCCTTCAAATCCAAAGCAATATCCGTTGCTTTCACCGGTAATCCATTGACCTATAATACGCTTAATTTGTTGTTTTGCTTTATCATGTCCGTAAACGGATTCATCCAATGTATGGGTTATTTCTTTCATGTAATGAGAAATGTTTTCAACATTATTTTGTATCGTTTTAATAGAATTCATAATAACATCTCTCTCTTTCCATTTTTCATTGAGGATCGAAGAGAGAAAAGTTTCCCAGATTTCAGGTTGGACTGAAATATTGTCAATATAATTAACAACTTGTTCTTTTATAGCTTTATTTGTTTTAGCCGAGTGTGATAATTGTTTATGATGTATATGATTTTTTTTTATAAATTGATTGATTAAATGAATACTTTTAACAAGATTGCTCTTTTTACCCTTTGATAACTCATTGATTAGACAATTATAATAATATTGTTCAATCAAACCAGGAATTGTTCCTATAAATTCTTGATTATTTTTAAGTTGAATATATGTAGTAATTGGTAATATTCCACCATTAATATTCATCTCATTAATATGTACAATCATTTTGTTAAAAAGATTGATATTACTTGGGACGCATTCTAATATATCTTCTTTAATGTATTGACTAAAAGGAATGCGCAAAAGACCTTCCAAGTATTGACGTGCTTTTGAACCACTATCATCAGATTTCGATTTAATCTCTTTTAATTTGACCATCGCTTTTTCTTTAACATTATCGCTAACTTTCATCAAACAAATTTGTTGTTCAAGTGGAACATTATTGGAGAAGTTAAATAATTCATCTGTATAAGCCAATGTATTATTCATAGCTTCCTTGAAATATTTTTTAAATGGAATAGGTAAACTTTCATATACCAAAGATTGTTCGTGTGAATCGATACTATTATTTGAATCATTTGTCAACATGTCATATAATAAATATGCGATATACTCGAAATCTGACTCATTTTTAAATATAAGCAGATCCATTATTATTCTGCGTTTTTCTATCATAGATCCCTTTGTAAATTGCTTGACAATTGACATTAATGCTTTCGTTTTATAGATATTAACACTGTCGACCATTTTTGTAAATTGTGCGATCAAATCCATAGAGGTATTGATTAACAAATCTTTCAAAGATAACGACATTATAAATCTTTCTATATTATCAGATGTAACATTATTATCATCAGCAGATAATGAACAATTACTAATATCAGTTATCTTATCGTTTACAAATTTATTATCAATACAAAAGGGCGAAATAGTTTTGACATAACCCATGATAATCAATGTACGTTTTTTAGATTTATTATGAATAACTAATTTCATACCCGAACATTCCATCTTGAAAGAGTCAGAATTATATATAGGATAACATTGAAAGTTAGTCGAATTTTTTGTTATTAAAAAATCTTCCATCAAATGTGAATCATTATCCATTTCAGAAGGTATGTTACTCCATATTATTGATTTATAGCTTATTGGATTAAAAAACTTTATTAATAAGTCTACATGACCCATATATTGGTCGTTTACATTCATTTCTAAATAATTTTTATCTAAACAAATTTCCATAAAATCAGAGAGGTTTTGAGTTCCATATTTTTTAAATACTGACGATAAGTCATTGTTGATTGTTTGTAATGTTTCTAACTTCGAATTGAAGTTATTTGAATTTATGTCATCATAATTGATAGATTTAAGCTTCTTAAAAAGAAGCTCCAAACAGTCATTACAAATAGAAAGACTTGATGAAGTAATAATATCACTCTTATTATAGTCATTGACCGCAACCATAGTACGTTGAATAATTTCTTTAAATGTAAAATATTTTTCCTTTATAAATTTTTTAATATCAGTCAACTTTTTTTTAGAAAACTTTTTGCCATCAGCGTCCATATTTTATATATATAGATAAAAATAATAAGGAACTTATTGCATGTAAATGTAAATCACTAGGGTTTTTAGGTGTCATGGGAATTCCAGCTTATTTTTCGCATATAATAAAAGAACATCGGGATGTCCTAAAACATATTTCTACAAAGAAGTTCGGAAAATGTACGCATTTATTTCTTGATAGTAATTCTATTATTTACGATATTATTCGTCAGCATAATTATGAACCGCCATCACTAGAAGACAAGAATGATCGCAAAAAGTATGATTTAGATTTTGAAGAATTTATTATTAAAGAAATATGTAAACAAATTCAATATTATGTGTCATTGATATCTCCAATTGAGTTTACAATGATTGCTTTTGATGGTGTGGCTCCGGCAGCAAAGCTTAAACAGCAGCAAACAAGACGATACAAAAATGATTTTATTAAACATAAATTTCCTCAGGATAAAAAGGAAATATGGAACACATCAGCTATTACACCAGGAACGGTTTTCATGAGACAGCTCACTGAAACTGTAACTGATTTTTTTAAGGATAAAAAAAACATACTTGTATCTGGTACCAATCAACCAGGTGAAGGCGAGCACAAAATTTTTGAATGGATTCGTGAAAACAAAATTAAGTATGGCTTAAACGGCAGCGATTCATTCAAAAAATGTATTATATATGGACTTGATTCCGATTTAATTATGTTAGCTTTACAACATTTACACCACTGTTCAAATATTTACTTATTTCGTGAGACACCACATTTTATTAAGTCAATTGATAAAACCTTGAATCCCAATGAACTCTACGCGCTTGATATTCCATATTTAGGCGAGCGAGTTTCCAATGAAATGAAAACCCTTCCAAGGCGACATGCTATTTCCGATTACATCTTTATTTCATTTTTATTGGGTAATGATTTCATTCCGCATATGCCTGCTCTCAACATAAGAACCAATGGTATTGACCGCATTTTCGATGCGTATAGAGCGATTGTTTCCAAAAAAACCCATCTTACGAATGGAGGAAAAATAAATTGGGATGTATTTAAAAAATTCTTAGGATTCTTGGCGCAAAATGAGCACGATTATATTAAGTATGAATACTCATTAAGAGAGAAACAAGAATCACGCGTAAAGCGTTTTTTACATACAAAAACTGATGAAGAAAAATGGGACGTGGTTCCATGCGTTGAACGTGCTTATGAACATTATATTAATCCTGATGAACGTGGATGGCAATGGCGTTACTACAAGTCACTTTTAGATGTTGATACACAATTATTTACATCGAAAAATATTTGTATTAATTATTTAGAAGCATTAGAATGGACATTACATTATTACACATATGGGTGTAAAAATCCCGAATGGCATTATCATTATCATTATCCACCATTGATAAAGGATTTATACCAATGTACCCCAGCATTCGATATGAATTTTGTATTAGAGAAAAAGGGTATTAGTGAATGGATCTCTCCTGAGACCCAGCTTGCTTACGTGCTTCCAGAAAGCAGTTCCTACCTTCTTTCGAATAAGATGCGAACAAAAATGAAGGGTTTTTATACGAAAACACGAGAACCACAATTTCATTGGGCATTTTGTAAATATTTTTGGGAAAGCCATATCATTTTGCCCCCACTCCCTATTTCATTTTGATTTACATTATCTATATATAGTATAGTGTATATGGGAAAACAGCTTTTCGATAACTATACATATTTACATTTTGCCGTGGGTATTGTCACTTACTTTTGGAATATTTCTTTTACATGGATGATAATTATTCATACCATATTTGAGATTTTAGAAAATACACCCACAGGAATATACATCATTGATAAGTATATCACTTTTTGGCCAGGTGGTAAACTATATGCTGATTCATTTATTAATAATATTGGTGATACCATCGGAGCAGCTGTTGGATGGATTAGTGCCTATTATATATCGCAATAAAAAAGCAAGCGAAAAGGAAACTGGTTAGGAAATCAGGTAATAAGCCAGGCGAAATGAAATCAAAAGGACATTAGCAATGATCATCGGAAATTTCAGTGGCTTGTTGGATATCGTAAAGATACCCAAAAATTGTAAAAGTATCATCTGATAATAGTTGAAAATCCTCATCTGGAACTGCTGTAAATAGATCATCGAGGATGGCGTCAGAGCCCCAACTCGGATATCCAATAATCTCGTTAAATTTTTCAATGGGATTTTCGGCACACTCAAACGAGGCAATCGCCGGTTCGTATTTATCCATCCATCGCCGCCTAAGATAGTTTGGCATATCATTTTGAAACGCGGCAATACATTTATGGAGATCATCGCCATTTTCATTGAAGGTTTCATAATCTTTTTCTGTTATGAATGTTCCTGATTCATAGACTATGGTTTCGAAATTTTGTTCTTCTTCATTTTGTAATTCTACTGCTTCGAAATAGCCGATTTCCGTTGCCTCTGTTCCATCATCTGACAAAGAATCTTCTTGATAATCATTAGCAGTATAATTAGGTTGAGGTGCTGTATGCAGATGCAGAGATGCCATTATTGAGGTTCTTTCGGTTGTAAAATTAATTTTCAAGATGAAACAAAAAAGCATTTCAATTTTTCATTATTACTCTTCAAGATTTAAAGACTTTTAATTAAAATAAAGTATATTGGAAATGGTTGTGCTAACAGAAATAGCAGATCGTGATGAATTCCAAAAAGTATTAAATGAAAACCAAGGTATTGTCATTATTAAATTTGGGGCGACGTGGTGTCAACCGTGTAAACTGATTTCACCGTATGTAAAAGAGTTGGTCGAAAAATTGCCTCAAAATATTACAGTTTATGATCTAGATGTCGATGATAACTTTGAAATATTCGGATACCTTAAAAGTAAGAAGATGGTTACTGGTATCCCAGTACTTTTAGCTTATTTCCGAGAAAACAAGTCATTCGCATCAAACGAATGTATTTCTGGTGTTGACAAGGATTCGGTAAAAGCATTTTTTACTAAATGTGTTACTCAGTCTATTTCGTACCGTTAATTTTATTAAATAAAATAATTATATTAGAAGCTTATTTATAGTTTAATATATTAGAATAACTAAATTTGATATTTGAAGTTAATGATTACTCAGTTACCACAAGAATTGCTGTTAATGATTATTAAAAAAATGAATATCCCTACATTATTAAAAATGCGTGAAATTTCCAAATTTTTCAAGCATTTTATCGAATTGTCATCAAAGTCGTTGTATATAAATTTACGTCGTCAAGATCGCGAAAACTTTCCAAAAATAGAATTTTTATCACAGAATATAAATTCTAATTTCCAAGAATTAGTAAATGCTTGTAAAAAATATTTTAAGGAAAAATATTTTAAAAAGGTTGTAAATCATCAAACTATGTATCCATATTATTTGAAAACATTCCAAGACTATTCATTACAAGAATTAAAAAAAACATATGAATTAATGACTAATAACTTTTATTTGTTTACGGCCACCAAGGGAGGCAAGCTTTCTAACAAACAAGTGGAGGGAATGATTAAACTTAAAAAGGCAGGGGTATATGACGCAATATGCTATGACGCTCTTACGAAGAGTCATCCAGCTTTTGTATCTCGGATTATAAATATAAAAAGTGTAGCAAATGTTTGTGATTATTTTGCCTTAAAATGCGTTATGATATTGAATGGATCTCAAATAAAATCTTTTTTAAAACTCAGAGAATGTGGAGTGAACGAATATAACTCTTTAAAATCAAGTAAACTGCTACCACCAAATTATATAGGAAAAATTATAAAATATAAAAAACAGGACTATTCAGATTTAGAAGCTTTCAAAAAAATCAGTATAGATGTATCAGATGCAAATGATTGGTTTGTAAAAAAAACAGATTGGGATTTTGACTTTAACCGTATTTATGTATAAATCTATGTTCGTCTTGATATAGCTCGACTATTACTTATACCTGATCCACGACCACCACCTTTTGAAGCAAGTGAATTACTCTTATAAAAGACCATAGCATTATTTGTGAAAAATGGCATTTTATATGTATAAATAATATTTTAATTTTTACAAATATATAAAATTAAAATGTTTTATTAATGATATGTCAAACCGCAATAATTCTCCACTTTTAAATATATCACCAGTAGATGGACGTTATGCCGAAAAGACACGTAAACTATCTGATTATTTTTCAGAATTTGCTCTTTTTAACTATCGTATAGAAGTTGAAATCAAATATTTTATATTCATTTTCGAAAAAATAAATGAAGTAGAGTTACCATATTCAACGAAGAACGATCTTCATAATTTATACAAAAACTTTGATTTAGTAGAATGTGAAAAAATAAAGAGCATAGAGCGTAATTGTAATCATGATGTGAAAGCAGTTGAGTATTATTTATCAAATAGATTCAAAGAATTAGGAATATATAATTATTCCAATTACATTCATTTTGGTCTTACATCGCAGGATATTAATAATACCTCTATTACATACTCTCTTAAACAATATATAGAGAACGAATACATACCACAGGTAGAAAAAATTCTGGATGATATTTCTGAAAAGGCATCTTTTTGGAAGGATGTGACAATGATGAGTCGCACTCATGGACAACCCGCCGTTCCAACCACAATGGGTAAAGAAATTCAAGTATTTCATTATCGAATTTCAAAACAGCTTTCTCTCTTAAAAGATACAAAATATTATGGAAAATTTGGAGGCGCTGTTGGTAATTTAAACGCACATTATTTAGCATACCCTGATATAGATTGGCATGGGGAGCTGAAAGTTTTTTTAGAAGAATCTTTTTCATTAATAAGAGAGAAATACACAACACAAATCGACAATTACGAAAACTTGGCCACATTGTTTGACAATATTAGACGCATTAATACAATTATGGTGGATATGTGTCGTGATATATGGCAATATATCTCCATGGAATATTTTAACCAAGAATTTCTCGATGGAGAAGTCGGTTCCTCCACTATGCCACAAAAAATTAACCCCATTGATTTTGAAAATGCGGAAGGTAATCTTATGATAGCCAATACCTTACTTGACTTTTTATCTAACAAATTACCGATATCACGTTTACAAAGAGATTTAACAGATAGCACAGTGTTGCGAAATCTAGGTAGTATCTTTGGACATGTTGAAATTGCTTATACTAGTTTTATAAAAGGATTAGGAAAAATCGTTATAAATCCAATAAAATTACATAACGATTTGAATGATCATATAGAAATTATAACAGAGGGTATACAAACTTTATTACGTAGAGAAGGCAGGCTGGATGCATATGACATAATCAAAGAGTTTTCAAGAAACAATGAAAAAATGTCATATAATGAATTACATAAATTTATACAAAATTTAGATATATGTCAAAAAACAAAAATACAAATATACAATCTTACGCCGATAAATTATGTTGGTAAATCCTAATTATTTTGTTGCCTTTGTTTTTCAATCATAGGTTTAATTTTTTCATCATATAATTTTTCGATGTAGTGATCATCAGTCACTACATTATCTGGTAGTTCAATACGAATAGATGAATTAGTATAATAATTAAAGATAGTGTCCAAATCTTCATTTAACTTATTGTAATGAAAGTAAACAAACTGATTATTCTTTTTTATAAATTCAAGACCCTCTCCTGGAAGAGTAAAATCGTCAGTTATAATTAATAATTCCGTGTTCAAATATGTTTGTGTAAATAAATAACTAACAATATCTGAAAGACGACTAGGTGGATGCTCCTTTTTTAATTTATAATAAATACATATTTTTGGAAGCTGATAATCCTTATTCAAGGTTTCATTTACGTTTGCTTCCTTTTCAGTTATTTCTTCTAATATCCAATGTCCTTCATATTCATGTTCTTCTTTCACTTCATCTACTTTTTTAAATAACTCACCATTCATATTGAAAGCTACACAATTTTTAACGGTATTTGCGTAATCTTTTAAATACTGATTACGTTTTTCTGATACTTCTAATAGCTCACCTAGACATTTTTTTTCAGCATAAAATTTCCATTCATGTGTTTTGGTACCATAATAGTTGTTATTAAAATCACTTAATTTAATATCCTGTATTTTTTGAAGTTGCAATTTATTCTCTTCTTCTGGATAATAATGTTCTATTTCTTCTGTTTTGTTATCGGAATATTTATTCCATATAGAATAAATCATATCTACAAAATTACGCGTATAACGAGGAGAATTAAAAAGAATTTTCTCTCTGTTATCAATAACTTTTTCTTTAACTTGTGTGTAATATTCTTTATTGGTAGCCAATTCAATAATTTTTTTTGAATATTCATCATATGAATGACAAATAAGTTCTTCCAAATCCAATGATTTTAAAATAGAAGCACCTACTCGATTATGATAAGTTTCTGATGTATATGTGACAAATGGTACACCAGCACATACCAAATCGGCATTTGTTGTATGTCCATTAATACGATATGTATCCAAACCCAAGTTAAAGAGTTGAAGACGATTGAAATGTTGATGTCTCCCTTCTTTTTTTAAGTAAATAACACGTTTATGATCAACGCCTCTTCTCGAAACATCACTCATTAATTGCTTTAAAAAAAAATCTTGTTCGCCGGATGTCAAAATTGTAAAAACTAAAACACTATTATGAACAGCCTTTAAAATATCCATCCAAACAAACCAGATTTTACGATCAACCTTGTAATCTGAATTAAAATGGGTAAATACAAAAGCGTCCTCTGGAATGTCAAAATATTTACGTGATACCCATTTTTCTCGTTGAATAAATCTGGCGCTATTCGATTGATAACAACCAGGCATGTAGGCAATTTTCTCTCTGTAATATTTTTGTGAGCTATCGGGTATGATTGTTTCATCGGCAACGAGATAATCCATTGTAGAGAGACCAAGGGTTCCAGGATAACCTAACCAATGTACTTGGACAGGAGCAGGTTTTTTCAGTAATAAATCCTTGAAGTTATCAACCATATATCCCTGCATATCAATAAGAATATCGATTTTATCCATATATATTTGACTACCCAATGCTTTGATATCTGCTTGTTGACGAACAATGGCCCAATTAGAAAAGGTTTTACTGACAGGATTTCTTTTTAGGCAATAAAAATAAACTTCTAATTTACTGTCTTTTCTATATTCACTTAAATATTTAAAAAATTCCTCACTTAATTGTCCTGAAGGACGACCTTCATGAAAATCTCTTCCAATGAATCCTATTTTTTTTAATGGAGCATCCCTATCACGTTTATGTTCAAATCTGAATTGAGTAATTTCTTCTGTATCTTCAACAAACCGATGATTATAAAGTTGGCGTTCTGTAAAATCTAAACGCATTACACGCAAGTGTTCCCAGTCTGTAATTTCCATAGGTAGTGTACCATCTGTTTTATATAAATTATAAAGCATTCTAATATAAATCAATAAAAATAATTTCATATATATTTTTGTTGATTTATTGTATTTTCAATAAAGTTATATCCAACAAACAATTAGAATGTTTTGGAATACTATCCTTGCGTTGACGTTTATTAGGAGCTCGATGTTCATATCCTGATTTACGTTCCTTTAAAATAATCTGCCATAGATCATTTATTTGAATAACTGCTTTCTCAAACCACATTCTATTTCTAAAAACTAATACACAACTCATTTTATCTAAATACCAATAAATATTACTAATCCACATATATCCATCCATCCTTTTCATTGTTTCTGCCTCCCATGTTTCATATTGTTCACGTGTCAAATGTAATGGAGGGAATTCATAATGAGGCATGTCATTTTTATGAAAACAAAGATAAATTCCTTTCATTTTTCCATCAGCTGTTCTTGTAAAATCTCCATCATTATTGAAGTTATCTTCACATTGATATTCCTTAAAACGTGTTTCTAAAAAGTCACATTCATTCAAGTTACATACATTCATCTGTAACTGCATTTGAATCCAATACTCTTCTTTTGGAATACCTGTAATTGGTACAGATTCTGAAAATCTGTTTTTTACTTCCAACATACGGCCATATAATAAAGAGTCTGGATCGGTATTTATTCCATCGGGAGAGGCACCAATATTCTTATATTGTGGATGTGGAATACAACCAAAATCTTCGACAGTTGTTTTATATTTATCTTCATAAATTTGAACCGAAAGAGGTTCATATTTTTGTCCCCAATGGAATGGACTATCAACATTAACCCTTGAATATTTGTTTGTATCCAAAGGCGTACATTTTTCATAAATCAAATTATTTTTTGAACATTCTGATGCTAATGCTTTCCAAGCAGAACTAGCAGAAATCATATTCCAACGGTCTTCATACCATTCACGCGTTCGTTGCTCATGCTGTGGAACATTACGTAGAAATTCTATTGTTGTTTTTATTTTTTTATGACTGATCCGCGGTTTGTAAAATGTTCGCGAATAAGAACGACGTGGCATAACTTTTGTAAAATAAAGACGACAAGCTTTTTGAATAATAACAAGAATCTCTTCCTCTATTTCACCATTATAAATATTTTCAAACTCTGATTGTAAAACATTCATGATATCATCGTTCATTTGCTTGTGAAAATTAGGTTTTTTCATATCTATAATAAATTCATTCATATATTCCTCAATAATATCTCCAATATGTTCAAAAAGTCTATTTTTATCATCCTTAGTTAATGTTACCATACTTTCTTCACATAGAGCACTTTCTATCTCCATTATAATTTCTTTAATAATATCCATTACATTACACCTATATCAATTTTTTCTAGTAGGTGTCAGTGATTTAACTGTTGATGTCCTTTTATCGTTTCGTTTTAAAACAAAGTTATCATTCGTATAAACCAAAGATGGTATGCTAGTAATACATTGTTTATCAATATCGTATGTAACATCTTTTGTGGATACTAGACGACGTTGATTTAACTTAGTTTTTAAAAACGTACGCAGTGTCTTAACAATGTCTGAATTTTCGGGATCCAATACATCATCCTCTGGTACCATCTGATTTTTCTGACAGTAAGTTAATGCGAAACTATTAATACGGTTCAGTTTTGCTGTTTTATCTAACTTATTCCAATTTTCTTTCTTATTAAGTGTTAGTTCTTCACTAAGTAATTTTTCTATTTCGTTCATTTTAATAAGAGTTAATAATTTAATTTTAACATCTTTACGATATGTATATAATTATGAATGATGAAAACAAAAAAAATATTTTATTGAGTAAACCATTAAAAGAAAGAAAAATTAGTGACGAACAAAAACAACAATATAATAATATAGATTATGACGAAAGTATAAATATATTACGGAATTATTACATTCCTCGTGAGGAATATCTAGATAAAAACAAGCATACTTCACTTGTATCTACTATTAACAAGAAATTAAATTCATATAAACAACAGGATATTCATAAATACAAATATAATGAAACCGATTTTATAGTAGTCGAGGAAGTAATAAATAAATTATTAACAGGAGGACTAATTTGCTACTACTGTAATGAGAAGACCCGACTTTTTTACACATATTCACGAGAACCAAAACAATGGACTCTTGAACGAATTGATAATTCTATTGGTCATACAAATAAAAATACGGTGATAGCATGTCTAGATTGTAATTTAAAACGTCGTGACCGCAGTAGTAAAGATTTTAAATTCGCAAAACAATTGGTAATTAAAAAGGTATAAATACAATGATAGGGATTTAGTTATATTTTTATGTCTACGAAAATTTCAACACAAAATGACCTTTTATTAAAAAACTTACTGAAATTTTATCAGGTGGATAATAATTTAAAAAAGATGTTGGATATTATTAACGGCGAATCAAGAATCTCATTACGAATTGTAGATTGGTTCGCAACGAATTATGCTAAAAAAATGTTTTCTGTCTATACTATTGAGAGAAATGGAATAACTCAGAGATTCAAGGTGTATTGTGATTACAAGTTGAAATTAAAGGCTTATTCTAAAAAGAGATTTGATCCATTTTGTCGATGGGATCGCATTAGTATTCCCTATGGAGATGATGGTACGCATATACAAACCACTATTGGCCAGTTGAATTTTTTCAAATGGGCACTTGATAACAATGTAGTCAAACATATAGAAGATAACTTTGAAGATATTGAACATGACATGAATAGTCGTAATAGCACAGCAAAAAATAAGGATAAACCCAATGCCGTTCAAACGAATAAGACTCGAAAAAAACGTGAGGAATTATCCATTTCAGCAGTTAAAACAGTAAAAAAAGAACAGGTTGAAATTATTGTTAAGTTTGATTAAATTATCTCATACTAATATAATAATTCATGACAAAAAGATATGAATGGTCGCTAATTCCTTATCCTTATTTTCGCGCGTTCACACTTTTCAACGCATTTGTTCTCTCTGCTATTACAATCGGAATAATTACTGGTGTATCTATGGAACTCAGAAATTTCTTCGTTAATTATGAAGAACGTAAAGATTATTACCAGGGATTTAACGAAGATATCACTACTTCAAGTGATACTATAACAAATTTATATAATCCTGGTGAACATATTAAAATGGAAAGAGTCAGTATATTTGAAACTGCTAATTATAATGAGTTATTGCCACGAGCAATTAGATCTACTGTTGTATCGTGTGTTTTAAGTTTCATAGTTTATTTGATAATGTATTTTATTTTCGGTTTTGGTGGTAGTATGACATCCCCAAGACGCAGATGGAGATTATTTTCATCTATACGCGGTAATAAAAAAGGTACAATATTTATTTAGAATTTAAAAATAAATTATTATGAAAGACTAGCTAAACATGGGTAACACCCAATCTATAAAAAAAGTAAATTTTGAGGATATTCAAAATGTACTTTCACAAAATGATAAAAACAATATAATACTTATAAATACCTTAAAAAATAATTCTGAATCGCAAAAATGTATATTGCCAAATACAGTAAGTTATTATGAAGAAGAAACGGTAATAAATGATTATTTGAAAAAGAATAAGGAAATACGGATTATCATTTATGGTATGAATGCCAATGATATTACTGTTTATGAAAAATATTCACAATTAATAGAATTAGGATTCGTGAATGTGTATGTGTATCCAGGAGGCATGTTTGAGTGGCTTCTATTACAGGACATTTACAGTGATGAATTATTTAAAACTACAACAAAGGAATTAGATCTTTTGAAATTTAAACCACATACACAATTTATGGATTAATATAATACATAGAATTTGGTTTAAAACCAAATTTGAAATTGATACATGTATCGAAACGCAATCCTCCACCTTTAACGTTATTGAAGACTCTTGGAGTTAATTGTCCACCAGTATTATTATAAAATGGGTTCTGCGAGTTATTTCTACCAGCAATTCCCTCTCCTGTGCTAGGATCAGTAGTGAAGTTGTAAATATCATTTCCTGTAACGGAAACCGAAGCAGAATCGTTATTAGTTAATTCACAATATGGATGAATCAAATGATGGAATTTTGTAATGTTACTGCGAGTTTGATAATCAGAATAATAGAAAAAGGATTTAGGAGTAGCATTAAAAGCAGGAGCACTGTTAGTCCATCCGCAACCAGGGACATCACCTGTAATATTACCAACATATGGACCATCGTTAGCAAAATCTAATTTGAAACTTTCATCTACCTTCGATCTTGTTAATTCATTGGTATCCAAACTTTTTGCTTGTTCAAAAGAACGATAAGCCTTTTTCTTCTCGTAATACTGTTTATAATCAAAAGAAATATTAGAGTTCCAAGCAGGATTAGGTGCTATATTATTTGCAACGGTTGGTAAATTACTTTCCTGTATTCTTTCAATGAATTTCACCATAGTATATACTTAATAAATATTATATTTTCTTCTGAATAAAACTTTCAATGAGTGGAATTCTCTTTGTCATTGTTTCAATATCTTCTTCTGCGTCCAGTAGCAAAATATTAAGCCATGGGGCAGTGGCGTGTTGTGTTGTTGAATCGTTATTTATATAATAATCAATATCTTGTTTGTTTCCAAACAACCAATCGTTATGGTATTGATGACACTGTCTCAAATAGTCGAGAGGGATTGTGGATTCTCCATCACGGCTTCGCTTTTTCACTCGCTCAAAAGCCGTTTCTGCTTTTGTATACAAATAAACATATCCACTAATTGGATATTCCTTCTGAAATTCATCGAACCATTTAAGATAAATTATATACTCTACTTCCTCAATGAGACCATTATCATATAGCATCTTAGCAAAGACATTTTTATCTGTATACAGACATCTTTCTGTAATAATAATAGCACCAGGGTTTTCTTCAACAGTGCGTTTAAGTATAGCCAGTCGTGAAATATATGCCATCATCTGGAATGCGAATGAATATTTCTCCTGATTCGCATAAAACTTACTCAAAATACTCTCACCGCTTTTATCCGTAATAGAATTCCATTCATCTACGGGTTCTTGAAGGAAAACAATATGACGATCTTGTTGATGAACTTCAAAATATTCTTTCAATATACGAACAAATGTTGATTTTCCAGAACCAATATTTCCTTCAACTGAAATGATAGTTGGCGATGGCTTCATGGTGAAATAAATTAATGGGTATGATACTATCGAAAGTATCCATTTAATTCATTTCAATTATAATTGAAATGACATAAATAGTTCAGCTATATATAAATTAACACTACATCAGCTGTAATGCACTTGACTCAGTGTAAATTGACAAAACAAGAATGGGAAGGCATTGAAGTCCCGGTTGATGAACGAGAAAAAATAGTGCTTAAAATGATTCAACATGGATTTCATAATATTGACTATAAATTCAATCATAATACGACACTTATTGATTATGCTAAACTTGAAAAAAGTGACGCTATGGAAAGTTACATTTTCCAAGAATATCTTCAAAGTAGATTAAAAAAAATATATAAAAAATTGGGAATCGATAGAAAAATAGATACACATGTGAAGATTCAACCTAAAAAACGTGATCTAATTCGGCTTAATAATGTTAAAGACACTATTGTTAATAAACAGAATATTTTATATGAATTTACGGTTTTGGAACTTATCGAAAAAATGCTTCAAAATAGATTGAAAAAAAAGCCTAGGTGGCTATATTATTATTATACACTTGTTAATCTTTCGAATAATCATTTGAAAATGAATAATATTTTGGAGAAAGAAGTTAATGCGCTAATTGATGATTTTGCGGAAGAAGTGGATTATTGTGAAATTATGACGAATGCTTCTTTCCTTATTGAGAATAATGATTACCTTCTAAGATATTCTGATATGAAGCTTTATGATCATCAAAAGCGGATCTTTTCGTTATTCAATAAAGAAAAATTGCGTTCACCTAAAATGGTTCTGTATGTTGCGCCTACTGGTACGGGTAAGACACTCACACCTATTGGATTGGCGGAAAAATATCGTGTTATCTTTGTATGTGCTGCTAGACACGTTGGTTTAGCTCTGGCTAAATCTGCTATTTCATCAGGACGTAAGATTGCTCTGGCTTTCAATTGCCAAGATGCCGAAGATATTAGACTTCATTTTGCTGCGGCCAAGGAATTTACCAAGAATTACAAGACCGGAGGTATTTTCCGTGTTGACAATTCGGTTGGTGACAATGTGGAAATCATTATTTCCGATATTGAATCTTATACCATTGCGATGCGATATATGAAAGCATTCAATCCTGTTGAAAATATGATTACCTATTGGGATGAACCTACAATTACAATGGATTATGATTCACATCCATTTCATGAAATCATAAAGCAAAACTGGGGAGAAAACGTGGTGCCAAATATTGTCTTGTCGAGTGCTACACTTCCACACGAAGATGAAATTAGAGATGTTATTGCCGATTATCGTTCGCGATTTGAAGGGGATGTCGTTTCCATTATTAGCGCTGATTGTAATAATTCCATTTCACTTGTAAATAAAGATGGAAAGATTGTTGTTCCACATACTCTTGACGCGAATGAAGACTATGAAGATTTGATGGACTGTGTAGAACATTGTCAAAAGAGCAGTAGTTTGATTCGATATATTGATCTACAAGAAGTCGCCAATTTCATTGTCTATGTGAATGAAAAAAATTATATTAGTGAACGATTGTACAAGTTGAATAATTATTTTGAGAGTGTAAAAGATATTACTATCTTTAATATTAAAACGTATTATCTTTCGCTCTTCTCTAAAATCGATGAAGATGATTGGGAAGAAATTTATAACTACTTTCAAAATACAATGAAGATACTCTATCCTTCAAATATTTATGTCACTACAAAAGATGCGTACACCTTAACGCACGGACCGACAATTTATTTGGCAAAGGATGTGGAAAAGGTGGCTAAATTCTATCTTCAACAAAGTAAAATACCCGATAGTGTAGTTGGTCATATTCAAGAGCAGGTGCGAAAGAATGATAAAATCAGTGCTGAAATTGAGAAGCTTGAAAAGACGTTTGAGGATACAATGGCAAAGGAGGCAGAAAAAGATAAGAAGATGGCAAATGAAGGCAGACTTCCACCAGAAATGAAACAATTGCGTGGTAAGATCGAACGACTCCACACCCAAATTCAGAGTATTGCGATGCCGGAAATATTTGTACCTAATTCACCAGAACATATTAAAAAATGGTTAAATAATAATCTTGATAGTGATGAAACAATTGCAAATGTTTTCCGACCAGAAATTCCCGACGAATATGTTATTAAACTAATGCAACTTAACGATGTTGAGCCATTTTGGAAACTGCTATTACTAATTGGTATTGGTGTATTTATGAACCATAAGAGTGTGGGTTATGTAGAAATTATGAAATCCCTCGCACAAGAACAAAAACTGCTTATGGTTTTAGCAACAGATGATTACATTTATGGTACAAACTATCAGTTTTGTCATGGATATATTGGTAAGGATCTAGTTCATCTTACACAAGAAAAACTGATTCAGGCGCTTGGACGCGTTGGTAGAAATAAGCAAAACAAAAAATATTCTGTCAGGATGCGCGACGATGTATTCCTGCGTAGAATCTTTATGAAGCTTTCTGTCAAGAAGGAGGCAGATATGATGAATCTACTTTTCACCAGTTAGTTTGGATCTGTATCAATAAACACGTGGATGTGACTAATTTCGAGGATGCTGCAATTTTGAGCCAGATTTTTCCAACACGTAATTACATTAACATTTGACTTCAATTCATTAATAATTTTTTCTGGGTCCTTGTCATCCATATACCAACAAACCCAGTGCTCAATACCTGGAACAGTGTGATATGGGAAATCGTTCTTTACAAAATGATACTCTTTCCCTTCCAAGTTTTTTTTCATAGTGTCTACAAAACTACCGCGGCCTTTTTTTTCTTTCGAAAATGCTTCATATGCGGTTTGAACTTCGGGTGAGCGACCCAGCATAATTTCTGGTGGTTTTTCCATAGTAAATTGTTTCAGTGTCTGGCAGGTAAGCATTGTTGCGGGTTGGAATACTTTTCATTACGTTATGGAAAGTATTTCAATTTTTTGAAATGGACAATTAACATCTAAGTTGACGAGCTCCTGTGCGTCTAAATTTACTAATGTTGGTCGCACATATAAAGTTTTTATTTTTAATCGTATATGGAGTATCCGCGCGTCCACTATACGCATAGGCATTGGCTACATTTGGCCCAAAGTTTGGGTCATTATTGAATCCAGAAGCAAACTTAGTAACTGTATCTAATTTAAGACGAGCTGTGCGACCTGCCGACGATACACCTCCTTGGACAGCAAATTTACAGTTATTGGGTTTGTAATAGGAAACTTTATTACATCCATTATCATTACAATTTAAACATCCTACACAGTTTGGTCTAAATGCTTGTGGATCATTCAAATTACCACATTTTGTCTCATTAACATTACCATATTGAAAATTGTTTTGTGTGTAAGTACGACATCTAGCTTGTAAATAGGAAGAATTGGTAGTAAAATATTTGGGTTTAGAACTATCCTTATTTATTCTGCTTGGATAACGGGTTCGCATGCGTGCCTTATGTTCAGGATCACAAACAGTAACGCATTTGGTCTGGGGAACTGTATCTGGTGGACACTCATTCACATAATCAGTTGTACCTGATAAATCGAAATAGTCTTGGTGTCCCTTCTTTTGGTAGGTAATATTGTCAGCAGGAATAACAGTATTTAAACATCCATTACAGTTATCTTGTGTAGCATTAATATTACGTGTTGTAGCACCTCCTGGAACTTCATAATAATTAAGCAATATTTTGCTTCTTACAATGTCATTTCTATTCTCACTTATATTGATTCTCTGTTTACGCCAATGTTTTATAGGATTAGCAGTAAAAGGAGAACAGGCTCCTAAATTTTCAGTAGCAACCGTTCTAACATAATTTCCCAAATAAATATTACCTGGGATAGTTTCAGTTTTAATTATGTCATCTTGTTGACGATTATATTTCCAGTTTTGTCCCGTTCTCTTTTTAATTAAATTTTTGGGATGATACATATTCATATTTTATAATAATGAGAGAAAATAAAACCTAATGTAAATATAAATAATAATAAGATGTCAACACTTATTTTGTTACTACTCTCATTGTTATTAATGTTAATATTATTATATATTACCCATGATGTCCCCACCATCATAGAAGCAGTTACTAATAATAACAATGATGAAGATGAAGAAACAGTAGAAACAGTTAAGCCCGCAGCTAATGATTCTGTACCTTCTGGAAATGGTTCAGCTAATTTAGGTTATCAAAATTATGATAATGATAATAATGCCTACATTTTAGCTCAGAAAAATGCGGCTAATATACAATATTTAGTAGAAAGACTTAACAATATAAACTCCTTAGAAGGTGAATTACAAACACTTACAAATAATGTCAACATAAATACGAAAAGTATCAAACAAGTGGCAAATGTTATGTCACAAAAAGTCGGTCAAATTACTGGTATAACACCATCCGTAGCAAAGAATGTTGCTGCTGGCAACTTAAAATCTCCGTTTCCTGTCAAAAGTTCTGCTTAATATTTTATAAACTATACATTTTCAAATCTTTGTCATTAAAATCTTTTTTGCTATAATTGTACTGTTTTGAAATATATATTTCATGTTTTTGAAAAAGAAATTCATGAAGTTCTTCAAGATTTTTTATTTTCCCCTTTTCTTTTTCCCAATTTTCAAACCCTTTTCTCTCTTTATCCGATATTTCCAATGACGAAGGAGTTTCCAAAAAATCCAACGAGAATATTTTAATAGGGAAGAGAGAAAACACTTTCTCAAAGATGGAACGGGTGCGCGGCATATGAAAATCACTAGTTATAACCAATATATTTCTCAAATTTCTTGGTACACAATGCATCATTAATGCGGCATACGCGTTTCCAATAGTATCCATACTCCATGATTCAATGAAGATTTTTGAAGGACAAATGTTTCTCTCAATCATATAGTTTGCCATTATTTGACATTCGTCAATTGCGTGACCTAAATCACATAAAGCAGGAGGCTTATGTGGTGAACCACGACTTAATAAAATATAATATTTACATGACGATTTATGTTTAATAGCCACATTTAATCGTTTTTCAGCCCATTCTGGTAGTGTGTTTTTATCTATAAAAGAACCTCCTAATACAATAATAGCATCATATGTTTTGACCATATATGGTAATTTATATAATTATATTTTATATTAAGTTATTATATACACTAAGATTTATTATGTCAAACTTATTTGAAGATATAGCAAACGATGCGAAAAATGTAGAGCAGGAATTATTAGGACCAAGTTATAAGTATTATCAAAAGATTAAATCGCCAGGGGAGATGGGAATGAGCAGTGATGGTAGCATGGACGCCATTGTTGATGATGTTTCTGGATTAATTGCTTATGTTGAATTGTTAGTTACAGGTAATTGTAGTGGAGATAAGTGTGCTTCGACGACTGGTAAAGCTCTTGGGGATAGTTTCTTTCTTAAAACAGGGGCTAAATGTAAAGATAATAAAACAGGCAATGAGGAGACTCGTTATATCTATGTAAATAATATTCCAACCGGTCGTATTCCATTTATTTCATCGGCTATGGGTGTTGATTTTACAACATTTGAAGGATTACTTCCCGCAATTCTAGAAGATTTAGATCAAATAAATCCTTTCGATATTTTTAAAGGATTTTTAAGTGGTTCTACGCCCGCATGCCAAGAACTTACTATGGAAACTACACCTACAAAACAAAATAATAATCAACCCAAACAAACTGAATATGTTACAACTTCTGATATAAAAGGTATGGATCCGTGCACTTTCACGTTAAATAAAAAAACTAATCCTGTAACTGGTAAAACATGTCGAGAGGGTTTCGAAAATTATAAAATGTTGAATAGAAATCCTAAAAACGACCCTCTTTTTCATTTATATGTTCTATCAATTGGATGCGTTTTAATTTATGTTATCTATTCATTGTTAAAAAAACATAATTAAATTATGCCCCTTATTCATAAATTTAAATCGTAAAAATTTATGAATGATAATTAATCACGAATCTTGTAGACTCTCTCTGGTGGAGCATTTTTCGCCTCCTCCTTTTGTTTTTTAATATCTTCTTCATATTCTGCATGTCGTTTTTTCATCTCATCCACCGAATGACTACAATTTCCATTGGCTATTGAGTTATAGCTAACTGTTGTAACTAATAATCCAGATAATAAATACCATATAAATTCACCAATAAGTTCTTTCAACCGAATAAGTGTTCTAAATTTATTTAAGTTTTCTGATTGATTACTCATACCACTCTTAAACATAAACCGCGATTTTAAGACGAACTGGTCAAAGTTATCTGGTGTCACCTGATTAATAAATAATGAAGGATCGCTGTAGATGTCATGAAGTGTTTTTTCTAATGGAGTACTAGTACCCTTTGGTGCCTTTAAAATTTTAAACAATACATCATTAATACCAGCCATTCGAGTAACTAAATAACCAAACGTATTTGAAAATGGCTGTTTCCATCCAGGGAAAATAATAAGCATTGCTTGAAGCACACCAAAAATCATAATCCATGGTATTAATGTAACTAGAATAGCAGAACCATAATTCGAATCACCACATAACTCATTTTGGAGCGACATATTAAAAATAAATTGGCTAGAAATAACAACTAAGTAATAGATAGTAGTTGATATGGTATTATATTTAGGTGTCATGAATCGCATAAAAAAATAGAGAATAGTTGCGATTATAAATATTACTAATTCTAACATTATTATAATTAAATGTCATAATTTTTTTTGGAAAATACATTATATGAATAGAAATTCGTGCGGATCACATTTGGTAGAACCAGGTGTTAAGTATTTTTTAAAGGAATCTCTTAAACAATGTCATCATGCTCGTGAGCAGCGTTATACTGTATTTTATAATTTAGTAGCATTTGTGATTTTAATTGGGGTAATTTCAACAATACTATGGTTTATGTATAAAGGAAAGTTAACGCCAGTTGAGAAAGCTTTACGGGAGAGAAAAAAACAGGAATATATTTTAGAAAAGTTACGCAAGATACCCGTTTCTCAAAATAAAGACACAAGTATTACTAATTTGCCTAAATGGAATGAATAAATATGAATATATATAGTATATAGTATATACTAATGGATCCAGCAATTGTAGACGCGATGGAAATATTTTACAAATTAAAAGGTCAATATGATAAAAATTTAAACAAGATTAAACAACGGATTATAGGAAAAGATGATTTAAGTATGGATGAAAAACGTGATTTATTTTTGGCTCAAAAACCTAAATGTATTGTCTGTAAAAAACCAGTTGGTACAATTTTCAAAACAGAACCCAACAAATTAGTTGCTATGTGTGGTGCCCATAATATAATTGGCGAGTCGGAAAAAATAGAGCCATGTAAATTAAACATTCAGATCGTTAAAGGTGATATGGTTTATTTGCCAGACTATACAAAGAGGTTGCGTGAAAAGCATAACGAAATTGTATCCGAAATTATTAAAGTAAAATACAATTTACTTTTCAAATATACTACCGAGGATAAAACAGTTGAAGATTTTGAAAATGTAAAATCTAAATTAGATGAAACAGGAGGATTATTTGATAAATATGTTACTCGTCTTATTGATATTACTCATCTATTAAGTAAACAGGAAAAGATTGCTATTACTGACTTACAGATTTTTGAGTTTGTAAATGAAATGAAAGAAATGATACGTGAAGCTATTGCCACAAATGAGGAACAACTTTTACGAGATGCTATTGAAATTTATGTCACACGTATTATGGATATACTAAAAGAGAATCGCAGATTAAAATATAGTTATGAAGCGATTGAAATACATGGGGATCGTGGAAATGAAACACATAATCTTGTACAGTTACCATATACAATTTATGATTTAGAAAGTGTAGTTGGTGATTCATTTAAGATTGAATCACTTGTTATAAAAAAATAAAATATGACGTTAATGTATATTTTAAATGGGAGTAGGAAGATTTATTTCAATACCGGCATTTATTATTAGTTTTGCTATTGGTGTATTTGTAGTTTATTTATCAGAAGCTAAACAAAGAGTAATTCATGTTTACCCTACACCTGAAAATGAAAAACGTATACTCTATAAAGATAAGGCAGATCAATGTTTTGAATTTAGACATCAAGTAATGAATTGTCCTAGTGATAAAACCCAAATTAAGGAGATTCCAATACAAAGTCCATAAACATAAATCATGTGAGATAAATAATATTATCTCACCTAATTATAACTTAAATGAATTTTCAAGATGTTTTAAACAGTAAAAGTACTTCTGTTATAATTTCTATTTTATTAGGTTTTGGATTAGCCACTCTTTTTAAAAAGACATGTAATACCCCTGATTGTTATGTTTTCAAAGGACCTCATCATACAAAAATAGAAGGTCAAGTATTCAAAATGGGTAATAAATGCTACAAATATAAAAAACAACACGAACATTGTAATCCATTTAATAAGAACTTGGTCGAATTTGAAAGTCTTATGGATATAGAATCACAATAAATTAATTTGCGTAAATCTCTTTTTTAAACAATATAAATTACTTAATAATGACAACAGAATTAAGTAATTTGCCATCCAATCCTTCTGTGCCTCAAACAAATTCTGCTCCACAAATTCCTGAAAACATCAAAATGGAGACCACAGCATATCAAAATGATTTAGATAAAAACCCAACAATACCGCCAATTGTTGATACAAAACAAATGTCTACTATGGTAGATAATTTAGAATCAGCATCTAAACAGGGATTAACTAGTTTAGCAGAAGATATACCTAAGGATACAACCCACATAACACATGATATACAATCAGTTGTGAACGAAATACCTCAATCCCCACATGTACAGTCTAATAGTACTCCAATTGATTATATTAAAAATTTTGCTACTCAGGAGGATGTTATAAATCAACTTTCGAACCAAGAAAATAAGGAGACAACTGTTGAATACATTTTGGAGGAAATAAAAATTCCAATTTTAGTGGGCATCTTCTTCTATGTTTTTCACAATAAAAAGTTTCATAAAATAATATTATCAAAGGTCCCTTCCTTTTTTAATGATACAGGAGGATTATCTACAAATGGATTATTAGCTTTAAGTGCAATGTTTGGCGTTACATATTATTCATCATTAAAGGTAATGAAACATTTCTCTCTATGATATGTAAATGAGTGAATTTGTTGCTGGATGTTCAAGTGGATTTATTCAATCACTAATAGGACATCCTCTTGATACACTTAAAGTATTAGCACAAACATCCGTATCTAACAATAATAATAAACTGTTAAACAAAGCAAGTGGAAAACTACATCATAGATTTACAAAATTATATAGTGGGGTCACATATCCAACGGCTATGAGTATGCTTACTACTGGAATTATTTTCGATGTGAATTCGCGTATTCATAAAGAGACAGGTAGTCATTATAAAAGTGGATTCTTAACTGGATGTTTTATTGCTCCCACTATGTATTTTTTCGATACTGGAAAAATATATTATCAAACAAAATGTGCGAGTTTACCACAAACATATTATTTTCCCTGGAAAAAATTTTTGAATTGGAATGGATTGGGAGCAACATTTGCTAGAGAAGCACTAGCCAATTCTCTTTACATAGGCGTTTATTTCGATTTAGAAGAGAGAACAAATTCGCCACTTGTTTCTGGCGGTATAGCAGGGTTGGCGAGCTGGTGTGTATCTTACCCCGTTGACGTTATAAAAACTAGACAGATGACTGATTGTTCACTGTCTTTTTTTAACGCTGCTAAACAAGGTTATCTATGGCGTGGATTCGGGGTATGTGCCTTACGGGCAGTTTTAGTCAATGCCGCTGGATTCTGGACATACGACTATGTAAAACATCACTATCATTAGAAATATAATTAAATGTATATAAAACCTATTTGTTGTTTTGTCATATATATTTTATACAATGAGTATGATTCCCCGTGCTAATAGGACGCTTATGTTGAGTCAAAACCTTTATCAAAATAAGAAAGTTTTAGTAACAGGAGGGGCTACTGGAATTGGTCTTACGTTGGCACAATCTTATGCTAAATTAGGTGCTTCTGTTATGATTTGTAGCCGCAATGAAGATCGGTTAAGAATGGCGTGTGAAACCCATCCAAATATGAGTTATCGTGTTCTTGATGTTCGCGACCAGAATGGTATAGTGGAATATGCGGAGGAGATGTATAATGGTGACCAAATCCCTGATATTGTAGTGAATAATGCGGCGGGCAATTTTGTATGTCCCACAGAAAAATTATCGCTAAACGCGTGGAATTCGATTGTGGATATAGTTCTTAAAGGCACTTTTGCCATGACACACGAAATTGGAAAGCGGATGATTCTTTTGAAAAAACCAGGAGTTTTCCTTAATATTAGTACCACCTATGCAGAAACGGGATCTAGTAATGTTGTTCCATCTTCCATATCCAAAGCAGCGTGTAACAACCTGACAAAATCATTGGCATCTGAGTGGTCTAAATACGGAATGCGTTTTAATTCGATCGCGCTTGGTCCAATTTATACGGAGGGAGCATTCACTCGTCTTGATCCCGATGGCACTTTCCAGGAGGAAGGTATTCAAAACTTGTGTATTAAACGCATGGGCGAAAAAGAGGAAGTGGCGAATTTGGCAACATATTTAACAAGTCATTATGCCAGTTGGATGACTGGAAATATTATTCGCCTTGATGGTGGCGAAACCGTATGGAAGAGTGGAGAGTTTAATCACGTTGATTTATTGTCTAAGATGTGATGTAAATTAAATTAAATACAAATCGCCATAACAATGATTCCTGCCACTGTTACTCTTATTAAATTGTAATGCTTTTTTGTACTCTTTTCACAACAAACTCTACAATGACAACCTTTTGGATGTATACGTCTATATTTTTTTCCGAATCGAGACATTGTATTATAGAAAAACATTTTAAATATAACGAACCATAATATATTAGTTATTACACCTATCAATAAGTAATATGTATAACTTAGAAGAGAATATTGATATGATAATGCGTATGAATATTTTTTCACATTTAGACACTGGTAACCAAATGGTTAATATGGTAATTTCCAGTATGATGATGATGGTAATTCCGAATATTTACAATCGTGTGAAATATTACGGAAGAAATTTTTTACAATATGGAAAGAATTATTTACCATTTTTTCGCGCCAATACGATAACTATTGAAGGTATGCGGATTGTAACATTAGGAAGTTGGAGGCCACGAACCAATAATTTTTTTCAGTATGCGTTTTCGTGCCATATGGCATTTTTTTACAGAAAAATGAAAATAAAGATATTTATAGTTTTAAGGAATTTCCAAATTGCGAAGATTACAGTGATGATGATAATGATAATGATATTGACTTAGATAATGAACAAAAAATAACTGGTGATATTTTTGTCGTAGACCAGTCAAGTTGTTTCGAAATAGAGAAAGACAGTCAAATATTTTGTAAAGTAACTATTGAACAGTCAGAACAAGGCGGTGATGATAAAAAGGAAACAAAGGGTGCGGCGGTTGAAACGGTAAGGATCCAAATTTATTCATATAAAAAGACTATGAATGAGGTTGAAAAATATGTTAATGGTATTACAGAAGATTATTTAAATTCACTTTATATGTCGCGGAGAAACACGCAATTTATTTATTCGCTTGTAGACTTTTCAAAGTAAGATAATTCTTCACGGGAAAATACAATGCCTATGTGGGATGAGTGTCGATTCAACTCATCACGGCGTTTTGATACAATTTTCTTTGAACAGAAGGAGGAACTGATTCGCAAGTTAGACTTTTTCGAAATAATCGTGAATGGTATGAAAATGAAGGACATCCATACACACTTGGAATTGGATTACACGGACCACCAGGTACAGGTAAGAACATCGATCATTAAATCAATGGCCAATAAGTTGAATCGTCATTTAATTGTAATTCCATTGTCAAAAATAAAAACTCAGCGACAATTTCATCAAGCATTTTTTGAGAGCGAGTATTCTCATAAAAACGCCAAACATCCGATTACATTTGACAAAAAAATTATTGTATTCGAAGATATTGATTGTATGACTGATCTCATCATGGAACGCAATGTTAAAAATGGGATATGTAATGAAAGTGACAATAGTAATACGCTTACAAAAGATGAACTTTTTGAAGCCATTCAAAATGGTTATTCTGGAAAGAATGGGTCTTCATCTAATAGTTTTATGAAATCAAATAATGGAGAACAAAATGATAAAATTACCTTGTCTTTTATTTTGAATATCATTGATGGGATTCGTGAAACCCCTGGGCGAATTTTGGTGATTACAAGTAATCATTATGATAAGATAGATAAGGCATTAATTCGACCAGGTCGTATTGATATGACACTGGAAATGAAAAATGCAAGTATTCCTGGTGATTGAAGATGTAGTTCGTCATTATTATCATTGTGAAATTCCTAGAAAAATCAGAACAACATTGCGTGATGGTGTTGTTTCACCAGCTATGCTTATTAATCTGCGTTTTAATTCGAAAAACGTAGATGAATATTACGAAAATTTATTGAATTTATTTTGAATTTATCTTCTCACAAATCCCTTTTTTGGGGGCGCTGCACCTCCTATTTTGCGAACCCGTGAAAGAGCACGATTAACTACATTACGATCCATACCAGAGAAGGCTAAATTCCCACCATTAATATTATTAACACTACTTTTTCCGATAGCATTAAATCGCATCATCATGGTGCGTGATGATGAATCAGAAATATGAATAGGTTTACCTTTTGGACCTGGTACATTATTTGAACCTGGTTTAATTGGAAGAATAGAAGCGGTTCTCATATAAGCCTTGCGTTCATTGAAAAGGCATTACCAGAAGCAGTGGATAAAAATGGCCCGGCATAGCACCTTTTCCTCTTAATATGGCATTGTCAGCATTATCACATCCATTGCCAATTGGATTAAATGTTGTGGTTATTAATTTCTGTGATCTGGTAATATTGACATAATCTCTATATTATCAAGTAAGACTATATTTTTTCTCTTAATGAATTCTTGCTCGTCTAAATGCGACCTGAGAACCATTGTTCGCTCCACCAGCACTATAATCGCCATTCGATGTTCCTAATCCAGCATATCCACGATTCACTGCCTGATCACGTTTAAAACGGATAAAGTTGGAAGAATCATAAACATATTTACCATTGGTTGTGGAAGCTGGAATCTGTGCTGGTCTACCAGATTGTTCCACCATCGCGACTGCTAGATAAGTGAACCTTATTTCTATTAGTAGATCCTACCATATTTGGACCTCCACTTGAAAAGTTGACACGTGATAATGGATCACCTGCGTTATTGGCAAGTCTAAAATTACCAATTGCAGCACCTGTTGCGATTTGTGTATTACCCCATGTTCTCCTTAATGATAATCGTGTAGTTCCGACAACTGTACCCACATTTCCAGGATATGATCTAATAAACGAAGCTCCTCTAACATTTGGATATCTTCCTCCTACTACTGACATATTTATATATATATATAAATAACACAAAAAAAAAAAATAATTTTTGTCAATAATGTCATATTTTATTATTGAGTTACAATGCGAGGCATAATATTCATTGTTTATAATTCTTGAAATAATAATTTACAAGCATATGGGATTTCTACATAATAAAAGTTACAGATTATCACAAGTATTACAAATATGAATATGTCACTTTTATTGTAAGCAGCAACAACCACATTTATTACAAACATGTACACTAAATGTATCTGAAGCATCATATAGCCGTCCTTTTGTAAATCGCGATGCACCATGTGAAACCATACAATCTCTTTCCATTTCTCCAAACCGAAGACCACCATCGCGTGCCCTTCCTTCTGCTGGTTGACGTGTAAGATTTACCATTGGACCAATACTACGAGAATGTTGTTTATCATTTACCATATGTTTAAGTCGCTGATAAAATGCAGGGCCAATAAATATACTACTTTCTAATTGTTCACCTGTGAGTCCATTATACATAATTTCATTTCCTTTAGATTCATAACCAACTTTTTGTAGTTCATCAATAATTGTTTCTATTTTGAATTCACAAAAACTTGTTCCATCACCAAATAGTCCAAGTTGTAATAAAACTTTTCCTAAAAGTGTTTCTTTAAGTTGTGCAATAGTCATACGACTAGGAATAGCATGAGGATTAATAATAATATCTGGTTTTAATCCATCTGCAGTAAATGGCATATTTTCTTCTGGAATAATATTACCAATAGTACCTTTTTGGCCATGGCGACTCGAAAATTTGTCACCAATTACGGGTTTACGATAATTGCGAACTCGTACTTTACAAAAGTTATAACCATCGCCATTACAATCAATATAATTTTTATCAATATAAGTTTCTTCATGTGTTCTATAAATATGACTTTCATCCATATATTTAATTGTTTTTGTATAATCATTTTTATTTTCTTTAATTGGTAAAACTTTTGCAATAATAACATCTTTATCATATACAATCGTATTTTCAGGAATTACTCCATCACTATTAACTTTATCATAATTGGCAAATTTCATATTTTTAGTTTTTGATTTATCTGGTTTACAACGAATTTCTTCATTACCAAATATTTTTTTATCTTCATCTTTTTCTGTATGATAAATTGTTGCTAAAAATAAACCACGATCAATTGAACCTTTATTAAATAAAAGACTATCTTCCTGATTATATCCAGTATGGCTAGCAATTGCAACAATAACTGGAGCACCGATGGAATTTATTCAATTTAATAATATTCATAATACGAGTATCAACTAAGTGGTCTCATCGGATAACTTAACACATACGCTGTTTTATCCATTCGATTATCAAAATTTGTTACATACATACCCATTGCTTGTTTACCCATAGCACGATTGATATGTATTTCTAGGTGACTTGATTATGTTCAGGAAATGGAATACATGATGCTAAAATTCCAAATATAGTACTAGGATGAATTTCACAATGAGTATGAAGATAGACTTTTCTTTTTGAAATAGTTTATCTTTCCGTTCATTGCAATCATACTGAGGAATTTTGCTCACTTGAGCATCGATATATTCTATTATAGCCATGGTCATCTTTTCAATACTCGTAAGCAAGATCATCCCATGCGAACTCACCCGTCGTTATCTTTTGCCACAACTTCATCTGTTCAAAAGCAGTGATTTATTTTTTGACACCTTACATACCGGGCGTACGTGAGACGGCCACCCGCTGTCATCACACATTTGAATCTCCATATTTTTAGCATAGTCAAATGTAATCGATACTTGTATAAATGTTAATAATTGCCTTGCTCTTTCTTTTTCTTTCAAGGAATCGGTAAATAGCTCCAATGGGTTTTCCGTTACACCAATCCAATTACCATTAATAATAACCTTAACCTTATTATGGAGTGTACTCGGCTCGGTATCATCATCTATTTTTATAATTTGTGGTTCAATATATGTATAAATAGATTCACTATATGATGGTTGTGTAATATGTGTAAGATAAGACAGATTTTTCACTACACCAACCGAATGACCTTCTGGTGTTTCTGCTGGACACAAAAATCCCCAAGTACTATTGTGCAGCTTACGTGGTGGAATAAGTTTACCGCTTTTATCAATAGGGGTATTGATGCGCCTCAAATGACTCAGCGTAGCAATATAGGTTAGCCGATTCAACACCTGTGCTACACCCACCTTATTACTCTTACTATTGGCAATACCAAAATCACCTGTTGCCAGAGCACGCTTAAATCCATTCTCAATCGTTGAAGCCTTTACTATTTTATAAATATTTGTCATGTTAATGATATTATCATATTCCTGATTTGTCTTCCATGAACCGTTAATAATTTCTCGACGAATCTGCTTCTGCATGTCCTTGACCAACTTATTGAAGTTATTGCGAAACAAATTGTTCAACAGAACACCACACGTATCAATACGTTTATTCTCATATGAATCACGATCAGATACAGTCAAAATGCCTTTATATGTTTTCAACAATCTATTCGTCATGAGACCAAGGAAATATAGTTTTTCAGCATCAGTTTTACAATGTGGGAACAGGTCTGTTGTAATAATTTCCCGCGTATATTGTTCTTTCTTAGAGACAGCTGTTGAACTCATACCTTCAACAGAACTTTGTTCCGTAGTCTCGGAACCCGGCTTTGTTGACGTGGTAGATTTGTAAAAGGTGTATTGAGTATGTGCGACAATATAAGTGAAAGCCTGTTCCTTCGTCAAAATTTCATTGCTATCAACAATGGACGCTTTCAGTAGGGCTAGAAAATCGCTCTCAAAGTCTTGACCCACATTCAACAAAATGTACTCACAAATTTTCTTGTCACTTGTAATACCAAGTGCTTTGAAAAGGGTGAATAGAGGAATGGGTTGTGTCAACTTTGGCAACTGGATGTAGAGCTGACGTCCATATTCATTTTCCTTACTTGACATCATAATCGAAATCAGTTTGGGAGAAATCTGCTTAAAATCCGGTACAGAACGCATCTCAGCAATCCAAGACCACTTCGTCGATTTCTTAGTATTAAAACAGTAAATTTGATTTTCAGCTGCACGTTCCTGACCAATTACTGTTTTTTCACTTCCATTAATTATGAAATATCCACCAGCATCAAAACCACATTCATCGTGAAATGAAGCATCCATACTACTATGTCTCAGCGAACACAAACATGATTTCAGCATAATGGGAATTTTACCAATGTTAATATTTGGCATACTCTTCATAATTGTCTGACAAGTATCGCCATTCTTAATCTCATATGTAATGTTAATGTCCAATGTCATTTGAGAATTATAAGTGAAATTTCTAAGGCGTGCCTCATTAGGATACATAATCTTAGAAGATCCATTATTCTCAAAAATTTGTGGACGATAAATCTTGAAATTTGAGAAATTAATATTTGCTTCAATCGTAGAGTTCGTGTCATCATCGTTTTCACATGTCACCACCAAAGGATTAAACATCTGAATTGTTTTCTGAATTTCATATGTTACAAACTGGTTATATGACTCTATTTGATGACGCACAAGTTGGTCCAAATGACAATTTTTAAAGTATGACTCAATCACCTCCCACGATATCTCCCCCATTTTACCCGAAAAGATACGATGGTCGCGATTGAACTCCATTGGTGTACTATTATTTATTACTTATGTTTTTAACCTTTTTTTATTTCAATTATTTTTTTATCTTCGTGTCATCGTTTCTTTGTACAAACAGACGTCGACCAGTGGTTTTTTTGCAACGTATCCTTTATTCATTCTATGAATTTCATGAAATAATGCGTAATCAAATGGATTTTTCATTGGATACAGTGTTTTTAATATGTGTTGTGCGGCCTTTAATGAAATTACATATCCCACGGCTCCAAAGCAATGTGAATGAATATTAAAAAGATCATCATTATAATCTTTCAGTTTAGCATTAAAATAATTGTCATTAATCTGATCACCATGTCTAAATAAGGATAAAACATAAAAATCGTCGTCAATTGATTCAATTGCCCTATTAACTTTCTCTCTAAATTCCGATTGATCACATAGGATCATGGCGTCATCTTCAAGAATCAATGCTGATGGTATTTCGCTTCTAACAATTCTTTCTATAATTCCCATATGAGAGAGAAAACACCCTACCTCCCCTACGCGCATGTCGCGCTTATAATATACATTAATAGCCAAATCGACCAATTTATTTACTGGATGAAGATTAGGCTTTTTAAAACCAAAACTTCTCAAATTTATTTCCGGGCTACTGATTTTTCGTTTCAACTTACTTTCCCTAAAAAGCATTTGAATATTTGATTCAGTTAATTTTGTACCATCTACTCCATAAAATTCTGGCGGTTTTTCAAATATATTTGTCATACTTTTTATCAGTCTTTGTAGATGTTCTTTCCGTTTTGGTTGTAATGCTGTTCTTACTATTGAAATAATAAACGCCCTTTCGACATTAATTTTTTCCATAATTTATAAATAACTACAAAAAAATATCCAAAGATATAACTATACGATATAGTAATGAGTATTTTGAATCTGATCGAATCCCTCGATAATGAGCAAACAAAAAATAATATTATTCGCAAACAACTTCTTAATAAAAATAATTATTCTGATGTAAAGGTAATAAATTATTTTAATATCGATAAAAGATTCAAATGGGTTTTTCCTAATTATTATGAAAAAAAATTTACGACTTATTTAGATCCTGATAAGTGTGATGAAGGATTTTCTCGAAAACGTATTCGTAAAAGAAGATTACCAAAAATTAATGTTGAAGTCAATGCTAATATTGAAAAATTAGAGGATTTAGTAAAACTCATTAACGATTATCCTAAAAGTGATGTCATTGATTATAGTATTCGCATGGAAGGTTTATACAACATTAAAAATGATTTGAAAGAACTTATCTCGTTTGTTGGACTAGACGAATTAAAGGCAAATCTTCTTGACCAAATTATTTATTTTATACAGCAGCCACCTGACGATTATTTGCATACAGTTTTATATGGCCCCCCAGGTACAGGTAAAACCGAGGTTGCCAAAATATTAGGAAATATTTATACAAAATTGGGTATTCTCAGAAAGGGCACTTTCAAAAAAGTTACACGAGCGGATTTTGTTGCTGGGTATTTAGGACAAACTGCTATTAAAACTCGACAATTAATCGAAAATAATCTGGGTGGTGTGATATTTATTGATGAAGCATATTCTATGGGAAATCAGGAAAAGAGAGACAGTTTTTCGAAAGAAGCTCTTGACACCCTATGTGAGTTATTGAGTGATTATAAAAATGATATTATGGTTATCATTGCTGGATACAGAGAAGAACTTGACAATTGTTTTTTTAGTTATAATCCTGGATTAGCATCACGTTTTGCTTGGCAATTTGAAATTAAGGAATATACACCTGACCAATTATCACAAATTTTAAGGAAAAAAGTGGAAGATTATGGATGGGTACTTAGTGATGGCGTTGCCAATGAAGAATGGTTTAAGGAAAATATGGACTTCTTCAAAAATTATGGACGTGATGTAGAAAATCTTTTTTCTAAATGTAAAATTTGTCATTATCGTCGCATTTTTGGAAAATCTGAAGGCCGACATGTACTCACAATGAAAGATCTAGAAAATGGATTTGAAAAAACAAAGAAATTTAACGCTGATAAAAATGAGAATAAATCAACGCCTTCTTTTATGTATACATAGTATTAATGAGTGAACCTCTTCGAAAAACTATACAAATTAACCCAGAATTATTTAGTGTTACTAATTCTAGTGGTAAGACTCGTAAGTCGCGAAGTGTTACACAAAAAAAACGCCCAACGACTCGTTCCAATCCATTGAAAAAAGAATTATTGAATAAGATTAAAACCCATGCTCAGAAAAATAAAAAAACATTAAAGGAAAATAAAGATTTTGCTACTACTTTTGAGGAACATATGGACTATTTAAATAATTTAGTTGAAAAGCGTAAAAAATTAAAAATACACACTGAATTACCATCAACATTACAAAAAGCTAATGGATTAGAAACAACTACTAGTCAGCCAACACAACCACCTCAACCACCACAACCACCACAGCCAATACAGCCAACACAAGTAACACAGCCAACACAAGTAACACAGCCAACACAAGTAACACAGCCACCTCAGCCAACACAAGTAACACAGCCAACCTCAGCCAATACAAGTAACACAGCCAACACAACCAATACAAGTAACACAACCACCACAACCACCACAGCCAATACAAGTAACACAACCAATACAAGTAACACAACCACCACAACCACCACAACCACCACAACCACCACAACCACCACAAGTGTCTAATACAATAACACAAATACCTCTAGTAGCCCCATCCCCATCTCCTCCATCTGAATTATATAAACCAAGAGAAGAATTACAAATAGCTTCGTTTACACTTAAAAATGAACCACCTTATGGTAATTTACGAATTGGTGGAAAAAAACCTACATTCAGAAAATGGAATAAAACACAAAAGGTAAGACCTGTATCCAAAACACCAGTGATTGAAAAAACACAAGAGGTTAGAAAGAAATATTCATTGGGTCGTAATAAAGAGAGAAATAGGGTTACTGTTTTTTTAAAAAATAATAAAACTAGACGAAAGATTAGTGATGAAATTGGCGCTATTCAACAAAAACCCATTAATGAAATCAAGGAATATTTACGTAAACATAATTTGATTAAGGTAGGCAGTGAAGCACCCAGTGACGTATTGCGAAAGTTATATAAGGAAAGTTTATTAGCAGGAGAAGTAAATAATAATAATGCATCATTCCTTGTACACAATTATTTATCAGAAGAACCGACATCAATTTAAAAAAATTTCATAAAAATAAAAACAAGTAATGCCGCTAAGGACATACCTAGTGTGACATAACCATATGTTTGATCCAATGAACTGAAAGCACTTATTGTTGTAAAAATAAACATTGTCAAAATAATAAGATATTTATTATTGAGTATTTTATTAATTGTACCATCTCTCATTTTCTTATTAAAAAGAGGCATTATGAGTAAGAATACTGATAACATCAATGCCTGCGAAATACCAACTCCACCAGCGGTAGCAAATGCCGTTGTAATTATAATTCCAGTGTATATAAAAAGTGGTATTAATAATGGTAAGGCTAATAAAACAAACTCAAATAAATCAGGAATGATTAATCCACCATTTTCAATTAATCCAATGAATGTATTAACTCCACCTATCAATGGCGAAAATAAAATTCCTATGCCCACTAATAAAGGAGCGAATAAGAATACTAATGAAATAATGATATCTGGTGAATCCTTCAACGCTTTTCCAGCATAGTCGAAAAACATGTCAAGTAAATATCGACTAGAAGAGAAGCCATGAATTAATCCTTGTGTAATCCAATTGAAAAATCTGTAAAATAAATTCTCACTGTCTGGATTTTGTGATTCAGTAAAAATATTTTTGTAAGGAAATTTGGTTGTATAAGGAGGTCCATCAGGGTATCTACCATTCATTTTGTAAATCGAATAAAAATTGGCATATTCAAGAAACATGCCACTTATTGTGAAATAAATAATAACTGAAAGTATTGATGTAATAGTATATCCTATAAATTTACCAAAACTTGGTTCCTTTTTTTCTTCAACTTGATTTGTAGACTTTTTTTGAGAGCTAGGGCCAGGGTCAGAAGTTGGATTACTTTTTTTAATATTACTTAAATTTTCTGTTGCTATTTTTGATGCGACATAATTTCTAATATTGCTTGGTGAAGCCTTGCTGATCATAGTTCTGATATTATCTGGAACTGGGTTATATGCCAAAAATGTTGTATTTGAGTTAGACATCTTACTAATATTATATAAAGATATTATTTTCATACTATTCAGTGGGGTTTACATATAATGTCATCTTCAAATACAAAAATTAAGACAACTCCTCAATACGATTACAAGGATGTTCTTATTGAACCCCGTAAGTCTAATGTAATCTCGCGCTCCAAGGTTATGCTTGAACGTTTGTTTACATTTAATAATGGTTCATCAGTCGAAGCTCTTCCTATTATTGCTGCTAATATGGACACCGTGGGAACTTTCGAAGTTTACCAGGAACTATCAAAACAAAATATTATTACTGCCTTTCATAAGTTCTATACCAAGGATGATTATCTTAGTATGGGCAATAAGCTTCATCCTGAACTATTTATGGTATCGACCGGAATTTCTGATGCGGATTTTGTCAAACTGAAAGAAATTTTGGAGTGTATTAATTGTCAGTGGATTTGTATTGATATTGCGAATGGCTATTTATCATCTCTTTTAACATTTTGTCAAAAGGTTCGCAGACAATTTCCTGATAAGATTATAGTAGCCGGAAATGTGGCAACTAAGGAGGGTGTTATTGAGCTTATTTCAAAAGCCGGTGTCGATGTGGTGAAGGTCGGTATTGGACCAGGTAGTGCTTGTACCACGCGCCTTAAAACGGGTGTCGGTGTACCACAACTCTCTTGTATCATGGAATGCGCGGAAATGGCACATATGGCGGGTGGTTATATTATTGCGGATGGTGGGATCACGTGTCCAGGTGATTTAGGAAAGGCTTTCGGAGCCGGTGCTGATTTTGTGATGATGGGTGGACAATTTGCGGGTCATGATGAAAACCCTGGCGAGGTTGTCGAAAATGAGACTGATGGTAAAAAATATAAGCTTTTTTATGGAATGAGTTCCGAACGAGCAATGCAGAAGCATTATGGGGGAATGGCATCGTATCGTTCCTCAGAAGGCAGGTGTATCAAGATTCCGTACAAAGGTGCGTTGGTTGATACAGTGAATGATTATTTGGGAGGATTGCGAAGTACGTGTACATATGTTGGCGCAAACAGACTTGATATGTTATATGAAAAGGTGGTATTCCGTGTGGTTTCTCAGCAAGTGAATACGGTTTTCGCATAGACCACTTTTTATTGTAATCTATAACTGACATTATTTTGCTGTATATCTGAATATCCGTCTTTTTGTTTTGTTATATGTGGAATGACAACATAACACTTAAATTTGTTCTGTAATTGTGATACATAAAACGAATCTATTTCTTTATTGTATCCGTTTATATTTTGTAAAATATAAATCATAATATTTTTTTTTATACAATAGGATCCAGTTGTTAATGTAAAATTAGTTTTTTTTATATTATTAACGTTATTTAAATTTGTTATTGGCTTTATATGAGACCCAGATAAATATAATAAATCATAATCATTATTTATTTGTTTTGAATATTCACTAAGTTTACTAAAATTATCAATGAATTCTGTATCATCTTCTAATATTAATATATTTTCATAATTTCGGTTAAGTGCTATTTTCATAATTTCTATATGACTCTTCATACAACCTAAACATCCAATTTTATAATTATTAATTTTACTTGGATGAACAACTTTTTTTACATGTGAACAAAATATTGGATTCCATTTATTAACATCGCTTAGTGTAGGTCTAACCGCATCAAAAAATTCATAATTTGTAATATTTTGTTTTTTCATTTCTTGAATCATTTGGTTTTTTCTGTCAGTTCTTTGTTTAAGATTAATTATAAAAATTTTATTGATAATCATATATATATTTATTTAATGAAATTAGATTGTGTTTTGACCGCAGTGAATGATAAAAAAGAATACATTGAATTTGTACCTATTTTTATAAAAACATGGAATAAATTATATCCAAATATAGATGTTAAAATTATTTTAATAGCTGAATCAATTCCAAATGAATATAATTGTTATAAAGATAACATTATATTATTCAAACCAATACCTAATATACTTACATCATTTACAGCTCAGTATATTCGAATACTTTATCCAAGTATTTTAAATTATGAAAATGGTGTTTTAATTACAGATATTGATATGATACCAATGAATAGAACGTATTATACTGAAAATATAAAAAATTGTTCCAATAGTAATTTTGTTTATTATCGTGGAAATGTTTGTTTTAATGAAAAATCAATTGCTATTTGTTATAATATAGCATTACCAATGATATGGAAAAATATATTTCATATAAATTCTATTGAAGATATATGCGATCGATTGGTTAGTGTTTTTAATAATAATGAAATCATCGAAGGACATGGAAATAAAGGATGGTGTATCGATCAGATTCATTTATATAAATATGTTACGGAATGGAATTCAAAAAGTAAAAGTTTACAATGTTTAGACGAAACAAAAACTAATTATCGAAGACTAGATAGAGCGTTACATTTCAAGTATTTAATGGATGGTAATAAAAAAATGATTGCTACTATTAAAAATGGTTTTTTTTCTGACTATCATTGTTTAACACCACATAGTAAATATAGAGAATATAATGAAGCCATTTATAATTTACTATAAATGAATTTAACAACTATCCGCGTTATTTACTATAAGTTACGCTTCTCTCTTCCTTGAAGATTCTCATTAAAAAACGCCTGTTGAAACACGAATTGAAAAAGAAACATTTCGCGAGCGTGAACCATTTTAGCCCAGAAAATCCTCCCTATTTTTCTTGCGTGCTTTGAATGGAATCTCTAAAAATATAATGATTAATATAAAATATATATAAACATTGATAAACATATTTTACATATAATATGCTTGTAGAATATGTTTGGCTTGATGCTAATGGTTCGCCACGTAGCAAGACTAAGGTGATTTATGAGAAGGCACCAAAGAATAAGGAAGATCTGAATTTGCCCCTTTGGAATTATGATGGTTCCTCTACCGGTCAGGCGGATGGTAATAACAGTGAGGTTATTTTAAAGCCTCAGTCTGTTTTTCCAGACCCATTTCGTGGTGGTGACTGTATCATTGCCTTATGTGATACTTATAATCCAGATATGACCCCACACGCCACTAACACCCGTCATTTAGCCGTCGAACGCTTTGCGCTTTATCCAAACGCGGATCCAATGTTTGGACTTGAACAGGAATTTTTTCTTATGAAGGATGACAATGTTCTTGGATTTTATAATGAGGCTAAGAGAGAACCACAGGGTGGTTATTATTGTGGCAATGGCTCTAATAACGCTATTGGTCGCGATTGTGTGGAGGCTGCGTTCAAGCGTTGTATTTTAGGCGGAGTTCATGTCACAGGAATGAACGCCGAGGTGGCGCCTTCACAGTGGGAGATTCAGGTCTGTACCACTGGTATTAACGCAGCAGACCAACTTGTTATGATGCGCTATATTCTTAATCGCACCGCGGAAATGTATGGTCTTTGGATCAACTATCATCCAAAGCCACTTGTGGATGGCGATTGGAATGGTTCAGGATGCCACGTGAATTTTAGCACAAAGCGTATGCGAAATGATGGCGGATATGAACATATTATGAAGGCTGTTAAGAAACTTGAATTCAAACACAGTGAGCATATGGCACTCTATGGTAGTGGAAATGAGCTTCGTATGACCGGAAAACATGAAACTGCTAGTTATGATACATTTAGTTACGGTGTTGCCGATCGTGGAGCAAGCGTACGAATTCCTCGTCAAACAGAAAAAGACCAGAAGGGTTACTTGGAAGATCGCCGTCCATCGTCTAATATGGATCCATATGTTGTCACCTCGCTTATTTTAGAAACAACTTTGGCGTAAAAGAAAAAATAAAAAATCGGTTTTAAATGTAAGGAGAAAAATATGAATTTAACTAACAGAAATTTTATACGAAAACATTTAGTATCTTTTGCCGTTATAATTTTTGTTACCCTTTATGTTTTTATTATAAAACATAAACCCGGGTTTTTATACAATCATGATGGATCGCTTCGCACATTTGGTGTAGGATATAAAAATAAAACTGTTATCCCAGTTTGGTTATTAGCGATTACTCTTGCGATAGCATCGTATTTACTCGTTCTTTATTATTTAGTCTATCCTCGCATTCAATATTAATTTTGAATAATATTATTGTTAATACGATAATTATTATTATTTTGATTATTACGGTAATTTTGATTATTATCGTGATTATCATCTTGACGACGACGTCTATTCAAAATATTAACAACTCGACGTCCTGGAAAGTAAACATTTTGCTCTGATGCTAGCCAAACTCGTTGATTAATAACATCATGAAATTCATTCATAATTCGATTTACATTAACTGGTGGGTAATTGTAATTGTCGTATCCATTTAGGCGAAACTGTTCCAAATGATTGAAATATGGTGTATTTGTCAAAGTATTTTCAAAATTTTCATTACCATCCACATGAATCGAGGTATAGTTTGAATTGGATCCCCAGTCATAAATCAACTGTACCATTCTATCATTATTTGTCCATAGTGTTGCGCAATCAAGAGGTGTAATTCTAAGATTTGAATTCGGTACAGGAATTCCACGATTCATCAACTCACCCAATCTATTGGGTCCATGAGCAGTCAAATAATTTTCTAGGTAATGGTCCACATCATCAGGGGTATAAAAGATGATGCGGATTTGAAGGAATAAGTCATCTGCTGTCAATCCTACATTATGTAAGTTTGGATTGATTTCACGAAGATTGACTAGTGAAAGATTAGGGTTAATAAAATTTTGTAGTGCGTTTTTCGCCTGAGCGAGAGTAATTTCGTTATCGTTTTGGATTGCTGCCATAGTGTGTTAAGTGTGTTAAATATTTAGTGATTATATAAGTATTTTGCTTTTCAATTTTTATAATTGTTGTAATTTAGAATTTACATATTCAAAAAATCTACCATTATCACTATGTTTTGTTAAAATTTTACCTTCATAACAAGCTTTATCGTAGTCATATTGAGTTAATCGACGCATACTGTTATTTTCATCTAATTGTGAGGTAAAAAAATTTCCTCGAATCCAATTATCAGGTAGAGCACTTTTTTTAAAAATTATTTTGTTTTCATTATTAATATATATATTTGGTGGAACCAAAGCATATTCCGGAAATTCAGATGATATATGAAATGTAAAACTTTTATCAGAATTTTCTTTTTTTGCTGATATAGTATCATACAACTTGTTATATTCGGTTAAATACTTAATCATTTAATTTCTTTATCACTTTTATATTTATATATTTTATTTTATAAAATATATATAATGGTATCTAAAAGTCGATGCGGTGTCATTAAACACAGAAAGCCCAATAAATCAACACGTAAAGTTCAAGTTAGAAAACCTTTAAGCTGCCCCTGCACCAGCAGCAACTGGATTCGTTCAAGGACGTTCAGCATTAGAAGATAGGTTGACTGCTGCTGGCCTAATGGAACCACCACAAGATCCTGTATTACCAATGGTTCCAGGAACTCCCATACCGGAAGTAATCTCCTAATATGACAGAAATAAATAGGAGTTTGGATGCTTTACGCAGAGGTTGAAGAAAGATGAATGATTAAATCTAGTTATAGGTGGAGAAAAGGACAACTAATTCAACGAGATAGGCTTGATTATCTTATTAACATTTTAATATTAATAAGATATAATAAATGAATCTACATTTTTTAATAGCAAATGAACCCATAAGAAAATTCTTAGTTAAATATCTTTCAACAAAAGATATTATTCAACTATCCTATATTTTCCCAAGAACTATAATAAAAGATAACTACATTTGTAGAAATATTTACAAAATTCTGCTAAAAAATAATAGACTCACAGAAAATTGTAGAGAGAAAATAACATCGTGGAATGATTTTTTGGAAGAAAATCGCAAAGTATTAAAAAATAATTTTCGCCTCTTAATAGATGCAATAAAACGGAATCATATGGATGATGTTATAAAATATGTGAATGCGGGGGTGAATATTAATGATTCCATACAATTTTTTAAGGAAACAGCATTAATGACAGCTTGTTGGCAAAAAAATTCCGAAATTGTTGAATATCTTATTAAGAAAGGATCCAAATTAAATATAGCAACTGATATAGGTAATACAGCCCTGCATATATGTGTTTTAAATCTATCAAAGGATTGTCTTGAACTTCTTATAAAAAATGGAGCTGATTTGAATATTAAAAATAATTTTGGGAACACACCATTAATGTTGGCTTGTGAGAATCAAATTTTTGACTATGTCGAAAAACTATTGTATAGCGATGCTTCTCTCTTTCAGAAAAACTGGTTGGGTAAAACTGCTCTGGATTATGTTTGTGAAAACGATTGTCTATACCTAGCTAAACTTTTTATTGAACGCGGAGCAGATGTTCATCATAAAAAGGAAAATGGGTCAACTATTGTTTATGGATGTCTTCATAATGGAAATTATAAACTCCTAAAATATTTATTGTTAAATACGTCTGCGTATAAAGATGTAAACATTGGGACGAAAAACGACAATTGTTATTCGCCAATTCACACCGCTTGTCTTCATTCTAATGATAATGGATTTAGAATGGCATTATTATTATGTATGTTTGATGTAGATATTAACATAAAAGCGAAAAACGGTATTACCCCCCTTCATTTAGCCATTTATAAAGATAATATAACAATGGTTTCTTTACTTTTAGCACAGGGAGCACTAGTTGAAGGAGAAGTTTCTGATGATGTAAATGATACTATTTTATATAATGAAAATACACGTTCCTATATATGTCCTCTATTAGTGGGGGTTTCGCCCCTTTTATTGGCATGTGAAAAGGGAAATATAGAAATATTTCGTATGTTAGTTTTAACTAGAAAAAATATTAATTTGAATGTATGTGATAAAAATGGTAAAACTCCTCTTATGATTGCCATAGAAAGTTCATCCAATAATATAGTACATTTTTTACTTAGTGAAGAGAATAATAATATAAATAACATAAATATTAATCAAATGGATAAAGATGGAAGAACGGCGCTTTTTCTGGCGATTCGATATATGAATCTTGATATGATTAATTATTTAATGTCAAAAGGGGCTGATTATACGATTTGTGATAAGAATGGGAATAACGCATTAGAAATAGCAGAAGAAATGAAGATTAATTTATACCAGTAAAAAAACCTTATGTTATTGTATAATCGATGAATTTGAATCATCTCAAAAAAATCAAGTTAACAAATACACACAAGGGAATTTTAGCAGGTTTAGGACTTTTAGTCCTTATTGTAGGCTTCGCTTATTTTTTCTATCCGGTCGTTGAAGGATTAGTATTATCAGAAGTATGGCAACCTCAATCTAATGCTGAATTTAGAAAGGTTATTGGTCAATTGACTTGGAGTCCTAAATCGAAAAAGGCAGTAATTCAAAAATACGGAATTCCAGCAAATTGGGATACATCCAAGATTACTGATATGTCAGATTTATTTAAAGATAAACATACTTTTAATGAGAATATTGCTGGCTGGAATACCTCTAATGTTACAAATATGTCAGGTATGTTTAGTCATGCTTTTCAGTTTAATCAATATATAGGAAATTGGGATACTTCCAAGGTCCAAACTATGGAACATATGTTTACGAAAGCATCCAGGTTCAATCAGGATATAGGAAATTGGAACACTAAAAATGTTACAAATATGTCAAGTATGTTTTTTCACGCTACAAATTTCAATCAGGATATCGGAAATTGGGATACTTCCAAGGTTGTAAATATGAGCTTTATGTTTGCTGAGGCCATTAATTTCAATCAGGATATTTCTAGATGGGATACAAAAAATGTTAAACAAATGCACAATATGTTTTTAGATGCCAGTGCGTTCAATCAAAATATATTCAGTTGGAATTTATCATCATTAGGTAATGGAGCATATTATAACGGGGGTATGTTTGAAGGTGCTCTTTCTATGAAAGCTACATACGGTGTACCTGATAATCCAAACTACGCATGGTTTAGGGCTAAGGCAAAAGCACTTAAAGAACAATGTCTTACAAACTTTACTTCATTCACAGATAAGTATAAAGATTTTAAGATTATTGGTGCTTGGGCACCATCCCGCGGAGTCGTTGTTTATCCTTATAGATTCAACGATACCGTAGTATTCATAGGAGTAGACGGTGGTTATTACAAGATGATTGGTTATAATTTCTGTAATAGTCCAGAGGGTGAACGCATAACTGGTAGAGCACTCTGGGCTGGACGGACAGGAGCTATGAATCCCCAGAAAATGACCAGTGATAAGGTCGGTGAGATCTGGGAAAAAGCGGGTAGGTCCAGAAATAATAATATTTCCGCTGATAAATATAAATTAACAAAATCATTATCACCAGCAGGTTTTAAATGCCAAGAAAAATTTAACTTATACAAGCCTAACCCTGTTATAAGAGGCGGATGGTTACCACGCGGTGCTACAACCAGGTATGCTACCCAGATCACCGATGCGGGTAGTGGAAAAGTAATGGTCGTTTTCACGGCATACGACAGAGGTTATTGGAAAATGGTTGCTTATGACTTCTGTACACGTCTACCACAACGTATGGCAGGAAGAGCAAAGAAAGCAACCAGAAGTGAGATGATAAGATATAAGAATGGTACTTTCGATTCTATTGTGCCAGACATATGGAATTATGCTGAATACAAGAATATATCTAGCGATAATTATAACTTAATATTACAAAGAAAGTAATTATATAAAAAAAATACAATATCAATAAAAAACCTAATGATATTGTATAATCGATGAATTTGAATCATCTCAAAAAAATTAAGTTAACAAATACACACAAGGGAATTTTAGCAGGTTTAGGACTTTTAGTCCTTATTGTAGGCTTCGCTTATTTTTTCTATCCAGTCGTTGAAGGATTAGGGAAAATACCCCCACCCGTGGTATTAACAGAAGCCTGGCAACCTCAATCTAATGATGAATTAAGAAAGGCTGTTAATGAATATACTCATAGTCCTAAAACGAAAAAATTAGCAATTCAAAAATACGGAGTTCCACCAAATTGGGATACATCCAAGATTACTGATATGTCAAATTTATTTAAAGAAAAACATGCTTTTAATGAGTATATTGCTCCTTGGAACACCTCTAATGTTACAAATATGGGAGATATGTTTGCTCAAGCTACCAGTTTCAATCAGAATATCGGAAATTGGAATACTTCCAAGGTTACAAATATGGCAGGCATGTTTTCACGAGCTGTCAATTTCAATCAGGATATCGGAAATTGGAACACTTCCAATGTTGTAGATATGGACTTTATGTTTAATAAAGCCACTAAATTCAACCAAGATATTTCTAGATGGAATACAAAAAATGTTAAAGAAATGTCCTGGATGTTTCACGATGCCATTGCGTTCAATCAAAATATATTCAGTTGGAATTTATCATCATTAGATGGTTATGATGAAGCTATGTTTGAAGGTGCTAGTTCTATGAAAGCTAAATACAAAGTACCTGATAGTCCAAGCCGAGCATGGTTTGCGGTTAAGGCAAAAGCACTTAAAGAACAATGTCTTACAAACTTTACTTCATTCACAAATAAGTATAAAGATTTTAAAATTAAAGGTGTTTGGGCACCAGGCAGCGGAGTCGTTGTTTATCCTTATAATTTCAATGATACCGTAGTATTCATAGGACGAGACGGTGGTTATTACAAGATGATTGGTTATAATTTCTGTAATAGTCCAGAAGGTGAACGTATAACTGGTAGAGCAATCTCGGATGGTGGATTCGGAGCTATGAATCCCCAGAAAATGGCTAGTGATAAGGTCCGTGAGATCTGGGAAAAAGCGGGTAAGACCATACATATTAATATTTCCGCTGATAAATATGGATTAACAAAATCATTATCATCAGTAGGACCAGCAGTATTTAAATGCCGAGAACAATTTAATTTATACAAACCTGATCCTATTATATCCGGATCATGGATACCCGGCGGTGCAAAAACCAGGGACGTTACCCCTGTCATGGATGCTGGTAGTGGAAAAGTAATAGTCGTTTTCACAGCCTATGACCATCCTTATTGGAAAATGGTTGGTTATGACTTTTGTACAGCTAAGCCAGAACGTATTGATGGCAGAGCAAATACAGCAACAAGAAGTGACATCGATACGTATAGGAGTGGCGAATTAGGCTCTATTATGCCAAACATGTGGAATAACGCTCAACACAAGAATATAAATTCAACTAATTATAATTTAAGATTAGAAAGAAAGTAATTAAGTGTCAATATTTTTAAAAAAAATACAATGTCTAAAAAAAAAAACTTACGATATAGTATAATTAATGAATTTGAATCATCTCAAAAAAATCAAGTTAACGAATACACACAAGGGAATTTTAGGAGGTTTGGGACTTTTAGTTCTTATTGTCGGCTTCGCTTATTTTTTCTATCCACTCGTTGAAGGATTTGAGGGACGATGGCAACCAAGAAAAAATCAGGATTTAATAATAGCTGTTAGATTATGGAGCAAAAATAAAAATGATGCTATTAAGAGCTACGGACATATCTCGACTTGGAATACCAGTAAAATTACATATATGTCTGATTTATTTAGTGGTATGAGAGATTTTAATGAAGATATTAGTGGTTGGGATACTAGCAGTGTAATAACAATGGAATCTATGTTTTCCAATGCAGCAAAGTTTAATCAAGATATTTCTGGATGGGATACTAAAAATGTTACAAGTATGAAAAATATGTTTAGAAATACTAATGAATTTAATCAAAATATTGGATCATGGAAAACTAGCAATGTAAAAACCATGGCTGCTATGTTTGCCAGAGCATATAAATTCAATGGTAATATTGTATCATGGGATACTAGTAAAGTTGAAGATATTAATTCAATGTTTTTTCAAGCTAGAAGTTTCAATAGAAATATTAAAGGATGGAATGTAAGTAGCGTTGTTAGTAAATATGGTGTACCAGCATTTAAAAGTATGTTTTATGACGCGACATTAATGAAGAAGAATTATAATGCTCCTGACACTCCATCATCTGCATGGTTTACAGCTAAGGTATTTAGACCAAAAACTAACAAAGTATTCAAATCTGCTTTAAGAGATTGGAAAACAAATGAAAGTTTAGCACGTGATACGTATGGCGATATTTCACTTTGGGACACAAGTAATATTACAGATATGTCACTTGCCTTTTATAACAATACCAAATTCAACAATGATATTTCAGCATGGAATACCAGTAACGTTAAAAATATGAATGGTATGTTTAGTGGTGCTGAACAGTTTAATCAAGATATTTCAGGATGGAAAACTAACAATGTAACAGATATGAAAAGTATGTTTAACTACGCCCTCTCTTTCGAAGGTGATATTAGTAAATGGAATACTACCAATGTAACTAACATGGGTGGAATGTTCCTTGGTGCGTCTAAATTTAATAGCAATATTATTGGATGGGATGTGAGTAATGTTAAACAGATGGAATATATGTTTGCCTATGCTGAAACTTTTAATAGAAATATTAAGAGCTGGAATGTAAAAAGTGTAACTAAATTTGACAAAATGTTTTTAGGCGCGAGATTAATGAAAGAAAACTTCAATGCTCCTGACACTCCATCATCTGCATGGTTTTCTGGATTAGATACAGGAAATTCTTGTAATGATAATCTTAACAGATTTTTAAATGGTACTGGTAGTGAAGTGAGTGGTATTCATTTATCAGGTAATTGGTTAAGTGCTTTTACACCAAAATCAGGTTTAAGTAGCTTACTTTATAAACCAGAGGCAAAGTTGTTTAAATTAAAGGACGATCTTGTTGTATTTGTAGCGAAACACCGTAGAAAATTTAAAATGGTTGGATATAATTTCTGTAAGAGCATGAATGGTAAGGAAGCATTTATTGAAAATAGATTACTTGATTTTAGCAAAGCTCCATTTAATGATATAAATAGAGTCGAGGCAGCACGATGGGCTTGGAATAATGCCACTATGAAATCTAACAATTATGATAAACTATGGGCATATCAAGAATCTATACCTGGATATACTCCTCAGGGTAATTACTATGCAGTATCATTCGGTAATACGTACGGTTATAGATCGAAAACACAATGTAGAAAAAACTTTAATATGTTTAAAAAACCAATATTATTGGGTAGTGAAGTTGAACAACAGCGTAAGTTAGAATCAGCAACATTTAATTTTTTTTATAGACCTTATACACTTTCCAATGCAACGTCGGTAATTATATATTGTTTCTTTGATAATAGTAAAAATAGAAAAGTCAAAACTTATGAGTCAGATTGGACTAGGGATAGAAAGTGGTATATGGCAGCATATGATTTTTGTGAAATGCCTCCAAAACTTCTTGAAATTAGAACACGTGATATGTCATATGCTACATATTCCACACTAGACACACCAAAATCAAGTAAATACTGGACAGGTTTTGCTAGACTTAGGGCTTTATGGAATGAATCCTACGCTCTATCACCTGATAGTAATAAAGTAAAAATAGAGTTACAAAGAAGGTAATTATATAAGCAAAACATATTGAGAGAAAACTAATTGTATAAAATAATATAATTAGTTTTCGCCTTATAATATGGCTCTTATTAAAGAATACTTTAAACTTACGGATGAACTTCGTCGTGATTATGGAGAGAAAACCATTGTTTTAATGCAAGTGGGCGCATTTTACGAAGCCTATGGTCTAAAAAACCCTGACACTGGTGCTATTGAAGGATCTAATATTAAAGATTACACTGAAAAATGCGAATTAGCATTATCACAAAAGAATAACTGTGTTGGAAAGAAAAATGTTATGATGGCTGGATTTGGACTCATACAATTAGATAAGTATTTGAAAAAATTACAGGGATTTGGGTATACGGTAGCGGTTTATAGTCAAGATGAAAAGGCTGCTGGCACAACACGCAGTTTAACTGGAATTTTTTCTCCCGGAACGTTTTTCACAAGTGATAGTCATTCACTTACTAATAATACTATGTGTGTTTGGATGGAAAAAATAGGAAAATTTATTGCTATTGGTATTTCAAATATTGATATTTACACAGGACGTTCCTTTCTTTTTGAATATCAGCAAGAATTTACGTCCACACCAGAAGCTTACGATGAATTAGAAAAGTATATTTCGATCTATCAACCTAGTGAATTAATTGTTATTCATAATTTGACACCAACATTGGTTGAAAACATTCTTCATTATATCGACCTTCAAACACAAAGTAAGCATATTCTAGATATGAATAACAAGAGTAATCCTCATCTTACTAAAATCACCAACTGCGAAAAGCAGGTATTTCAGATTGAAATCATGAAGAAGTTTTTTGGTGATGATAATGATGTAAATGAAGATCATTCAATTCTTTTTCAATATCCCATTGGCACACAATCGTATTGTTATTTACTAGATTTCATTTTTCAACATAATCCCGATTTAACGCGGAAAATTCAAGTCCCAATCTTCGAAAATAGTTCAACACGCATGAATCTGGCGAATCATTCATTAAAACAGCTGAATATTATTGATAGTGGATTGTCAGGTAGCTCTGGTTCTGGTTCTTCTGTTCTTTCTATAATGAATCGATGTAAGACTCCAATGGGAAAACGTAAATTCGAATACACATTGCTTCATCCTCTTACTGAATCAACGGCATTAGAAAATGATTACAAATTTTGTGAACATCTATTGTCGAAAGGAAGTGACCACATAGACTATTTGCGCAGTATGCTTTCTGACGTAAAAGATTTCGAAAAACTGTCACGTAAAACCGCACTTAAACGCATCACACCAAGTGAATGTGTTCATATGTATAATTCATTGGATATTGTAGAAAAGGTTTACAATGAAATTAAGATGGATACTACAAGTTCCGATTACATTTTCAAACTCGTAAAGACAGAAGTTAAAGAATATGCTAATGAATTGCGAAAACTTGTAAAATCAGTTCTTGTTTTGGAACAAGCATTCACAATGAATACTTTGATTTTTGATAGTAATTTTATTCAGCCAGGCTTCGATAAAGATCATGATAAATTGGTCGAAACATGGTTTGATTCTTATGATATTTTGGTAGGTATTCAAAAATATTTTAACGAGTTGGTAGCGAAATTCGAAAAAGGAGGTAAAAAGAGCAAAACTGATTACGTGAAAATATATACCACTGAAAAAAGTGGCAGTCGTCTTGAATGTACGAAGCGACGCAGTACTATATTAAAGAATGAATTAAGCAAGTTACCAACAGATGATGGAAAGGTAGATGTGCCTTATTTTTCTAGATACTCCAATTCTAATAAAATCACGAAGTTGGATATCCGTACTATTACCTATGAATCGGCTTCCGCGTCTAATATCTCTATTATTTCGCCAGAAATTTTCAAAGTACTCAAACAGATTCACACATCCAAAAATATTATGATATCATCTCTTGATCATCTCTATCAAAAATTCATGAAATCTCTATTTGAAAAATTAGAGGATATCGAAGAAATTGTGAAATTCGTTGCGTTGGTTGATTTTTCCTATACGAAATCGCATATATCATTCAAATTTAATTTGTGTAAGCCTATTATCGAAGAACGTGATAGTTCTTTCGTAGATGTCAAAGGATTGAGACATATTCTTATTGAATCACTTTTAAAAAATGAGGTGTATGTTACGAACGATATTACTTTGGACCAATCACAACTAGGTGTACTGCTTTATGGAACTAACGCAGTTGGTAAGAGTAGTTTTATCAAAGCACTTGGTATTTCCGTTATTATGGCTCAGGCAGGATTTTACGTACCATGTTCAGAATTCACCTTTTTCCCATATAAAAATATTTTTACTCGCATTTTAGGAAATGATAATTTATTTAAGGGTCTTTCATCTTTCGCAGTGGAAATGATTGAACTCAAAACAATTTTGGCGATGGCCGATCATAATAGTCTCATCTTGGGCGATGAATTGTGTTCTGGTACAGAAAGTAATTCCGCTATTAGTATTTTTCTTGCGGGTGTTCAACATCTATATGAAAAGGAATGTTCATTTATTTTTGCCACACATTTCCATGAAATGGTAGATTATGAAGAAGTACGTGAAATGAAAAACCTTTCGTTGAAACATATGGCAGTAAGCTATGACAAATCCAGAGATAAGCTTGTTTATGATCGTAAGTTGCGAGATGGACCAGGACAAAGTATGTATGGATTGGAAGTTTGTAAATCTTTACATTTGCCCAGTGATTTCTTAGAGCACGCACATGCTATCCGTAATAAGTATAATGTACAGACAGGTAGTATTTTGGAATGGAAACAATCACGCTACAATTCCAAAAAACTCCGTGGTGTTTGTGAAGAATGTCATGAAGAATTCAGTACCGAAGTTCATCATATTGCCCATCAAAAAGATGCGCAAGAAAATGGCTATATTGGGTCCTTTCATAAAAATCACATTTCTAATTTAAAGGCGCTTTGTGAGAAGTGTCATTTGAAAGAGCATCATATGAAAGAGCATCAAGATGACAATTTACTAGTAACATAAAATCAATATAATATGAATTTGATAATCAATATAGATATATGATTATCAGATTTTCTAATAAAGAATTATATCTATGATTCTTCCATTTTTATTTTTATTTTCATTTTCTCTCTCAGCGAACCCAACATTTTTGATTCATGGAATTGGCGGTTCGCAAAAAGATTTACAAGATATTCAAAAATCCTTGGAGAATTATAATTATTCCGTTTTTTCTCTCTCAATTGAAAATAGTATTTTCGGATCAATGGATAAAATGTGTGAATCTGTTGCCACCCAAATTCACAATTACAATCCTCCTTTCAAAAATATAAATATAATCGGTATTTCACAGGGTGGGTTGTTAGCCCGATGTTTTGTAGAGAGATATTCAGGAGAGAAAGTGATGGTAGATTCGTTAATTACATACGGAACACCGCATATGGGTATTTTTTACAAGGCATCGCCATTCCCTATTTCATTTCTTGAATATTGGAAAGACCCATACCATTATAATAAATATTTACGAGAGAATAAGTTTTTGAGATTTTTAAACAACGATGTCGATCATGTCAACGCTTCTCTCTACAAGGCGCGGATGGAATCCCTTGCGAATTTCGTAATGTTTTGGTCAGGTATAGATAAAGTCATCCAACCTCGCGAAAGCGCAGCCTTTGAATTTTACAATATTTCTCTAGCGGAAGAGAGAAAAGAATTGGATATTATAAATTTTGAGAAATCTAGCCAAAATTTAGAAAATAAAATCGGATTGGGATTTTTAAAAAAAGCTGGAAAAATTCAAAATTTCCGTTTCGATTGTTCGCACGAAAAATTCAAACATCCAGAATGTTTCCGAGATTTTATTGTGAATGATTCAACAATTTTAAATTTAACATTGAAATTTTTGTTTTAATGGAATTAAAAAAAGTTTTTCAATACTCTTTTTATATAATCAGTAATATCTGAATAATTTAATCTATTATATTTCTCATTGATATAATCGATAACCTTTTCCTTTTCTTTCTTTAATATTTCGCGTTCAATATCTTTATCAATAACTAAATAATTTATATTACCGTGTAATTCCGATTTTAAAAAAAACGAGTATCCGCCATGGTATTCTAAAACAATGATATCATTGGTAATTTCTTCAATATTTTCTTCCATTTCATTGCTTGACTGTCCGTCAGTTTTGTAATTAAGTTCTACCATATCTATAAATTTGCTACCAATTTCAAGTGACGGCTTTTTTTTCGATTCTTTTGTTCCCAATTTAAGTCGTGTTCCCTTTTCATATTTTTTAACAGCAAAATACCCACCGTTTGTCATATGTAATGTATCATTTGTTTTTGGGTTTAAAACAATGGAATAATTATGAGGTGCTACATCAATAATTTTAAATCTTTTGTTTTTCCCGATATTTCTAATACATATATTTTTTGTTACTGGTCTAGAAAATGTTCTAAAACTTGGATCTGACTTTAATTGAAAAGCATTCTCATGTATTGTTTCTATATGTTCATCCGCACTATCATCACTCATTTTCTATTTTCTATATTATATATTAAATATTAAATATATTTATTTTATTCTGGAAAATTGGATATTTTCTTCTTTTGTATCCAATTTTCGTGATGCTTCATACCTCCATATCTGTTTTTCGCCATTTTTTACAAATACGCATTCGGCAGCATAAAAATAATCGTTTCCATCTTTTGAAATGCGCAATATTTCGTTAGTTTGTTTACTTGAAAACATTATATAAAAGAAATATAGATTAATTAAATAATGGAATCTAATCAAGACCGGACTATCAAATCTGTCGATATCTGTTGTGGATTAGCGTGGGGAGACGAAGGAAAAGGTAAAATAGTATCCCAATTAAGCAAAACGGGTGACTACGATTTTGTGTGTCGATGGGCTGGTGGCAATAATGCCGGTCATACGATTTACAAGGATGGAAAAAAATACAAGACACATTTGATTCCATCTGGCGTATTTTATGGTGTTAAATCAGTTATTGGTCCAAATTGTGTAGTGAATATTGATGCCTTTTACGATGAATTGAAATATTTGAAAAAAGAGGGCTTTGATACTTCACTGGTGAAGATTTCACCATTGGCTCATATCATTACGGGAAAACATATCGATGAGGACAAAAAGAAATATAATAAACAGTTAGGTACAACTGCGAAAGGCATTGCTCCTTGTTATCGTGATAAATATGGAAGAACTGGTGCGCGTGTTTGTGATATGCTCCCTATGTTCAAGGGACATGTGTGGGATGGGGAATTATGGGGAAGGGTGTTATGCGAGGGCGCCCAAGGATTCTGGCTCGATGTGGATTATGGAAATTATCCATACAATACGAGTTCACAGACTTTACCATACAGTGCTTGCTCCCTAGGTTTCCCTCCACAATTCATTAATAAAATTTTTGGGGCTGCCAAAGTATATGATACAAGGAGTGGTACAGACCCCGAATTTCCGGAGGAATTATTACTTGATGAAGAACTAATAGAAATAGGAATGAAGGGAAATGAGTGTGGTACGACAACTGGTCGCCGACGAAAAGTCCAATTTCTTGATTTGAATAGACTCATAAAGGCAATTCAAATTTCAGGTACAACTATTTTAATTCTCTCAAAAATGGATATTTTAGAGGATGTGAATATATTCAAAATTATAGAAGACACTGTAATTAAAAATTTCGATGATGTTGTAAATTTTAAAACATATATTCGCACAAAAATTAGAAATGAATGTCAGTTTATTCAGGATATTATTTTTTCTCATAGCAAAGAGGAGATTTAAAGTTAAAGTTATGGTCGATAGATTTTATGTAATCAAAGCAACAGGACAATAAACAAGTGGTCGTGGTAGTTGTTACACCTCCATCACTAGTTGAAGTTGTTGTCCACAAGCACTGAAAACAATGATAGCAGCAATCCATATATATATTTTTAATTAATATAATATAATAATTAAAAATAACACAAACAGTAACAGGTGTATCATTATAAAGTTAATAAAATGCCTTGTTTTCAACTGATTTATGTATTTTTTCAATGGCAAGAACATAGCATGCTGTACGCATAGAAATATTTTCATTTTTGATTAAATTCACAACCTTATTGTAGATTCGCTCGATTCTTTCACTAAGTTTTTTAAGTGTTTCTTCTTCACACCAATATTCACAGCGTTTATTTTGTAACCATTCGTAATAACTGACCACGACGCCACCACTATTTGCTAAAATATCTGGTATGACATCAATTCCTTTCTCTTGTAAAATATATTCGGCTTCCATGTCAACTGGACCATTAGCTGCTTCCACGACCACCTTACAATTCATTTTAGATGCCATATCACCACAAATAACTAATTCTTTTGCTGCTGGAATAACAATATCACATTCAATACTGAAAAAATCGTCGGCATCCACTTCCTCGCCAGACGGATATTCAGAAATGTTGCTATGTTTTTGGCAATGCTTCATCAATTGAAATACGTTGAATCCTTCGTTGCTTTTAATACATTTTGTGTGATCAGCTACGCCAACACAAATTAATCCAAGGCGATTTAATAAAACTGCTGTATTTGAACCCACATTTCCGTATCCCTGAATGATATAGCGTTTTCCGGCTAATTCTAAATTATTTTGCTTAGCCCACAATTTAACACATTCAACCACACCATAACCAGTTGCCTGTTCACGTCCAGCTGCGCCACCACATTCAATAGACTTTCCTGTGAAAACAGCATTATTGTGTGTTTGTGCTTTCTTTTGATAAGCATCCGTCATCCAATCCATAATTTGTGAATTAGAACCCATATCAGGAGCAGGAATATCTTGATTTTCACCGATATACTTAAACATATTTGATGCGTAACCCTTGCTAACGCGTTCTAATTCTTTTTCCGATAATGTGCGAGGATTGACTTTAATTCCTCCCTTTCCACCACCATACGGTAATTCTTGAAGAGCACATTTTAATGTCATCCAGAATGCTAACGATTTTATCTCATCTAAATAAATATCATCGCTGATGCGAATACCACCTTTATATGGACCCAGTACATTATTATATTGGACACGATAACCCTTCATGATACGAACAGTTCCATCGTCCATTCGAATAGGATAATGAATAATAATTTCGTTCTTAGGGAATTCTAAGTAATTGAAAATATTATAATAATCGTGATCATTACCGTCGATACTTAAACTAGCACGTCTCGTTGTGAATGCCTTCTTCGCAACCTCGTATTGTTTTAAAACCAATTCAAATAAATTACTCATTTATTATGTTATCTTACAACAAAAAAATTTATATCTTTTGTTGTAAATATTTAATTTACTTTCGGTAATTATAATTTAATAAATACATCTGGCGCTGTGGAGGCAATGAATTAAAATAATTAATAACAACACCTTTATGAATATGTCTACGTTCAAGCATCATAGTATCCAAATATATTTTATGAAGTGATGTCATACAAACCTTATACTGGTGTGGATAAGTATTGACATGAGCCTTCTTTTTGATAAAACAATCAACATAATTTATATATAATGTCTGCGTAAAATTGTGAACCTGTGTTTGATACTTTTTAAATTCTTCGGATTGTTCACGGAAATACTGTAAGTATTTCTTAACACTACCTGATTGACGTAATACAAGATACAAATATTGTAACTTTGGAATATTGCCCCTGAGTTTTTTTACTTCCTCATAAACTGGATTACGGATCTTAGAACGCCAACCTTGGTTCAAATCCTTCAAAACAACACCTACACAACCGAAATCGGTATTGCGGGATGCGTATTTTTCTCTCGCTTCATTAATTGAACCACATGAGTATTTCTCTGGAATAGGAATATTATGTTCATCCACAATTTTTCGTAGTTCCTTATCGGTATCTTTTTCTCCATGTGGAAAAATAGGTGTGATGTAATCATCACTATCTGCATCGCTCACTATATGAGCTTCTACTAGAACCGCACGAGGCGTTTCAACAGGAGAAACAATCCTATTCTCTGGATGTTGGAGCACAAATGTATAACACCATTTCTTCGGCAAAACGTTCAAATCTATATTACATTCAACAATAGCTTCATCAAACATGACACGAAATGTCTTACATGTTGCGTTTTGAATATAAAAACGAATATCAGCGCCTACATTACTGCGTGTAGCATATTGCCACGTGTTCTTATCCTTCTCCCAAAATACGTTAATCATAACACCATCGACAAACTCTTCATAATGGAGTTGTCCTGGTGGTGTAGTTTTTTTACATTCAATTTCAATCTCAGTAAGAGAAATTGACTTTGAAGGAGCTATACAAACTAATGTTTTAGATTTCGTATCTATAATCATGGAGCGCATGTAGCCTACCTGATAATACTGATGAGGAAGCACTGTCTTCTTATCATATTTAACAATTATATAATCATTATGTTTTTTTTTCATAAGTGATATATTATCAAATTCATCACGCTGTAAAATTTTTGTAATACGACAGACCTGTGGTTCTTCTGAATGGATGGATGTAGTCATTTATTAATGTATAAATATTTATTTTTGTATGTAAATATCTTTAATATAATTATCTATTATACATATAGGGAAGTATGACAGACGAAACATTACAACTTAAATTAGGGGATATTATTCAAATCGAATCTCCATCGAATGAAATATACCATGAAAAGGTTTATTTAATTACATATGTTGATGATAAACAGATAGAAATTCAAGATATTACTTTATTGAAAAAAACGACGTTGGTTATTAACGAGGATGGCGAATTAACCGATCAAGCAATTGACGCTATTTCACTCCTTAGTCGTGACGAAGAGAGTGGATATGCTCGCCAAAATGGATTATTACCAAAAACCTGGATTACGATAACAATGGGTGGTGATTTACCAGCCATTTTCACTGGTGAAATTACGAATTTAGAAGAAGATATGATAGAGGTCCAGACTTATCCAGAAAAAGAAACTATTTACATTGATTTTGGATACAAAGGGATTCCAAAAGACCTTCCTATCAAATCCATTGAAATCCGTGATCCGCCCGCGATTGATATAGTGGCATTGCCTGGCGAGACGGCACCTGAACCAGAAGAATCATCCAGAGTTGCCACATCTGTACCAGAAGTCACTCAACAGATTCGACAGTTTATAGTGGCTGCCGATGATATTATTTTTGGAGATGATTTGGGACAAATTACACAATTGGTTGCCGTAGATGATGCTCATGAACGATATGGTATACAAGCTCAGACTAATGATCTATTGGATGAATTATTGGCTACCATACCTAACTCGGAACGCACTACCAAAGTTCTTAATCAAATTCATTTAATCATTGAACGATTCAAGGAATTGCGATCGCGATTCTCTGACCTTGATATGAATGGTAATCCTATAATGCCAAAGGTAAAGGGTTCTGACTATAAACCACTTGTCAAGGCATTATATAATTTAAATACCTCATTGGCTTGGATTTTACCAGTTGTTAAAAATAAGAAAAAAGTGTATGATGTCGATGAAGAGGAAGCCGATTTTGTGGATGATATTATTACATTTGAAAACGAAGATATTAGTGAGTTAATTGATCTTGAACAATTTTATAATAATACAATTCCTGACAGTGAGAACAAATATGATTATCTATTGAAGATCATTGATTCACAAGGAAATCCATATTTGGCACCCGATACAGATGATGTTAATTTTTTAACTGAAAAGCATGTTATGTCTAACTTAAATGTGCTTGTCGATAATTTGGAGGATTTCAGATCATCCGTTGTAGCCAAAGATAACTTGTCTGTAAAAAGATATTTCATGACTAAGTATAATTTGGGATTTGATAAGCTTACTACTATTGTTGAATCGGGTTCCAAACCTTACAATAAACGTGTTATTGCTACAAAAGGCAATGAAGTTTATCTAAAATCGATGGTATTCTTACCCGAGGAGATAGTTCGTCATAGTCGTGTTGGCCTCCCAGGCACATCCATTCTTCTCTCATCAGCATTAAATAGTAACAAATACTATTACTATAAACGCTTCGGTAAACGCACTGAGTTGAACACAGAAGTGATTGAGAGTTTTGATGCACCAAAGGAGAGGGAACATAAGTTTTTGGAGGGTGCGACCGAGATGGTATTAGATGATGCTCTAATGGAAACTGGAAGCGACGTATATGAAAGATATTTACAAAACGTTATTCCACGTACTAAAACACTTTTCAATATGGTGAAAAAATATATTTCTGAAAAGCTTACATTACAGCAAGTTATTTCCGAATTAGAGCCTTTTCTTGTTTATAGTGACGATTTGACATATCAGCAATATCGCGAAATGACCAAATTTATTAATGATAAGATCAATGCTTATAAGAAAGAATATATCGCACGCAATCGTGAATTTAGTAATCTTAAAAAGGGGAAGAAATTCGCAGATAAGACTATATATTCACTCTTTGAAGTCTTAAATGAACAGCAAAAAGAGGTTCTCGAAAAGGGTTATAATTTGCGTTTCCGTTCACAAACATCCAGTGAAAATTATGCCCGTATCATTGAAATAGATGGTGGTCGCTTATTTACAACTGCTTTGGCTTTTGAGAACCTCCTTTTGATGACACCTGTTGATATTAACGAAATTTTTGAACGTGAGCGATTAGAGTTGGCTACAAGTGAAATAGCAGCTAGTCGCGATGTAGGAGAACCACAGTCACCAAATAAATGTGCTGATATTGTTCTAGCCAAAAAATATTTGGAATTAGATGAACTTTTAGATGATAATGGAAAAACTGTATACTTTGATAAAAACCTGGATCACACACATTATGATATTATCGAGGAATACGAGTCCGAACGTTCTAGTATGGAGCCAGAGGGTTTCTTTGATTTTTTGAAAGAGAAATTAATGGGAAATATTGGACTAAGTGAAGCCACTGCTGAAAAGGATGCGAAAGCAATGATCGATGGAAGTCGCGCCGTTGAAGATGGCGAATATGCCTCACTTGAAATCGATGGAGGAGAGAAAACGTATTATTATAAACGTGTAGGAAATGTTTGGGAACGCGATGAGAGCATACCAGATGTGGCTATGGGCAACAAGGAATTATGTAATATTCAGAAAGATTGTGTCCGTATGGAAAAAGAATGCGCTACCGAAACATTAGGCGAGAAAGAAACACAGCAACAGGCTCTTGAAGGAATGATCAAAGAATTTAATGTACAATACGAAGTTTCGAAGGATGAGATGGAACGAATTATTAGAAACCGTTTTGAGTATTTCAAATATCGCTTACGTATTTTGAAAAAATTGGAAATGGATATGAGGTATAAATACAATGACGTTCACATGCGTTTGGGTATGGATGCAAATGAATCTGAATCTGTTATAGTATCGCCATACACAGAATTGCGTGATACTATTTTAGGCCAGTATGATATTGTTAAAAAGAACAATGATATTGTTAGGTTCGAACGAATGTTTTTGCGTACACCAACCGAAAGTGAGGACCAATATTGGCTTTATTGTAAGGAAACGAATATGAAATTACTTCCTGCATTTTTAAATACATTAGCTTCTACTTTTATAACTAACCAATACAATTATGTTCGTGTGCTAGATGAAATATGTGCCAAGCAAGGAAAACTAAGTGATGATGGAGATGCTTGGGTTGATGAACATAGTGGTTATGTTATCAAGAAAGTATCTTTCGATACAGATGAAGGCTATGAAGCCTCTGGATATAAAGTCGTGTCACGCACCGAGCTTTTGGAAGATTTACAAAGCACACGAAGTGCTGAACTTGCTGAAAAGTTCAGCGATCCTCGTGCTGAAACAATTAGTAATGTTCTCTCTGCTATGGGAGGTTATATGGGTATAAGTGTTCAGGCTATGGAAGAATTTGTTATCCGTAATACACTTCTTATCAGCAATAAGATTTTACCTTCGGAAAAGGAATATAATAAGAAGCGAGATGCTTTGGTTAAAAAGGGTAAGAAATTACCATCTTATGATGAAGCATTTACACAAACTATGATGTTTGTGGCATTATCATATTTAGTTGTGGGTATTCAAATAGCTATTCCTTCTGTTAAAACCAAGAAACAATTTCCAGGTTGTAAAAAGTCATTTGATGGATTTCCATTAAACGGTGATGATGATTCTGGTATGTTATATGTGGCCTGTGTGGCAAATAAAATTAAGAGTAAGGTGGCTCCCTGGAATATGCTAATGAAGCTGAGTGCCCCGAGTATCGTCAAACGAATGTCTGATATAGTTAGAAAATATGTTATCCCTGATACGCTTATGCAGACTAAGATGCGAGAGAAACGCGAATATCTTTTAGAAGTAAAAGGCGACGATATTCCAGTTGATTTGGATTTAGCCAGATGGAAGACATTTTTACCACCTCTTGTGCCAATAAAGACAGGTGATATCGAACCAGTTAGTGATCAGTTTAAGGATGCTCTAATTAGCAATATGCGAAGTGGTAAGAGTTCACAACAGGCAGAACTTTTGTCATTACGTTCAAAAATGATACATTATTCAATGAAATTGTTCGAGGACATACAGAAAGAAGTGAGTAAGGAAGTTCCATTATTACGAAATATGGCAGAAGAACCTTTCCTCGAAAATTCTTGTTGTATTGATGGTGACCGTCGCACCACAATAGAGTATTTCATGGATAAAGTGCCTGCGGTGCGCAAATATAATGCTATTGTTAGCGCTCTTAATGGTATAAACTGGGATATTTACACAATTTCTTTGGCCCCACGTATGTATTCACCATTAGATACGCGACGTGTATTCCCTCCACTCTCTTCACAATTCAGTGAAACCACTATTTACCGCGCGATAATACACTACTGTCAGTTTGGTAAAAGTATTCCAATACCAGAAAGTCTTACTGTTGTATGTGTATCCAAACCAGAAGATTTCACTCTGCACGACTCATTAAAAACTCAGATTAAAAAGTTGAAGGCGGATGGGAAAAATTTTGACTTAGAAGATTTACAAAGACTTTTGGCAATTGTAGATAGAGAGAATGAGGTTTATGTTCCATTACATGCGGATAGAAAAACAACAATTGATGAATTACGAGACTTTTTAAATGATGATGAAGTCAGTTCGGGTATTCCACAAGGATTAAAGGATGTGTTTGGTCCATTAATAGATACATTTGATGTTAGTGTTGAAGAAGATACGAATGAAATGAAGGCATTTACAGATTATATTTTTGAGCAAAATACAACAATCAAAACTGATCTAATCAGCTTTTTACAACGTAATAGTAAACATGGTCGCCGCAGCAAATTTGATGATTTAGTGAATTATTTCCGTGATACAAGTTGGAATGACACAGCCCACAGTATCGAATTTTTAAAGAATAATGTTTATGAATTAACACAAGTTTTCCCAAATATGGTCGTGAATGATGTAGAATACAACACTCCAATAAGTGACATTAAGCTTCCAAGACATTGGGTTAAGGCACTTTCAGCCCGTCACATTAGTGATATCAAAACAATTATTTACAATTACTATCATACATTAGCACAATTTAGCGGAAACGAATCATTAGTTCCAATTTTTTCCAAGATAACAAAAGCGACTGATCAATGGCGTGCCCTTATCGATAGATTGCCTTTCTATGAACCAATTTCAACGAAACATGCTGTTATTACACCAACAATGATACAAATGTTAATGGAATATATTATATTGAATTGTTTTATGATTTATATTAATGAAGCCCGTTCAGTTGACCCTCTTGGAGAGGTCGAAGAGAGTGGTGAGGAGGAGTTAGTTCTTACAACGACTGAGGAAGTCCTTAATGAGGAATTAGGAAATATTTCTGAAATGGATATTATTAGCGGTGAGATGTTAAAACGCAGTGAATTGATGACATCATTTATTTTGGAAGTGGTGGGTATTTTCAGCAAAACCAAACGTCAGATGAATTACTCATACGAAGATATTATTCATCGGGTTAATGTTTCTAAGGAGAAAGAGAAGGATCAATTCACAAGACGACTCAAAGATTTAAGTGATGAAGAGCGCGAAATTGAGAATATTATGAAGGGTCATAAGATGGAGACGTGGTCGAAAGGTTTATCAAAGGGTGTTACTCAGTATGTGAGGGACACTTATGACGATGAACGTGAAGCTATGGAGCGGACTATGGCTTTGGAACAGAAAGTAGGACAGAAAGATTTTGTCAGCGATATGAATCGCGATATTTATATGCTTGAAGCGATGGATGAAGAAGCACGTGCCGACGCCATAGACGCTGAGGAATTTCACATTGACTATATGGGTGAAGATGCTGATTTTGAAGAAATGGGTATGGATGGCGACGAGAGATTTTAATAATAAATAATAAATAAACTGAATATTACATATTTTTGGCAAAAAATATGTACGCATACAAGGTACGGGTCGCGCGAAAAATCATCGCGCATACAAGGTACGGGTCGCGCGAAAAATCATCGCGCATACAAGGTACGGGTCGCGCGAAAAATCATCGCGCATACAAGGTACGGGTCGCGCGAAAAATCATCGCGCATACAAGGTACGGGTCGCGCGAAAAATCATCGCGCATACATAAGGCCACAGTTACCACTCTCGAATTTCACCATATTATACCGCTCTTCATAAACATATAGGTCAAAGGCGTATTCATAAATTTGCCAGTTTCCTTTGTTAACACCGACCACTTCTCCTGTGACTGGGTCACATATCTGGTAGAACTTGGCATTTTCATCGCGTGTAGGCATAATCGTAGTGAATTCGAACTCAATATTTCTGAATTTACTTAAATTAATTGCTCCACTTGGTTGAAAATCAAATGGATCCGTATGTAAACAAAAATTGTAACAATATAATCCATCAGGAGCATTACCAGATGTTCGAACATATTTTTCAATGTAATTATAGACGCCTGATTCAAGCATATTTTCACGATATTTACCATCAAGTAAAATAGCCATATCAAGCATAATATTTTTCTTACACGAAGCGTTGTAATCACCAGTTATACAACCATTAAACAAATAGCAATTTTCGGGTTCTGAATCAAAACAGCAATTAGTCAATGATTTCACAGGAAAATATGAAAGTCTGCCCGGTGAATCTCCGTAACACCAATTTGTATAGTTGCTCCATTGATTTCGCAAGTTAGCATCACTTCTTCGGAAAAAATATGTCCATGATGAAACCATTCCTAATGATTCCAACTTTATTTTTGACGATTCTGATACATTATGGTAAATATATTCATACATTTGCTTTATCAAATAATGCTGAGGTTTTGAAGCAAACTGTCGACGCTCTTCCTCGGATAAAAATCCGAAAGTACTCATGATATGAATATCAGCATTCCATTCTGTGCGCTTATCATCATACGTAAGAGTAGTAACATCATTATCCTCCGACAATATATTATTGTTTGGAGGTGTTTGTAAAAAACGATATATTTGTTGCTCTTCCTGATTAAAGTTAGGCTGGACGTGTGGATAATTATTGGTAGAATCCAAAACATCACGGATGGTGAAAAGTTCGCGTACAGGGCGTAATGTAACGTTTATTTCAAGTTCATTATATTGAAGCGAAACCAGAGGGAATGCCATCTTACTAGACAAGGTAAACCATATATTTATAGGAATATAGAGCAACCGTCCACAAATAGATGGTTGAGAGCCTCCTTCGGTGTTTGACCAAACAGCATTTGGGTAGTTACCGTTCCCACAATTTTGTCCACAACAGGCAAATTGGTTATTACCCCAGTTGGCAGGATCGTTAAACTCGGCTGTATTACCAGTCATTCTATCGTATAAATCTTTTTTTGTATTCGAAAAATCGCGTTGCACAAGTGCTGTCAAATATTCGCCTGTAAAACGTTGCAGGGTTTCACCGCCACATGTTACAGTAATTTCATCAATCATTTGAGTACCTAAATTGTCAATCCATTTAAATTCATACGGTACATAAATCTGTTGTTCTTCATTATAATAAAGAGGACTCCAAATGTAAGGGAGTTGAACAACTAAATAAGTGTCCATAAGAAGATCAGCATATCGTTTTACTTTAAATGTAAATTGTGTTTTATCTGTTAAATTGAGACTTCGCGACCCCTCATAGTCTAAACGAAACTTTTGGAGGCCAAAATTACTGTATTTAGCATAAACAAATTTGAAGAATGTTTTTTTTGGATTTCCTGTTAAAAATACATTTTGATTTCCTACCGCAACTAAATTTAATAATCCTCCAGCCATATTTGGATACTTATATATATATTATTATATTTATATAGTATAATATAAATGGATAATAAAACCATTGTGCGAACAATAATATTCTCGGTAATTATTTTGAATCTTGTAGGATTATTCGCATATATATATCGTAAATCAAATTATTTATCACGTCATTGTGATGATATAAATGCTATTTACACTGATATTGGCAAGGTAGCATCATTTAATGTTAACGCTCCTGAGAATGAAGGTATGAAATTACGTGATTTCTACATTAAGACTGCTTACAATTGTTGTGCCACAGGTGGATTCAAAAATACCTATGTCAGCACATGTGCTCTTAAACAGATAATTCGCCAGGGAGTCAGATGTCTTGATATGGAAATATACTCTATAAATGGCGATCCTGTTGTAGCAGTTTCTTCTCTCAATGATTATAATTTCAAACAGTCATTTAATTCTATTCCATTGTTGGAAGTCATGAAAGTTATTAATAATTATGCTTTTTCTGGTGGAACTTGTCCAAACCCCAATGACCCTTTAATTATCCATATTCGTTTGAAGACTGACCGTACTGAAACAATTGCGGCAATCAGTGATGCTATTTTAAAGACAGTCCACAATAGACTATTGGGGAAGGAATACAGTTATGAGTATCAAGGTAACAATTTAGGTGCGGTTGAAATGAAGGATCTTATGGGTAAGGTTATTATTGCTGTTGACAAGAACAATAAGAAATTTCTCTCTACTTCGTTAGATGAATATGTGAATATCTGTTCAAATTCGATGTTTATGCGCGCACTTCGCAGCCATGCGGTTAAATACGCTCCTGATATGAATGAACTTATTGAATACAATAAAAAGAATATGACATTAACAATGCCTGATTTGAGTACAAGTGATAAAAATTCGCCAGCATCATTACATATGAAGTATGGTTGTCAGATGATTGGTATGAATTATCAAAATTACGATAGTAATTTAGAATTTAATGAAACAATGTTTGCCGAAAATAAATCGGCCTTTGTGTTACGACCAGAACATTTACGTTTCGTTCCAGTTACAATTGCTAAACCACCCACCCAAGATCCAAAATTATCTTATGCTACACGTACAGTTAAATCTGATTACTATAATTTTAATATATAAAATAGAATAGGTTACAATTTTTATCTATTCTATTTATAAATGGACAAAGAATCTTTTAGGGAAAAAGAATTGGAAATATTGCGTGCTGCCGTAGATAAAGCAGAACGTATTAGTGGTAAACAAATGACAAGTTCAGAAGATATCAAGAGAATGATTGAGATTGTAGAGGATTTTTTAAGAAAAAAGAAACTTATATGCTATGGTGGGACGGCGATAAACAATATACTTCCGGATCAAGATAAATTCTACGACAAAGACGTGGAAATTCCTGATTATGATTTTTTTTCTAATAATGCGATGGAAGACGCAATTGAACTGGCTGATATCTATTCTAAGGAAGGATTCGATGAAGTCGAAGCCAAAAGTGGTGTGCACAAGGGAACTTATAAGGTGTTTGTTAATTTCACACCCGTTGCTGATATTACTCAATTAGATAAGGAAATTTTCGATAACTTATATCGTGATAGTATCAATGTGATTGGGATTCGATATGCTTCACCCAATTTCTTGCGTATGGCCATGTATTTAGAATTATCGCGACCTATGGGTGATGTGAGTCGCTGGGAGAAAGTTTTAAAACGTTTAACTTTATTAAACAAACACTATCCGTTAAAGGGTTATAATTGCGATAATGTAGAATTTCAACGCACTACAAAAGGGGATAAGGACGATAATTCAGGCTTATCAAATGTTGCGCGCACCACACTCATTAATATGGGGGTGGTATTTTTCGGCGGTTTCGCTTTGTCAGAATATTCAAAATATATGCCTAAAAATATACGCTCAAAATTTAGTAATATTCCTGACTTTGATGTTCTCTCTGAAAACCCTCAACAAACGGCTGATATATTGAAAGACCAACTCCAAGAAGGGGGATATACTCATGTAAAGGTAGTTAGACATGAAAATATAGGTGAACTCGTTGCTCCACACTATGATGTTCGTGTTGGAGATGAAACTATTTGTTTTATTTACGAGCCATTAGCTTGTCACAGTTATAATGTCATTCACATAAAAGGAATGACAGTAAAAATTGCTACAATCGACACCATGTTGAGTTTTTATTTGGCATTTTTATACACTGATAGACCTTACTACAATGATGATCGTATTCTTTGTATGTGTGAATTTCTGTTTCAGGTTCAACAGAAGAACCGACTTCAACAAAAGGGAATCTTACGGCGTTTTAGTGTTAAATGCTATGGTGATCAAGCTACTCTCGGAAGTATTCGTGAGACAAAAGCTAAAAAATATCAAGAACTTAAAGATAAACGTGGTTCGTGTGAATGGAATGAATGGTTTTTGCGTTATACCCCAAATGAACGGTCGAGTACAAAACCAAAATCGGGAAAAAAAAAGAAAACTAAAAAGGGCAAGGGTAAGGGTAAGGGCAAGGGAAAGGGCAAAACACAGAAACAAAGAGGTATATTAACAACCTTAAAATTCTTCTAATGAATATAGAATATAATTTATATATTATTATAAGACAAGTATGTTGCGACCATCTTGGGATGAATATTTTAAAGAAATAGTACAGGTGACATCAAAGCGTTCTTCTTGTGAGCGTCTTCAAGTAGGATGTCTTCTGGTTAAAAACAAGCGAATTATAGCACAGGGATATA